ACTCTCGGGTAACAACCGAGCACGTTCTCCGTTTACGCCACAGCGGATCGTATTGCAGGCCTAGGATTCGAACCCAGACTTCACGGCTTCAGAGGCCGGCGGGCTGCCAGTTACACCAGCCTGCATTAGGAATGCGGGACTCGGGTTCGAACCGAGCCGATGAGCTTCAAAGGCTCACGTGCTGCCAGCTACACCATCCCGCAGAGGAAGGAAGAGGAACTCTAGCACACTCTCGTGACAGACGTGGCCGGGCGACTAACCTGCTGCCGCCCGGCCACTGACCGGAGAACCATGACCTAACCTACTCACCCTCGCCAACTGACCAACGTCGGCAAGCTTGGAGAGCCAGGAGGCGCGCAGGTCAAGCGCATCAACTCCTGGCTCGTTAGAAGCCCTTTCGGGGAGAGGCGAGATTCCACTCGCAACATCACGATCCAGCGTGGGCAGCCTTTCGGCATTAGGAAACCACCTGAATCGCTCCGAGCCCATCGACGGTCTGCCAGGACCAACGCATCGCTGACTCGGAGTGGCTGCTCCTGTCCACCGCTACGACTCCCAGGCTGATGACCCTGTCGTGCAGCTTTTCCCAACGCTTCGATGACACCTTAGCCCCATGCTGCTAGGGCTTGTTCGGTCACTCTCTGCCGCACTGGCCGGTGCGGCGTTGAAGGAACTGTAGCACACATCACGGGGTACGTGTCAAGAAGAAATCTCCGGCCTGCTCTTCTCGGCCAACGTGGGAGCCGAGTCGACCTCTGCTTCCCCACGAAGAAACGCCGTTGCGCCGTAACTCTCGACGCCGTTGTCCCAGCGCACGTAGCACCATCCCTCGTCCGGCTGAAGGTTTCCGGTGTACGGCAGCACAACGCCGCCCCATCCGGTGCTCAGGCTGCGAACGCGCGTCCCAGGCTTCACGACGACTCCTGTGTCTGGCCCAACGTGTCGATCGGGCGTGCCTCGGCGCGGCGGTCTGCCTGCACCACTTCGATCATCGCCCGGCAGACCTCGCCGGCCTCCACGATGAGGTCGAGCGCCGTGTACCACAGCGCGCCGTCGAGTTTCTCCATCGCCTGTTCGAGCCGCCACCGAATGTCCGCGATGCTCGCGGTCCTCAATCGGACGGACGCGGCCGTCGCACTGAACGCACGACCACCACTCGGGATCGCCGCGCCACATGAACAGGCCGCGCAACGCGTTCTCGCACAGACGCCTACTTTGTTCTGAATCTGTCATACCGCAAGCATGGCAGATTTAGACGTTGTCGACAAGGCGGCGGCCTGGTACGCTTCCTCCATGACCAACGTACGCGCGGCGGACGCTCTGATGGCGAAGATCTTCGGCGAGGACGCTTGGCGCGTCGGTGGCAGCGTACGCGACGAAGTGCTGGGCCGGACGCCCAAAGACGGCGACTACGTCGTTCGCTCCCACACGCTCATCGAGATCAAGAACAAGCTGCGCCACGGACTGAACCCTGTCGGGCGTGTCGGCCACGATTTGGCGATCACCAAGCTCGAACTCCGCACCGGCCAGCACGCCGGGTGGCGGGTCGGCGCGCCGTGGAATATCGAGATCATGATGCCGCGCGGCGAGCAGAAGGTCGCGAGCGACGAGGGCAACGAGCGGCACAAGTTCATCATCACGCTCGACCCCGACATGCCTCTGGAGGTCGACGCCCTGCGGCGCGACTTCACCATGAACGCCCTGTATCGGAACGTCGTCACCGGAGAGATTCACGACCCTCTGGGCGGTGTCGCAGCGATCGAGGACCGCGAGATCACGACGACCCATCCGTCGTCGTTCCGCGACGACCCTCTGCGTACACTGCGCGCTCTGCGCTTCGTGTCGCAGCTTGGCTTCGATCTCGACGATGACACGTACGGGCAGATGTTCGTGCACGCCAAGGCCGTCAATGGCGGGCTCACCGACAAGGGCGTCTCTGGGACCGCGTTCGATGAACTCTGCAAGATCCTTATGGGCCGGCATGTCGCGAAGGCGCTGCGGCTGGCGAGGGACTCGCGAGTTCTGGAGTCGCTGCTGCCGGAGCTTGCCCCCATGCTGGGTCACGATCCGCAGAACTCACACCACGCGTTCTCAACCGACGAGCACACGTTCGTCGCGCTCGACGCGGCGGCCGGTTTTGGGCTGCCTCTGCGTGTACGGCTCGCGCTGCTCTTCCACGACGCCGGTAAGCCGCTCGTCGAATGGGTCGGAAAGGACGGTATGAAGCACTACTTCGAGTCCAAGGATCAGCCAGGATCGATCGATCACCAGGAAGCGTCGGCGGGGTTGTGGCTTGCCGTCGCGGAGCGCCTGAACGTACCGCGTTCACTGCGGCGCGATGTCGAGACGCTGATCCGCCGCCACATGGTGCCGCTGACGCTGCGCCTGAAGCCGGCGAAGGTGCGCAAGTGGCGATGCGAGCTTGGCGACGACCTGCTCGCAGATCTGCTGCGGCACCGGCTCTGCGACGTCATGGCCAAGGGCGTCATCGACTACGAGGCCATGCGTGCCGTCAACCGCATGGAGGGGATTCGCGAGGACGCCGTCCGCGATGGGGTGCCTGTGACGGTGCGCGACCTCCCCGTCTCGGGCGGTGACATCGCAGCCATGGGGGTCAGCGGTCCTCGGATCGGTGAGATTCAGCGGCAGCTTCTTCACGAGGCGGTGTCACAGCCATCGAACAACACACGTGAGCGGCTGTATATGCGCGCACTGAAGCTGGCGGCTTGACGCCGGCCGGCGGCTTCGGTAGTGTTCCCGACATGGCCACCAAGCAGATCCTTATCGCCGCCCGCGCGCTGCTCGTGGCGCGCGGACGACATGCCAAGCGTACGTACTTCGACCACAAGACCGGCTGTTTTTGCTCAACCGGAGCAATTGGGCGCGCCGCCGGGCTCGACTTCTCTGAGTTGTTTTCGGACATGATCCTTAGGCGCGGCGCAGACGCCCTGACCGCGTTGTGGTCCGCGCTGCCGGACGAGTACAAGCGGAAGAACGATACTCCGTCCGATTGGTTCAGGTGGGAGGACATCATCTACTTCAACGATCACAACGACTTCGACGTCGTCATCACGGCATTCGACCGCGCCATCGAGAGCTTCTAAGCCTTCGACATCATCGTCTATACGAAAGGTTATCCACTGCCTGCTACGTATACCGGCCTTGTCTACGGACAACGGCCCATCAACTTCGGTGTCTGGCCGCTGCCCTGGACAGAGTACATGCACTACCTGTACCTGCCGGTCGTGATGCCTGGGCATCGCGGCGTGCGCCTGCCTGATCGGTTGCAGTTTCTGCGCCCGATTGTCGACCTGGTGTGCGCGCAGGAAGACATCGCTGTTGGGCAGCCTGACTGCCATGTCTACGTGACCGCGAGGCGGGGCTGGGCGTCTCCCGACAATCCGCTCAACCGACCCGGTTGGCACTCAGACGGCTTCGGAACCAACGACGTCAACTACATCTGGACCGATTGCTTTCCGACACGCTTCGCGATCCAAGAGTTCGTCGGCATCAGCGACAACCACGTCGACTCTCTGCGCCAGTTCGAGGAGCAGATCGACGAGGACTCGATCGTCGTATACCCAGATTGCTCGTTGCTGCGTCTCGATCCCGAGGTCATCCACGCCACGCCGGTGGTTCCGCCGCCAGGAGGCGAGCGCAGCTTCTTCAAGATCAGCGTCTCATCAGAGCGCTACAACTTGGCCGGCAACAGCCATAACTACCTCTTCGACTACGAGTGGCGGATGTGGTCGCGATCTGAGATTCGCAATGACCCCAACTACGCTGACGGCTACGCCGGCCCGCAGTCATGATCGACGCAGACTTTGAGGGCGAGCGACTTCTCATCGATCTTCTCGAACGCTACGAGTCCGACGCCGACCGTCAGTTGCTGGAAGAGGACTACGAGAGCGTCATCATGGCGTGCGCATTCGAGGCCGCCAGTCTCGTCGAGAGCGTCTACAGCGAACTAGCAAAGCTTCCCACATGAGCGACGACCTAAGGAAGTTCGTCGAGGTCATGGGAGGCGTCCGTTGTATCTGCGGGCACCTACGGAGGCGGCACCGCAGGCCCGACCCGAACTTCAAGATCGGCGCACTGGTCGAGAAGTGCGGCGAGTGTTGGGACTGCGAATGCAAGGGCGAGGTAGGACTTCCCGACGGAGGCGAGGTATGACGGCCTGGGAGTTCTGGACCTGCGATTGGTGCAACCAGGATCACCATAGCCGTGAGCCACTCTACGAGGATCTAGCAGACGATGAGGGCTGGATTCAAGTTGATAAACACGTGATGAAGGACAACGGCAGCGGAGCGCTCTGGTCTTCTCATGTTGATGAGCACTTTTGCGGAGAATGTCTCACCGATCCGGAACTGCTCGAATATATCTACCGCGAGCAATTTAGGCCTGTCTATGGACGGGACGAAGATCGCCTCAACGCGGCGAGGGCGGCGCTGTGAGTGTCGGCGACAACCTCGCCCGCTGGAAGGCGTTGCCGACCGGCGCGACGTGGCGCGTCTTCAGTGAGCGCTGGGGAACTGTGGACTCGGTCCATGTAGACCATCGCGACGCTCAGAGGCGCGCCGACGAACTCAATCAAGAGGAGGCGCTGAAGCAAGCTCACGGGGAACTGTGATAGGCTTCCGCGCTCAATCCACAACAAAGGAGGTCATCCACCGGCCTAGGCCGGACCGCTGAGGAAGCGTAAGGGTCCGGAGAGTAGGCCGAGGGAGATGTTATGCGGAGTACGATCTTGGGGCTCTTGGCCGCCCTCTCACTGGGAGGCCACTCGGCCTCTGCTCAGGACAACAAGTCCTGCCACACCAAGTCTTGTAGGCTGCGTGTGGAGATGAAGTTCTATAAGAAGCACCCGATGCCGTGGTGCACGTGGGGACCTGAAAGTCCCGGACATCCTGAGTGGTCGCCGGCCAGGTACAGGGTTTGGAACACTGGAAGCTCGTCACCTGATAGAGCGAGCGGTAAGTTCCAGATCACAGGGCCAACGTGGCGCGCCTACGGAGGTCAGCGTATCTCAGGTCGCCGACACGCGGCGGAAGCTGCTCCGGTCTATCAGGAGCGAATCGCGCGCCGCATCGCACGAGCGCGACCATCGCTCACAGACTGGGTAAATTGCTAGAACGACGAAAGGCCGCCCGAGGGCGGCCTTCGTTGTACGGAGAGACGGAGATTCGAACTCCGGTAGGTTTTACCCTTACGCGCTTTCCAGGCGCGCCCATTAGACCACTCTGGCACCTCTCCTCGGAAGTCTCGGAGCGGAATCGAACCGCTGTGTGCGGGGTTGCAGCCCGCCGCCTAGCCACTCGGCCACCGAGACGTGAGCGGAGAGACAGGGATTCGAACCCTGGAGGCTTGACACCTACTCGGCTAGCAACCGAGCGCATTCAACCGGACTCTGCCACCTCTCCTGGAGCGGAAGCAGAGGGATTCGAACCCCCGACGGTTTTACCCGCAGCCGCTTTCAAGGCGGTGTCCTCGACCAACCGGACTACTTCCGTGAGCGGATGGTAGAGGATTCGAACCTCTGAGGGTGTTACCCCTACTCGCTTTCGAGGCGAGCGCATTCAACCGGGCTCTGCCAACCATCCGAGAGTGCAGGGAGAGGGATTCGAACCCCCGTAGGCAATCAATACCGCCTGGTTTACAGCCAGGTACCTTTGTCCGCTCAGTCACCCCTGCGTGTCGGGACATAGCCGCGCCGTCTCAGCCGCGGTCAGCCCCGTCCGAGAACTCTAGCAGATCTACGCGACAAGCGCGCAGACAACGGCTTCTGGCTCGATGACCTCGGCCTCGTGGGTGACCAGATGCGGTGTAGCACGAGCCTCGGCCTCCTCACGGGCGACGCGCTCCGCCATCTGGGCCGGCGTCTCCGGAATCGGCCAGTTGCCGTCCTTGTCCTTGTACGCTGAGAGATCTTCACCTAGCTGCTCAAGCATGAAGAACAGTAGCGGCGTGTGAGCCTTCTTCTGGTTGCAGTCGAAGCATGCCCCGGCGCGGTTCGTCCATGATCCCTTTGAGCCACCTAGCGCCTTTGGCTGGACGTGATCGACAGTCGTTCCGCGCAAGCATTCGCAGTACGCGCATGGATCACGTCTGATGATGTGGTCCCATACTGCGCGCGACGCGTGAGGACGCTTGGGTAGTCCCCCGAGGCGCGCGCCGGCTGGAACGCGGGCGTGGATTAGCTCATCACCGCAGGCAGGGCAGGACTTACCGCGAAGTTCGGCGGTGAAGTAGACCCGGCATGAAGCGCAGTAGATGGCTTGTGCCACCTACGCAGTCTATCAGCCCAGGTCGTCTACTACCTTGACCGTCAGATAGCTGTCCGCTGGGAAGGTCTGCCGCTTGCCCGACGTCCACGTGACCTCGATCTCGACGTTGTAGGTTCCGGAGAGGTTGGTGTCTCCAGAAATCCACGAGTACGAGACGATTCCATTCGGACCGTCATCAACGGTTGCCGCGGAGGCGACCTTAGCCGTAGTGGCCGCGTTAGCAGACATCAAGAACTTGACACTCGTGATGGTCGACAGATCGACCGGCGTCGTAGTGTTGGTCTCGGGGTCAGTCTGAAGAAGCTGAGCGCGATAAACCGGAAGGAGGTCGTTTCTCTTGATGATGAAGGCCATTTAGTAGTGCTCCTTCGCGGTGTAAATCAGGCGGCCGTATTCTGCGGCACCGTAGTGCTTTTGCGTAAACTCGACCGCGGTCGGATTGATTGTTGGGCTATTTTGAGCCTCAACGAAGTTGATGTACTGAACAGCCGTAGGAGACAAGACAGGATTCAGAATCGCGTCGATAGGATCGACGTACTCAATGGCCTGATCGAGAGGCGCTCCCATTAGGCGAGATCACTCACGATCTTGCACTTGAAGAATCCAACCGACGGGAATGTCTGCGGTTCGCCGCTCCAAGAGATTTCGATCTCAACGTAGTAGTCGCCTGCCGTGTCTGTGTCGCCGGCAGACCAGTGGTACTCAACTACACCGTTGGCGCGATCAACGAAGTCGCCCGACGAGTCAACCTTCGGCGTCGTGGCCTTGGTTCCAGTCATGATGAAGCGCACCGACGTTGCGTCGGTAAGATCGACTGGAACCTGGACTCCGGTCGACGCCTCACTCGACGTCAACTGGACGCGGTATCGCGGCCGAAGATCGTGCCTCTTGATCACGAATGCCATTGAGTGAAGTGTACTGGTTGCTCCGAACCGCTAAGCGTCGAAAACGATTCCACTCGACAGCGAGTCGAGAATCTTGCCGGATAGCGGTGGCTCAAGATGGACATAAACCTGTACAGCGCCGCCGGAGACGACCATCGAGATCGCCGCCTCTGTCTCGATCGCTCGTGAGATGGTCTTCACTCGCGGATGCAGAGCGGCTGCGGCGGAATCTAGCTCCGAGGCCTGAGAGATCGTCCTGCTATGCAGGACAATGACCTGGCCTGCGGTGTCAAGCTCCTGCGCCGTCTGAACAGCGAACGACCCGCCGTGCAGAATCAACGTGCCGGTGTCGATTTCAGTCGCCGTGGAGACACCTAGGCGCTTGAAATGGCTGACGATTTGGGCGATCTCGCTCTCTGAGGGCTGTCCCATCAGGCGCAGCTTTACCGCCCGATCGACGAGGGAAGAGTCAGACTCCGTGGTCTGCAACAAGGCACGAACCTTGGTTCGTCCAAGAACAGACGCGGTGTCTGACTCGGAGGCCTGAGAGAGTGACACGCGCTTAGTGTGCGTGATCGCCGTCGCGGTGTCTGTCTCGACGGCCTGCCCGGCGACCTTACCAAGTAGCGGAGTGAGCGCCTGGCCTGAATCGGTCTCAGCGGTCTGACCAATCGAGCGCACCTTGACATGCGCGGCGGTGGTTGCTGTGTCGGTCTCGACGGACTGACCGAGAGCGCGCGCCCGCGTGTGCGCAACGATCGTCGCTGTGTCGGTTTCGACGGCCTGCCCGACGGACAGGATCTTGATCGATGTTGTAAGAGGTAGTGGGCGGCGGCGCGTCGGTAGCCGACGTGGGCGGCCTCTAAGAGCGCTCATCTGGCCCGCCTACGCATGATCAGACCGCGCGAACGCCGGGCTGCCGGACCAAACGCAGGGTCAGACGGCGTCGAAGCCGCCGCACCATCAGCCGAAAGCGAAGTCATCTTCGCCTGGTTGTTAGTCGCGTAGACACCGTAGATTCCGGCGCGTCCAGCGGCGGTGATCGCGTTATCCGACGACGTTCCCTTTGTCGTTCCGCCGAGCTTCAACACCTTCGAGGCGTCGGTGATGCTGAGCACCAAGTCTGTGGCTACAGAGTTGTTGCCGAACGTGTTGACAAGGTTCGTGACCGTGCCGGCGACGACCTTGTCGAGATTCAACGTAGCGAAAGTGCCAGTGCTGTCGGCTGTGTAGGCGCGGTAGTAGGTGTTCGCTGCTGTGTCGATGCGACCGGCGACCCCGAGACAATCGCCGCTACCCAGGGTGGTGACCGCGTTGATGGAACCGGTGACGTCGTAGGCCGCGCCACTGGGCACGCCGCTGGCGTAGTAGATGCCGTTGCTGATGCCGTTGTTGACCAGGAGGTTGCCCGAGCCATCGAGATTGAAGGCCGCCGCTGACGAAGAAGAGTGCGCAGTCCACGTAGCGCCCGTCTCGCCCGTGTGGCTAGTTAGGACTACGCCGCTGCCTGTGAAGGTGTCGTTGACGAAGATGGCCATCTCATCCGCCGGTTAGCTGGTCGATCTCGAAGCCTGCACCATCCAGTAGCGTCTTGCCCAGCGCTGTGAGCACGTCACCAACGGTGTCGCCTGGCTCTGGAATCAGTGTCCTGCCGAAGCAATCAGAGAACGCCGACTGCCAGTACTGCTGAGCGACCGAGGCGAGATCCTCCCATCTGATCTCAACATCCGGAAGCACGTAGTGGTCTACGTCATCGCGCAGGGCGGCCACGTCGGGCGCAGAGACCAACGCCCATGCGTGCAGCGGGTGGCCCAGCCGGTCAGATGGGATCGACGACGAGACGCTACCCTCGATGAGGGCGGCGCGCATCAAGTCCGCTGTCTTGGGACGGTAGGGGTTGTTTGGGCTGCCGTCCCCTAGGATCGGCGCCAGGTAGTAGCGCCAGGTCATTTGAGCCTTAGAGTTCGCGGCAGTACAGAGTCCCCGACATGGTCAGGGAGTCCGCAGGAGTCGTAGCAAGGCGGACAACAAGCGTCGTCTGCGCCTGGTTGACCTTCCACTCGCAGCCCTCAGGGAGCCAAAGCTGATAGCCGGCTCGAACGTTGAAGGCGTCGTTGTGGAGGTCGACTGTAGTGCCGGTGTTGGCGACGGTGGTGTTGTTGATCTCAGCGGCAAAGCCAGCCGCAGTATCGGCAGGCGACAGCGCCGTTGGGGTCGCGGCCGATCCGCCAGATCCGGAGGCGGTGAATCCTCGAATAACACGCAGCGCAAGCTGCTCGTCCTGAGCGTCACCCGCGTCCGAGGACTGAGCCAGCATCAAGCCGAGAACCTCGACCGGCTTATCGTCGGCCGGCGAGATCTCGAAGAAATCCTGCTGGGCCGTTACCGCAACAGAATTGAACGCAACTGTGTAGTAACGAGCAGCCATGGACTAGGCGGCGCGAGCGAAGCCGGCGGCGGCGATCTGCGCGGTTACGTCAGAGCCGTCCGTCGTGACGACGAAGTCATGAGCCGTGAGAGGAACGAGGTTGGCGTCCGTGCCGCCAGTGGTGTCATCGTCGTAGCAGACGAGAAGCTTGGCAGTGGTGTTGTTGGTCGCACCGCCTAGACCGGTCCACGTGATGTCGTTCATGTCGATATCGAGACGGTCGTTCGTGTTGTCGACTGTCACGGTGATGCCGGAGGCGGTCTTGCGGACGTAGTTGGTTGCGTTGGACTCGACGTTAGCGGTACCGCCACCGGCGGCGAGTAGCGCCGATAGGGTCGTGTAGTCCTTGAGGGTTGCGTCGGTCTCGGCGGTCTTCAAGAGGACGACGATCAGTGCGTCGTTCGCAGCAGGAAGCTCGGCGTAGTACTTGATCTTGCCCTTAGCGACGTTGAAGACGAAATCAGCCATGAGACAAGTCTACGGGCGCGTCTGACATGCGACCTCGACTTCGGCGCGCAGGCATGGTAGGCTTCGCTGATGCGTCCAGTCATGTACATCGTCGCCAACGAGGGTCTCGGCATGTCGCCAGGCAAGCTCGCCGCCCAGACCGCTCATGCCGCCGTCGAGGCCTACCGACTCTCATGTATCGAAGCTCCCGTAGACAAGTTCGGGGTTACATTCCGAGGCGAAGCACGCCTTGTCAAGGAGTGGTACAAGGGCGGCCACTACACGAAGATCGTTCTCGGCGCTCGCGATTCTCAGCATCTGCTGACGCTAGAGCGCTACATCAAGGAGCGCGGCTTCAAGACCGCGTTGATCATCGACGAGGGTCGGACAGAGATCGAGCCACACTCGCCGACAGCGATCGGCGTCGAGATCGTCGACAAGGACGACGAGCACACCTGGGCGACGTTTGGGTCGATCAAGCTCTTCGGGCAGGCCAGCCGTCCGCCCAAGCGAGTCGACTACGACACCGCGACTGTGAGCCGCTACGGAAAGTTCTTCAACGCGCTCAAGAGTTAGTCGTGCGTAGTCCGCTCTGGGCCGTTTACAGTCTCGTTGTGACCAGCGCAGTGGCCGTGTACGGGGTGCTCACGATTCGCCTGTTGCGTGAGTTCAGATCAGAGTACGAGGAGTACAAGGACTTGCTGTAGAACGACGAAAGGCCTCCCTAGGGAGGCCTTTCTGATATGGAGCCGGTCGGATTCGAACCGACGGCCCTCCGCGTTTCAAACGGATGCTCTACCTGACTGAGCTACAACTCCGAGCCCCGGGCTCACACCGGGAACCGTCATGCCCAACATGACCCTTACGGACGCCCTTGGCGTCGGTGCATTGAGAGCAGATGACCGGACTCGAACCGGCTCTTGAGGCTTGGAAGGCCGCCGTGCAACCAGTAACACTTCATCTGCTTGAAGCTCCCGCAGAGACTTGAACTCTGCCCTCTCGGGTACGAACCGAGCACAACGCCATCTTTGCTTCAGGAGCGAACTGGCCGGCGCTCTACCAATTGAGCTACAAGCGGGCGAAGAACCATCGAGGAGCGACCTCAAAAGTAATCCGACTCGACGTGCACATCGAGAAGGGTTGCCGCCAGGGCGGACTCGAACCACCAACCTCCGGCCATAAGCCGACTGTGGGACTCGAACCCACGACATTCGTCTTACAAGGACGACGCTCTAGCCATCTGAGCTAAGTCGGCGTAAGCTGCGACCGGGAATTGAACCCGGGACTCGACCGTACCAAGGTCGCGTGTTGCCACTAGCACTATCGCAGCGTATGCCCCTGGCAGGAATCGAACCTGCGTGCCGGTGGGTAAGAGCCACCTTCTAAAGCCAACTTTTGTTACAGAGGCGGAAGTGGAAGACGGGACTCGAACCCGCGGCCTTCTCCATGGCAAGGAGACGCTCTACCAACTGAGCTACATCCACGTGAGTAGGTCCTCTGGGACTCGAACCCAGGACCTCCCGCGTATCAGACGGACGCTCTAACCAACTGAGCTAAGGACCTATGAAGTGCTCGATGTAGGACTCGAACCTACGACCCCACGCTTGTAAGGCGCGTGCTCTCCCAACTGAGCTAATCGAGCGGAGTGGAGGATACGGGACTCGAACCCGTGGCTTCCAGCATGCCATGCTGGCGCTCTCCCAACTGAGCTAATCCCCCGCAGCTAGTTGATAACGGTGCTAGCTCACCGAGTCCGGAGTTAGGGCCTCCGGACTAGGAACCCATGGACCTAGAGGGATTCGAACCCTCAACCCTCTGCGTGCAAAGCAGGCGCTCTACCAATTGGAGCTACAGGCCCGTGGTGCCCCGGCGCGGGGCCGGAGCGGGTGAGAGAGGAACTCTAGCAGATCTTGGTGACAGATGTCGAGCGCTAGGCTCGGACCGCTGTCACGCCGATCTCGTCAGCCGCCGCGAAGCCGTCGGACTCGGCCTGCGCCTCACTGTCCGCCCAGCCCTGCACGGTCTCGTCGCGCCACTGAATCTCAGGCTCGCCGGTCTCAGCGTTGTGGCGAGCCACGAACGGCATCATCCCCTGTAGCGACCAGTAGAACGCAGGGTGGTCGTCGTCCGGCTCAGGGAACACGTATAGCTTGACTGGATCGTAGTCCATTGTTTGATCTCCTAGGCGACCGAGTCGAACGGCGTCATCGTGCAGATGCGGTCCCACGGGCCGGCGTAGCCGTCAGCGTAGCCCAGGATCGACGGGTGACTTGAGTTCGGGTCGCGCTTCTGGTAGGTGCCTGACGCGCCGGCCGCGGTGACGGCAGCGCTGCTGCGTCCCCAGTAGTCGGCAGAATCGTGGAACGCAACGTGCGCGTTGTCGATTGCGACCTGGCGAGCAAGCTTAGCATACGTGCGCAGCGGATCGTTCGGAGACGCGGTCTCAGATCCCGACTGGCACGGCATGTTGATAACCACGCACCATCCGTCCGAGGTGACCTGCTGGACGATCGTCGTCAACGCTGACTGGAACAGCGCAGGGGTGACGCCGCAGTCGATTCCGGTCGCCAACAACTCCTTGGTCTGCTCGTTGGTGGCGAAGTTGATGATCATCAGGCCTGAGGTTCCTGCCCAGCGGTAGTGAGCCCTGAGGCTCGCTGTGCGCTGTGACGACGACAGGATGTTCGTGCCGTCTGGCGTCCATAGGGTTCCGTTGTAGACACCGCCGCCCATGTTGGGCAGCGTGTAGCCCATCTGACCGATGCGGTGTACGGGAGCACCTGTCGTGTAGCCAGCCTGAGTGAGCAGTACGAAGCCGATGACGGTGCACTGACCGGACGACGGGCCGGTCACTACGTAGGTGTCGGTGTCGAGCGCGCCCAGCCCCGAGGTCGTCGAGTTCGCCGCCGCGGAATCCATCCAGCGGATCGACGGAATGTCGGTTCCGTCAGGGGTCAGTGCGAGCGCGCCGCTTCCGCGCACCGTGTAGGTGATGCCAGTGTCGCCGGAGCGGTTGGACAGAATGATGCCGACGGCCTTGATGTTCTGTCCGGCCCAGTTGGACATCGCCAGCGTGATCGTGTGCGTGTTGGCGGTGAAGCGTCGGTTGTGGCGCAGCGCCGCCGGTCCGGTCGAAAGGCCGGTACCGATGCCGCCGCCTAGCGTCAGGCGTGAGTCATCAGGGAAGATGAAGCCCTCGCCAGGGGTGATTCCGAGGCGTGCCGCGAGCTTGGTGCGCAGGCGTGTTGCGGGGCTGTACGGTAGGCAGGTCGCGTTTGCCGTCTGGAGTGTAGAGCCGTCCCAGTACTCGCCGTGGACGTGACTGTCGCCGACAACGACGATCGGGAACTTGGTGACGTCGGCGTTGGCGAGACCGGCACGCAGACGCTCAAGGTGATCAGGCGCGGTGACGCGCGGCTGTACATCGCCGGTTCGATTGCGTCGGCGCGACTTGTGCTCGCCGTTCTGGATCTCCTTTGGCACCGTCATGAGGAGGTTGTCGTCGCGAAGCACGACGGCGTCCTCTGGGTGCGTGTCGGTGGAGTTCAGGACTCGCGTCGAAACAGCGGTCCAGGTCAGCGACGGCTGGTAGCTGCCAGTGACGACAATGGCGGCGTTCGGCGCACGATAAGTGTTACCGGTTGGGTCGGCGACAAGATCCTTCTCGGCAGAGATGTGATCAAGCCCATCAACATGAACGCTGCATGTGCAGGCGTCGATGATGATGCAGTCGCGCTGCTTTCCGACTTCTGCCCACTCGTGTACGCCGGCCTGCTGCAAAAGGCTGTTCTGCTCGCTCTTGATGTTGCGGAGCGTGACGACGCCACTGTTGGTGGGGTGGCGGATGTTGTGTAGGTAGACGAGCCCGAGGCCGTTACCGTCGCCTGAGAAGTTAGAGACGCTCAGCGTCTGAACGAGTCCGGTGACCGGGTCGTCTTCGACGCGTAGTCCGTAGTCACGGTTGTAGAAGGCGCGGCAGCCTGAGAGATCCTGAATCGGAACGCAGCCCGTTGGGAAGTGGAACGCCGAGCCGGCGAAGCCGATTACGTGCGTGTCCCTGATGTTGAAGCCGTCCTGTGGGCGCGCGGCGGTTCCGTCAGCGAGCCCGCAGTAGATGCCGGATCCAGACGAGCCCGAGTCGATCGGACCCTGAAGTGTTCCTAGCTCGATGTCGAGCGGTCCGATGAACGGAACCGATGAGGTGAACTGAGGAGTAAAGACAACTGCGTGCTTCGCGCCGACGCCCTCAAGCTGCTGAAGCAGCGTGCCGGCGAGGTGGCCGTTCTTGAGACCGTAGAAGACGCCGAAGTGGTCGCCCCAGCCCGAGGTTCGGACCTTGACGCCCGACGGGATCACAAGCTGCGTGAAGCGTGTCCAACCGGACGGAATGAAGCCGTAGCGCTGGTTGCCGTCGGCGGCGAGGGCGGCGAAGAAGTTGTTGAGGGCCGTCGTGTCGTCGGTACCCCAGGCGGCGGCTGCGGTGGAGACAGTCGTCGAGGCGTTGAGGGCCGTCGTGAAGCCTGAGTTGCTGTACAGGATCGCCTTACCGGCCGTGATACCGCCAATCCATCCGTAGAGCACTACGCCTGCCGCGCCAGCGCCCTTGACGACGACGCGCTTGCCGACATCGGCGGTTGTGAAGGTGTAGCTAGAGACGGTTAGCTGGTTCGAGCCCGACGTCATGGACGCCGCGTTCGTCGTCGGTGACTGCCAGTCTAGCTTGACGCCGTAGTCGCGCGCGTCAATATGAGGAAGAACACCGAGCAGTGACGGCCGATACGGAGTACCATCAGGATTCTGACCCGAGTCAAGACGCGACAGCTTGTCGCGGACCTCGTAGGCGGTGCCGTAGAAGGTCGACTTGGATGCTAGGTACTTATCGGCGGCCATTGATTCAATCTTAGAGGCCGCCGTGCCTGTTCTAGTCCACCCGCTGAGCCCTCTCTGAGTTCTCAGAGGCAGTCTTCTGTGCGTGGCACTTTGTGCACAGAAGCTGAAGATTCTCTAGTTCGAAGCCACCGCCATCGATGAGCGGAACTACGTGGTCGACTTCGAGCTTCCCTCCCCAGGGCTCTCCATCGACGAGATCAAACGGATGATGGCGGCGTCGGCGGCAGCGATTTCCGTCTCGCTCGATGAGCATCTTTCTAGCCGTTCGATGGTCGTAGAAAGCCCGCCAGGAGATGACGCAGTTTGGTTCGTCGCCGCGCCCGTCGTGCCAGTTTCGCTGGCGTCCGGTTGGTCCGTCTTCGACAACTTCGCCGCAGAAACGACAGCGGCCAAAGTCTGCATCGTAATGAGGGAGTCGCGCCTTCCGGTGCGACGGACGTCCTCGCGTGCTGTTTGAACTACCAGCCCGGCGACGTCGTCCAGTCCGGGCCAATGATCAGCGGCCGGAGACCAGGACGTCAATGTCCTGGGTGCCTGAGGCGACGATTCCATAGATGGACTCGCCGGGCTCAAGCGTAACTCGAAGCAGGCTGCCAACTCCGACGATCCAACGCGCTCCTGTGGAGGCCGTGACGGCCGAGCCGCCCAACACCACCGTGGCCGGCGTGGTCGAGGCGTTGATGAGTATTACCTCGACCGCTGCCCAATCCGCGGCTGCCGCGGTGCTGGCTGCGTTCGACGCTAGAAGCGTCGCTGCTGTGGTGACGGTGCGGCGGAAGGGCGCGATTGCCATACATGAAGAGTACCTCCGCGCCTGTCACGTCACCGCTACCAGAGAACGACAACCTGTCGGTACTCGTCTGGTAGCCAGCCGTCGAGATCATCCTGATCGATGAGGCTTAGCTCGTTGCGGCGCGCCTCATAGGTGTGGGCGGCATTCTCGACGACAGCGATCGACACCGGGTCGAAGTCGTTGCCCTCGTCATCGGCTGACTTCCAGATCTCTAGATCAGGAGGAAGCGTCTGAAGGCGTTCGATGAGATCACTGACGAGCATCAGACCTCCTTGAGGAGGCTGAGCAGACGCTCCCAGGCCGCATGGCCTTGGACACGTAGCTCATCCTGACGGGCTGCGCGATCACGCGCATCGCGGTTCGTACGCCAGCGGTCGCGCTTTGCTCGGCGCGCCTTCTGGGCAGCGGTCTTCGCCGTCGGTACGCTCACAGTTCGAGCGCGCCTTCGGCGTCCATGCCGTCGCGGGCGTCGTCCTGCGCCGTGAACTTCAGCGAAAGGAACTTCGCTCCGCCGCTGCGGGGCTCACGTGTCCACGCCGCGATGCGGTAGTCGGTTCCCTCGATGGTGCACTTGCCGGTGAAGTCGGGTGAGCGGTCGGACTTCTTCTCGCGCGCCCGAAAGAGGACGCCACTTAGCTCGTCGTCGTATTCAGCCATGACCTGGAAGTGTACCAGATCGCGGCTGAGACGGAGCGACTTGCTTCGCTACAACAAGACATAAAAAGAGCCGCCCAAGGGCGGCTCTAGTGACCTGATCCAGATGCGGTTTAGCGAACGTCGAGCGAGGTCGACTGAGCCGACCAAGTCGAGCCGTCGAGGCAGCGGAAGACCGTGACGTCGACCTTGTTCGCGCCCGTGGAGAGCGTCGGCGCAGTACCGGAGGCAAACTTGGCAGATGCCGGCCAAGTAACGAGGCGCGAGCCCGTCGCGTCCTGCTTGGTCGCTACGACCATCTCCGAGCCGGCGGTCGCGGTCGGGAAGGTGAAGGTGCAGTTCGCGGAAAGCGTGATCAGGTTGTAGGCGTTGTTGACCAGCGTCTGCGCAGCGCCCGAGGTGGCGACGATGTTCGACGGCCGCACCGGAGCAGCGCCGATAGTGAACTGAGCGCCGGTGGCGTCGGTTCCCGACTGAATCTTCGCGAGCAGATCGCGAATGTAGAGGAAGCTGAGGCGGAATCCGGACTTGGCGGCAGAGTAGGTCATATGCCAAGGATACGGACGCCTATGACATCTCGATCAGTCCCACCACAGGCCGTCATCGCAAGTCGTCGGGCCAGTCAACGGACGGACCATCGGCAACTAAGCCGAGAACCGCCCCAACCACGACAACCACCAAGACGAGCAACGCAATCATGCGCCGTCGGCGTGCTCCTGGGCGGCCCGCTTGGCATCTCGCCGCCGCCCGTGGATGCCGATCGAGACCACTTCAGGTGTACCGGGCATGAAGAAGGTCTCGTATTCGCGCTCGCGCGGAACCCCAGGACCGTGATAGATCGAGCCCACCTGGATCATGTAGCGGCCGTCGGCGGTGTAGTCGCCGTTCCAGCGCAGCTTAGTCACGCCGAAGCTCCTCGAACCCCAAGTAGGTCTCGTAGAGCCCTGGCGGCGCTGGAGCCTCGTCGGCCGCCAACAGCGCCTCGTGCACAGGGCAGCGATCGAGGTCGCCGGCCTCGCGCTCAGCGTCTGTGTGAGCGATGCGAAAGCCGTGCTCTGTCAACCAAACTACGTGTCGGTCGCCGAGGCCGTGTGCGGCTTGGTAGGCGACGAGTTCCTCAACAGTCATCGAGGCGTCCTGCTTCCTTGATCGCACGCGAAATCGAGGCTCGATACTCGGCCTCGGTTGTGCGGCGCGGCTGATAGGTCTCCACATGGTGGGTCAGCGCGTCCTGAGCGAGCCACCCAGCGCGCCACTGCTCCCATTCGGCGAACCGATCCGGCTCGCGATAGGCGAATTCTTCGACTTCTTGGCCGTCGGCGTCGAAGGCAAGCCGCTCGTTGGCTTCATCGGCGTCGGCGAAGTAGTTGCGTGGGTCGTTTGTCCTCATAGCGGAACCCTACCACCACAGATAGGCGTCAATCAACGCCTCACAGAGGGTTTTCAAGTGGGTCAGAGCCCTCTTGCACGTATTTTTTGGCTTTCTAGAGCCAAATTTACCCCTATTGTTGAACAATCTGCCCCTTTCAAGTGGTCCGAAGGTGCCCCCTAGGGCGAAAACAGGAGATATCTTCACGTTGAGAGACTTCTTCGTTTTGCGTCAGAATTTGGCTCTACTAAGCCAAGAATTTCACATACTCCCGAGTATGCGAACCGTGTGCTAGGCTTAGGCCACGCCCGCCTCGGCCGGGGCGGCGCTCGGCAGAGCGATGCCTGGCTGGCAGGGTAGGGTCGAAGTGAGTCCTCCTCGAACCATCTCCCAACAGAGACCTCACTCACGACAGACCCGACGATCCTCATGATGAGGACGCGCTCAAGAAGCACAAGGAGAGCGTTCTACGCGGCGTCTCAAACTGCCCGCCGGCCGCTGAGTCGCTCTCAGTGTTCGCTTCTCTGTGTCAATGCGCGAACTCGGCCTTGACAGCCATGTTGGGGTTGCTAGGGTTGCAGTTGTCGCCGGGCGCTTCCTTCCTCGGGAAGCACCGACACGGGTCCGGCGGCGCAGGATGAGGGGCGTTGGACGTCATCCCCACGGCGTTCCTCGTCCGGGGAAGAACGGACACCGGGGTGGTGGTGGTTCTGGTTTCCAGGAATCGCCCAGGCGCTAGGCCGCTGCCGCCCCGGGTCCTCCTCAGTCGGCTCTCACAGGCACATACCGACGCCGTCAGGCATCTGGCCTGCACTTATCGGCCAACGTGGCGATCCCAGCTTCGCGGGCGCAGTCTCCCTTGCAGACGTCCCACCTCGCGCCTTTGGCGTCCACGGCGCACTCGCCGGGCGTCAACGGCCGGTAGCAGATGCAGCAGTAGAGGCACCGGCCGCCCTCATGCTCAGACGACCGCTTGCCGTGGATCGCGCAGACCGGGTCGATCATCGTGGCTCCTGTGTCTGGCCCCGAGCGTCACGCACACACTGCTCGATCGCCTTGCGGGCCGAGCGCAGCGTGGACGCCGTGCCGACCAGTCCGAGCGCCCAGTCCTGCCAGTCGGCTAGCCGGGCGCGAAGCCCTGCGTCCGACACGATTCCGAGGTGGCGACATGCGAGCGCCTGCGCCTCCTCGGTCGTCAGTCCGGACTCGTCACAGATGACCATCGGGCCGTTCTCGATGACGAGCCGCAGACTCCCGTTTCGTTGCCATTGTGGGTGCTGGGTCATCGGTACCTCCGATAGAGGTCGTCCATTTTGCGGTTGTGCTCCTCTAGGCGCCGCCGATGGCTTCTGTCCATCGCCAGCGCCGTGACCGCTACGACGATCACAATGCCGCCCTCGGCCAACGCCCAGGCCATCAGGACGGGACCTCTCGCGGCACGACGAGGCCGACGCTATGAGCGCAACCAGTTAGTTGCGTTTCTTCGTGTTCGGGGTAAGATGTAGTCATGATGTCTCCTTCTCCGTACTACTTCACGCCTCAGCCGCGCGAGCGGGTCCCTCGTGAGCATTCTCCTCGCGCCGGCATTGACGACGATGACTGGCTCCGCCGCGAGGGCCTAGCACGCCCGCAGCGGTCGCTTGCGCGCGAGCTTAGACTGCTCGTTGTGTTCATCGCTGTCCTGGCTCTCCTCTGCTACCTCGTCGGTATTACGTTGATCGCGCTGTTCGGATAGACAAGACTGTCTCTACAAGTCTTCTTCGGACGAGCGGTCTTCCTCAGGTAGGCGAGATACGCGCGGCTGTCGGCAGCGCCAGTCGTGTCCTGTGTTCTCTATGTGCCCTTCGCCGTCGTTGAACCGCTTCAGTGCGTCATCAGCCGAGTCGGCGTAGACGACCGCTTCCATGTCGTTAGCGATCGACCATTTGACCAGGTATGCCTTGCGCGGCTCAGACATCGCTGGCCTTTACGATTTCGGCAGGTTCGACGCAGTACGCTGAGTAGGCGATCTGCTCAACACGATCGTCGTCGAAGTTCGGCATACCTTTGTGTCCGGCGAATAGCACAGTCTTGGCCTCTTCGGCGTCGGCGACGCCGCTAACGAGATAGGTTCCTGTAACGTACTCGTTGGTGTCGATGAGAAATGACGCCATGTCGTGGACTCTATTTGATCGACGCGTGAACGTCAAGGGCCGAGACCGAAGTCCCGGCCCTGTAGACGTGGAGGCTTCCGTGCCTAGCAGTCGCCGCGCTTCCTTGCGTCGGCGATTGCCACGGTGAGCGTCGGTGCTCTGCGCGGCAAGTCGTGAATTCCGTACGGCAGGGGAACCTTCCTCGACAGCGCGGCCTCGAAGAAGTTCTCCATTCGGCGGTCGTACTCGGCCTTCAGCCGCCGATAGGTCGCCTTGTAGGCCATCGCCGGATCCTCGACGAACGTCGGCGAGTCGACATCACCAGCGGCGTCCTTGGCGTTGCAGGCGTTGGCCGCAGCCTGCCGCATGTCCTCCTGAAGTGCGAGGATCGCGTTCGTCTCTTCCTTGACGTGCGGAAGCTGCACATTCTTGTGCGCCTCGTGCACGTACTGCCGGCCGTCATGTCCGAGCGTCAAGACGAATGAGAACGCCGCGAACACCAGGATCACTCCGACCGACCACAGAACGGGATGGCGGGTGAACGAGTTGCCGGCCTTGGCGGCTCGATCCGCCGCCCGGTCTGCGCGATCTTCCCAGATCTCGCGGTTGGTTCGGTTGTCGCTCACCAGTTACTCCGCTTCTTGTTGGTTGCTCGGCCGATCACGAGGAGCGCGAACAGCCAGAACAGGAAGTAGACCGCCGCGAGCACCCAGGCCGCGACCGCGGCCTCGTGCGTCCCGTTGAACCACTGCGGGTTCTTGTCAACGACCGCGCCGCCAACGACGAGGACCGCCATGATGATGAACTGCATCTACTGGCCTCCGATTGCTGCTTCGATGATGCGCTGCGCCTCCGCCGGCCGACCCGCCTTGAGCGCTGCCTGGGCAGCGGCGTCCGCGGCTCCGAGGTCGTGATCGACGGTCAGTGACATCTTGGTCTGCTTGCGCTGGAACTCGGTCGGCTTGTTCGAGCAGTACGTCTCCAGGTTGAAGAAGTCCACGTATGCACCGCCGGGCGTGAAGCCGTAGCGGTAGCCGGGCGGGTTCGGATGGTAGAGACCGTCAACGCTGCGCGACGGAACCACCACCGGCCCCTCGAATCGGTCGTCGATCTGCTCAGGCGAGAAGAACGTTGTGCTCGACGAGGTCAGCTTGCCCGTCACCGGCACCGTTACCAGGGGCGACGACGGGTTGTTGAAGCTGAACGTACACCAGAGGATGTTCGACGGGTCGTCGTACACCTGCTGGGCGCGATTGTAGTTATGGAACTCGACGTCGTGGCTCGGCACGTAGGGCGTTCGCTGATGAGCCTTGTGGACGATCGTGTCCTTGGCTCGCTGCTCGGGCGTCCGATGGTCGGTTGTCTCGCCGCCGCATCCGGCGGCAGCGAGGCCGCCCACTGCGAGCACTGACATCATCGCGAGAAGGCGCTTCATGTGATCACCAGATCCCGCACGAAGCCGCCATACTCGGACTGCTCGGCCTTACGAACCCTGAACACGCCGACCTCCTGGTGACCGCCTTCGGCATTGGCGACCACATAGACGCCTCCGTGCTTGATGAGCCCATGGGCGTCGTTGGCCTCGTATCGCCTGAGCGCGTCCTCGGGCGAGTCTCCGTCTTGGGTGTAGATCCACCCCTCGTAGCGGCCAGTTGCGTTGATGTTCCAGATTTGGTATTCGTTCATCAGAGATCGATCACCTGTAGGATTGCAGGTTCGACATCGGCCTTGGCCTTGCGAATCTTGAAGATCCCGACCCCGTTGTGCTGTCCGTCGTGGTTTGCGACCACGACTACATCTCCGTTGAGGAAGAGGCCTGGAGACTTGACATTCGCCGCCCGCAGCGCGTCCTTAGGGGTGGTGCCCTCGGCGGTGCCCATCTTCCAGGTAACGGGCTTCGGGTCGACCTTCCAGATGTGGTAGTTGTTCATCTACTTACCCGAATCGAGAGCGTTGAGTGCTCGCTGTGCGCCGGCTCGATCGCCTCGTGCGAGCGCCGCCTCGGCGGCCTGGTCGGCGGCCTTCGCCTGTGCGTCTACCGTGATGGCGACCTTGGTGGTCTGGCGCTGGAAGCTCGTCAACGCGGTCGTGCACAGCGTGGGCATGTTGAAGAAGTCCATGTACTGGCCGCCCGGCGTGAAGCCGTAGCGATATGGCGGAGGCGAGCCGTGGTACATGCCGTCGACAGACCGCCGCTCTGGCGTGTACTCGGGGTGAGCGGCGTTGTGATCGCCTCGCCAGGCACGCGACGACGGGAAAAACGAGACGCTCGACGAGGTCAGCTTGCCGGCGATCGGGATCGTCACCAACGGCGCGCTCGCGTTGCCCCACGTGGTGGTGCACCAGATGATCGTGTTGGGGTTCGCGTAGAGACGCTGCGCAGCCGTGTAGTTCTTGAACTCCGGCGACGGCCAGGTCGGTACGAACGGACGCGTCGTGTTCGAGCGGGCGTCGATCTGGGAGAGGATGTCTCCGGCGTTGTCGGCGACCGACACGGCGAGCGTGCCTCCGCAGCCTGCGGCGAGTACTAGCAGCGCGGCCAACCAGGCCGGGCTGATCTTCTTCAGGATCTTCAAGGTTCTCCTTTCAGGAGTGGAGTAGATGTCGCGAACATTAGCCGGTCCGCGTCGGCGTGTCAAGTCTTTGCTAGCCTCGATAGCCGGGGTTCTGTTCCGCCATCGGCGGCGCTGACCATCTATCTACGCCTTGCGGCGTCCGTCATCTCTCAACGTGACGGTTCTCTCACCATGACCTCCTCCGGATGTCCTCAGGAGGTCGAACTTGAGATCTCATCCAGGCCTCGGCGAACTGCTGGCTTATTAGGCTTTGCTCTCGTGGTCCAAGCGGTCAAAGACCTCCCACCGGCCGATTACGCCGAGTTAGCCTCGACGTGGATGCCCCGAACTTCCTCTACGTCTCCGCAGCGGCCAGCCCGGCTAGCCCTGTGACTCTAGCAGATATCTGATCTGGTTCAAGGCTCGCATGGCGTCCACTTCGGGCGCTCCGCCGTCAGGAGAGTCCGCACCGGCGATTCTCATCAACGACAACACCGCGCAGACGAGCGTCGTGTCCTCGAACTTCAGTAGTTCCTTGGACGGCGCGGCCTCGTAGACCTCATCGACGGAGAAGCGCGTGAACATCACTCTGATGGGTAGAGAAATTGGAATGCCGCGGGATCAAAGGAGAAGCCGAAGTGGTGGATCTCATCATCTACGCGTTGGAGCACCAGTGTTCCAAGTCCCGGAATCACGACGTCGATGTCCTGCTCAGTCTTCCCATCTCCGTAGTCTCGTGGCTCGTGGTAGTCGATCTCGGCGTCGGTCTGTCTCGTATCAACAGGGCGCACAAAGACGGCTTTCTAGGGCTAGATGCCTCTGTAGAGCGCCGAGCCCGATCAGGAGCTTGGCGTTGTCGGCTATGTCGATCATGTCTTCGATATCGCGTAGTTCGACGCCGAACGACCGCACGTCTTCGTCGACATCGTATTCGACGCCTTCTGCTTTCGAAAGCCCGGTCGCCAAGTAGAGATGCGTGAACTCGTCGGTGATGCCCTCAGAGGTGTAGAAGGCAGCGACGCGCAGCCATCGCTGCGCAGCCAGCCCGAACTCCTCGGCAAGCTCGCGCTTAGCCGCCGCCATTGGCTGCTCGCCTTCGTCGATCTTGCCCGCGCAGAGCGAGACAACGCGCCGGCCAGTGACCTCGCGTGGCTGCTCGCCGACGTAGAAGAACTCGTCATCAAAGGGCAGCACCGCGACAACATCGCCAGGCGTGACCCACTCTCGCTCGACAGTCGACCCGTCTTCGCGCTGGAAGACGCCCCACTTGACCGTAAACCGCCGGCCCTCGTAATGTGTCTTCTCAAGAAGCTTCTTGATCATCGAGACAACTCCTTCCATCGATTGACGCGGGCAACGAGATCAGGCCGGCCCCAGAAGTTCGGCGACGTAGCTCGAACTGTGTCGGCAGCGTCTTCGAGCGCGCCCTGCAAGGCCTGCATGAGAGGCGCAAGCTCTTCGTAGACGTAGTCGGCGTATCGATCAGCATCGATCGAGGGCATGCGATAGTCGGCAGCGAGGGAGCGCTCAAGCTCTTCGTAGTCGTCCCAGATTCGGTTGGCGGCGCGATCCAAGGCTGCGTTGATGTCAGTCGCGGACAACGGTGAACCTCGCAGTTGATGTGTTGGCTTCGATGTAGTCGTGCTCGTCCTGCGCGCTTTCGATCTTCAGCCGCAGCGCTTCGATGGCGCGCTCTTCGGTCTTGTGCCCGCGCACCGCGTACGAGCGCGGAAAACGCGCCCGCCGAACACGGCGTCCTTCGTCATCGACCGCCGGCTTGATCTCCGTGGCCTCGGCCGACCACACCCACTTACGACCGAACGTGACATGCCGGCGCTCGGGATAGACACGGACCGTGAACTCGATCTCAGCCGACATTGCGGACCACCGTAAGTAGCTCACGCGCGACGTCTGTGCCGTGCTTCTCGCTGGCCTCGATGCCGGCCTCGAAACCCTTCAGGTAGGCCTCGCGTTCGCCGTCTGTGCGTCGAACGATCGTGCTTTCTGCGCTCGTCCCAGACCAGCCGCGGCTGCCAACGTTGTGCGGACAGTCAGGCCAGTGCGTGCCTGTGTGGGTGCCGCAGGGGCAGGAGTCAGCGCCCACGGAGATACTCCGTGTACGAACAGCGCGTGCAGTGCATCTCAGTGAAGTCGTGCGTGAAGTCTGGGTGACCGCAGAATGGCCGCCGAAGCCACCGCAAGATGAAGTCCATCATGTCCTTTCTTCGTGAATGGTCTCGACCTCGATGTCCATCATCTCGGCCTGCTTGATCGTGTAGTCGGTGCCGTTGGACTTGCCGGGCGATCGGAAGGCAATCAGTACGTGCGGCATGAACGTCAGCAGCATGCGTCGATTGCGATTCAGGGGAGCCACGTATGGATTTGGTCCGTCTACGCCGGTCGGTCCGCCGCGGATCGGGAACGGTGTCTGTGTGATTCCCAGCGAGAGCGCCGCAAGCTCGACGTGCCAATCGGCGCCCTTGCCGGGCGACTTGCCGTGCGCGACCTCAAGCGAGTCTCCGAACTCCTCCTTGAGTTCTGCGAGCCGCGCTCGTACGGCCTCGTAGTCGGTCCAGTGGCGAGAGCCAGTGAAACAAATCCTCATGCGACCAGCCTAGCGCCGCCGAGCACGATCTACCAGTCCTCTAGTCCGCAGCGCGGACACGGAGCGTCGAGCATTGCGTAACAGACGACACAATCTGGCGGCTCGTCCTCGCCTGGAATGATGCGGCCCTCAAGAGGCGTCCCGCAGATCGAGATGTCAGGCCGGCACGGGCAGAAGTAGTGCGAGAACTCGTCATCGGTGTCGCTGGTTGAGATGTCGTCAACGACGTCGTGGTCAAGCAGCGTCATGTGTGACAGTCACCAAGGCAGAGAACAACACCGAAGAACTGTCCAATGGTGTCGGCTTGTATTGGACATCGACGCGGCCTCCCAGTGCGGCGGCCTGCTCGTTTGCTGTATTGACGACGTCGAGTAGTCGATTGCCGAAGCTAGTGAAGTTGCCGTCCTTGACGGCCCACACAGCGTGGACCAGGACCGGCCGACGCCTGCGCAGCAGTCTCATGCTGCCTCGCCTAGGCCTGCCAGCCGCTCTAGCGACTTGATGTAGTACTCCTCGATCGCCATACCGGTGTTGGGAATCACCTGAATTGCTCGATCGTCCCAAAGCTCGATCATCTCGTAGTCCTTCTCGTTGGTCACTTCGAGCGCCTGCCCGATGTGCTGAACAGACCATGCACGAATAGCAGACCTCGACTGCTCACGCTCGATCCCATCGGGCGTGCTCACGCGCGCGGTGAGGATTCTAACCTCGGCCCCAGCGGCGAGCCACTTCTTGACGCGTTCGACCATCGCCGGTACTGGCCGTCCGATGTGCCGATGTCCGCGCCATCCGTCGTAGACGGCAAGTGTACCGTCGAGATCAACTCCGATCCAGCCCATCAGCGGCTCAGCTTGTTGTAGAAGTCGTCGGCTGCGGCGTTCATACGCGCAAGCTCCTCTCGTCCCTCTTCGAGTGCTTCAATCTTGTTCTTCTCTTCCTCTCGCAGGCGTGTGAACTCTTCCTTGGCCGCCGCGAGCACGGCCTTGATCGCGTCCTGCGATTCAGGCGAGATCTCATCCCACGGTCGTTCGCCGTGGTAGTGCTGGCCGTCGTCGGTAATGAAGCACTCTCCTGGCATCAGGTCTGCTTTCCGTTGTTGTCGACCCGGATGTGGCCGTACGAGGTCTCGGCGTAGATGAAGAACTTGACCGGCGTCCCGCGTAGCTGCCGCCGCAGACGAGCCACAACGCGTTCAGCGCCGGCCCGCGACCACGTGTAGAGGTAGTGGCAGTCTCCGCATGGCGGGATCACCTTTACGCGGTGACGGGTCAGTCCGAGGAGCCGTCCGAACGCGCTCAGCATTCGTAACCAATCTCGTTGAGTAGCCGCCGCGCGATCACTTGTGATCGCTTGTACGTGTAGTCGCCGAACTCCGGGGTCGGCCATCCGAGAGCGCGGAACTCATCCCACGTGAACTCTCTGATCGGGCATCCGCGAGCCCATGGCGACCACCGCCGCCGGGCGGTTCGCGCTACATGCGGTCCGTAGATGTCAAGCATTCGCCCGTCAGGCATCTTCACCATTGCATGAATGTTCGGCCTGTCGCCGTCGAGGAACGCCACCATGGGCCAGCCGGTGATGCGGCTAATCGCCCGCGCCAGGTAGTGACAATCACCCCTGGTGAAGCGCTCTTCGTCTCGCTTGGTGCCGACCGCGCGCCGCCCCCTAGCCACGAAGCAGGTCCTTGAGCGCGGCCTTGATGATTCCAACCCCCAGGCCGACAAAGATGCATGCACCGACGAACACGCAGGCGTCGGTGGCGAAGTCGAGCAGTCCGCGCATCAGCCGTGCACCAGCGGGGTCGACAGGTTAGGCAGTGAGGCGCTGAACCGACCGGTCTGCACGCCGCTCTCGTCGGCTGCAAAGTCGAGAATCTCGCGGATCAGTTCACCGAAGTCGAGACCGTCGAGGTCGATCCACATTGTGCCGATCCACGTCCTCTGCGCCGCCTCTGGTGTTAGCCAAACCGTCGCGCCCTTTGTGGCCGGATCGCAGGTGATGTCGGAGTACCAGTACTCCTCTGTCTCCTCGAACTCGACGTTAGAGATGTCAGATACGGAAATGTCTAGCCGCTGCGCGGCCCACGCTCGAAGCGTGTCTTCAATCGCCATCCATGGAAGCCTACCAAGGCCGCCATGCTAAGTCAAGCTGTCACGGATCTCGCCAGACCTGCTGGCGGTCTACGTGACTAGACCAGCGTGTCGATTCCGTGCCTGTGCGCTTCGCGGTATGCGCGCCGCAGACTTGCGACGGCGGCGATGAACGCGCGCGTCGAGTCCTCTTGGTCTCCGAGGTACTCCACCGAGGTCATCCACAGGATTGGCTGACCGTCATCGGTCTGCGCTGGGATCGCTGCGCAGATGACGCCACTGTCGGCCTGCTGCCGCATGAACTCGTAGGCGTCGAGGATCACAGCTTGGCCTCGAAGTACTCAATGGGTGTGTCGCGGCCGTCAACATCGTGCCCTTCCTCGCCGGCTTCGCGTCCGTCATAGGAGTTGTGAGTCACGACCCAGCCGCCGCGGTTGAAGAGCCCGTCATGGTGTTCGAATCGACGGCTCGGCAGGCAGAGACAGTAGCGGTCGGCGATGTGAAAGGTCGCGTCCGCGATTGGCACGACGTGAACGTCTCCGGTGCTGACTTGTAGCGCTTCCCACATCCGACGGCCTCCTGCACCCCTATGAAAGTTCTGGCTCAGGCAATGCCCCAGAGCCCTCTGTTGGTCAGCCAGATCAGTTCTCGTCCGCCGTCCGTCCACGTCGTGAGGGCCTTGTATGCGATGTCCTGCTCAGTGGTCAGTCTCTTGTCGCCAAAGACGAACTTCTTGGCGTCGAGCGGATCGTTGGTGTGGAGGTCAGCCACTGCGTGCATGAGCTTGACCAGCCAGTAGTGGATGTTGCGGTGGCAGGTCGGGCAGACCTCTACGACCTTGACCTCGAAGAGCGAGTTGGGATTCACCGCAGCCTGCCATGCCTGAGGCACGACGTGGTGCCGCTCCGTAGTGAGCGGTCGAGGGCGGTGGAACTTCCTCGCCGTGCAGGCCATGCAGGTAATGCTACGCCTCGATTCGACTATTCGAGCATTCGTCTAATCGCACAATCGTCAAACCCATCACCCCAACACGATCGACGACGCGTGAGCGCTATTCGTATCAGCATTGGTTACGGTTCTCGGACGGAACGATACATACCCATCAGAGGCCCCGACGAGGACGTTTCGTTCCGCCGCCACGCGGCCGGCTCCGGTCGATCGCTGCACCCCTATGAAGGTTCTCGGCCCTCGCGACTTCGAGGTCGTTTTGGCCTACTTTGATGAGGGCTTCGTACCACTTCGAATTTTCCATCTCTGTGTGGCACTACTACCGCGTTCCCTGAGCCCCCAAAATCACTGAGAGGGTTTTTCTAGACAGGATCCCCCACAACCCCAACGACCCTAAGCGCCTGAATATTTAGAACGGGCAGTGAATCTTAGCGTTCCCGACTATGTTGGGGTTCAAGTTGTATGGGTTTACACTTGTGTAAGGGGAAATGAGTGGGGACGCACCGACACGTCCCCAACCTCCCCCACAACGACAACCGCCCCGCCGATACGACCGACCGCAACCATCGTTCGACCCCGTCGAGACCCCTAGACGATGCCGCGCGGAGACCGCGCCGCAGCCGTTCCTAGCGGCGTCTGACGCCTCCATAGGTCCGCTCCTACTGCGGACGCCTTCCGCGGTCTCAGCGTGCCTAAGAATGGCTTTCGTATCCGTCGCTGCTACGGATGGGCGGTCGAATCGGGTACTACGGATGCCCCATAGGGGTATGGGTTGCGGACGCTGCTAGTCCTACATGTTGGTTCTTGAGATCGGATTTGGCTCAAATGCTTGACCTCGACGCAAACATAGGTTCGGTTCATAGTTCTTATAGGCTCTTATGTTCGCCTCGTGATCGAACAGAACCTAAATGTTCGCTGAGAATCGAGCGTTTATGCGCCACATTGGCCGGTCTGAGACCCCTATACCCCTTTGTGCGGAGTCGGTCCTGCAATGCAACCGTCTCCCATCGTGCACAAGATATCGCACTAGGCGATGTTGTCGTTGTTGGGATTTGGCTCTATAGAGCCAAATGCGGCCTGAATGCTTGCAATTGCGCAAGCAACGTCTCAGCGGCGCGCACGAAACCTGCAACCCTAGGGTTGCAGATGGGCCTGAAATCGACTCCTATGCCTTGCTCTGACAGCCCTTACGGGGCAAGGGATTGCGCCTAGTTAGGGCACAAGACCGACTTGTTGATTATGCACAAGGCCTCCCTATGCGCGTGTAATGGGCGGCGGCAACCGCTGGTCTGGCAATCTCGGCCGCAGCGGAACCGGGGAGAGCGATCCCCCGGGGGTTCCATCGGAACCGGCATATGCCAGCCGCGGTCATCCGCCGTCACTCGCCTAGTGCGCCTCCCAGTGACACCGGACCAACAGGGAGTTAGTCCCCCGGATGCCCCGCGTATCGAAACCCCGTCAGTCGGCACGGACCCTAGGTCCGGTGAACGCAAGCAACGCGTGCCAGTGCGGCGGGGCGCACTGCCCCGGTCAAGTAACCAATGCCTATAACTAGGCACGGACCCCGGGAGCAAAGGTGACTAGTCAATGTCATTGACTTCGAAATCACGTTGTAGCACTACGCGTCTCACGCGTACGCGCGTCTCACGGACTGCGCCGACTCACGCCAAAGACCCGACACCCTCGCACGATCAATGACCCCAACAACGGGGATTCACGATCAACGCCTAGGGGTCGATCACGGACAAAGAGCGGCGCGCCCAAAGAGCGAACCGGACGCAAAGAGCGAACGTAGGACTATGACAATGAGAGTAGGAGGATACGAACGGACGACTAGTAGAAGTGCCCATCTGCCTCTCACGCGTAGGCCCTAGGCCTAGTGCGATGCGCGTCATGCAGCCGATTGGTGGGCAACAAAGCAATGACCATAACAACCGTGTCCTCACTCACCCGACGATGCGACGAAAGCGAACCCCTTCATTCCTGCTCCGCTACGGCGGACGTTAGGCGTAGGGCTACCGAGTAGTCGATCAACAACGTCGGGCCGGTCACAGTCATTGGCATTGACTACCGAATCTCACGACCGCTGAGCGCGTCTCACGATTCGGTCGCGCGTCTCACGGACGCGTCGCACGGTTACACGCGCGTGTAACGGATGGCCGATCCTCTCCGCCGATGGGCGGACCGATCGAACCACCATCCGTTGGGCGCCTGCCGCGCGACCCCCAAAGAGCGAACCGACCGACTCAACGAGCGAACCCCGGACAATGACAGTAGGTAGACAATGACATTGACTTGACGGAAGCCGAGAGCGTCAATTCGGGATGTCGTCGGGGTAGCGCCCGACCAACGGTAAGTTATAGGTCATGGCCGGTGGTCCGGCCAAACGTTGCTTTGCCTATCACTTGAAAGCGCGGACGGTGGGGTTCGATTCCCCACCGCCCGCATTTGGTTGTCCATCATCTAGGAGTCGTGACTATGCATTCCTCTCAGTACATGGCGCTCGCGCAGGCGGCGGACGCGTTGTCGGCGCGCATTCTCGCCTTCTACCTTCCCGACGATTGGTCGGAGGGGACGCCGCGCGGCGTGACGTTGCTTGCCTTCGATGGTGAGCCGCACTACGCGGTCGCAATCTTTCACGGGGACGATCTCCGCTGCGTGCGCCGGTTCGAACACCAGGTGGAAGCGCTGAGCGCTTTCGCGCGGTCCGCCGACGACGCCTTCCTCACCTCGATCACCTTCTAGGAAGGACCCCAACAATGTGTCATCCCACCGCGGACGTCGTCTGCGCGACCGCCGGTCACACAACGGCTAGCCCCGCCGTGATCGCGGCTGTCGTGTTCGGTCTCGTCTTTGTGATGGCGGTTCTTCCGGCCATCATCTGGTCTATCAAGTCCCCCAACAACTGAAGGGAACAACATGTACAACAAGCCCATCATGCGCGCCGCGTGGACCATCTTCGCTGTGACGCTCTCACTGGTTATCGCGTTGTGCGCGGTCGCTGCCACATCCCGCGCGGCCGAGCAGCAAAGGAACGCCGACGGTGCGTGCTACGGGTACGCCGTTCCGTCCATCGACTGCGTGTCCCCCGATTGGACGGGTGTCGTGCCCCGATGGGGGCTCCTGCATGTCCCGGCCGCTAAGCGCGGTTCCGACGTTCAGTGCTACTCCGCAATCAACGGGCGCCCGTTCGTTCAGCGAATGGACGATCCGGCCGGGCCGTACTGGACTGCGTATGCGCATGGCCGAGATGTCACTGTCGCCGCCTACGACCGGGTCAATCACGATTTCATCAACATGACTCACCGGTCAGTGGTCTGCGCTAGCTGGGCCGACTAGCGGCTAGATCAAGGCCTAGGCATACGCCTAGGTCTTCATGTGGTCCTAGTCTCAACATGTAGGAGTCATGTCATGCGTGAATTCACCAATACCTACACAGTGGCCGAGCTTGACCGCATGCGCGCGGTCGCGGTCGAAAGGGAACGGCGCGCGGCGGAGGATCGCGCGCGACGCCTGCGCGAGGAGGCAGAGCGGGAGGCAGCACAGGCAATCAACCTGTATGAGTCGATCGGGCTCACCATTATCGGGGTCGATCGGTCGCGCGCGGGGTGGACACTGAGCCTCTCCGACGGTTCAACCCTGGTCATGACCTACGACAGCGACGAAGACTCCTTCTGCGCGTGCGATCTACGGCGCGATCCGAGCGGACGTCACGCGCAGTAACGCCGACCGATCAAACGTCCACACCAAAGGAACGTCTATGCAGGCCTATACGTTGACCCTCCCGCTGGCCGACAACGGCGGGAACCCTCGCGATGACGTCCACGCGCACGCGTGCGCGGTGTTCGCGCGACAGTTCGGGGGATGGACTGCTACGGACGCCGTAGGCGGCTGGTACGCCCCGGGAGCGGACTACCCGGGGCAGGAACGGGTACGCGTCTACACGGTCCTTACGGACGCCGTAGGCGCCTCTGACGTCCTGCGCTCGCTAGCCGAGTACGCGGCACAGGCGATGGCGCAGGACGCGGTTCTGATCACGGGACCCGTCGAAGTGCCCGCGGTGTTCGTCGCCGCCCCGCTACGCGTCGCCGCCTAGTCCAACCCATACGTAGAAAGGCTCAGCAATGGCGAAGATTTCGGCTCACGGTTCGGTCAAGCTCGCGCAGGCGTCGCGCGCATGGACCGACAGCGATGGGTGGGACCATAAGGTGAGGGTCGCTCTCCGCTCCGATGGCGCGATCCTGTACGCGCATGACTTACGCTCGCCGGAGCGTCGCGCCTCCTATGGCGCACGCGGCTGGAATCGTGGCGGCTACAAACGCGTTGCGCGACTCAGCGACGAGCAGCGCGCTACGCCGGTAACGGCGTTGAGCGTCTTTGAGCGCTACGCGGCGGCGCGGTTCGGCGCGACCCTCGACTAGCGGCTAGGTGTAGGGGTCGGACGCCCACCGACCCCTAGACGTAGTCCTAGCACAACCATAAGGACATCATCATGGAGACAAAGACCTACAAGTGGAACCGCTCTGAGAGCGCGCGCAAAGCAGCGATGCGGCGACGCATCTTGGAGGCATTCGGCGACGCGTCCGCCGACGACCTAGCCGCGGGGGTCGAATGGTACGACCGCGCGAACCGCGCAGCCGCATCGATCGCTGAAGGTTCCTCACTGAGCGCCGATACCGTCGCAGGGGTCATCGCTGCTCTGTCCCCGCGTCAGACATGGGCCGTGAATCTCGCGCAGGCGTCCGCGCTTGTAGACGCCGTCATCCGTGGCGATTCCGAACCGCCCGCCGTGCACACCAGGACGATGCGCGCGCAGGCATGGCGCATCGCGCAGGGAGAGCGCCCGTTGGACGTCCTCAATGGCCCTAAGGTGCGCGCCTTCTACGCCAACATTACGGGGAACCTCTCAGCGGTCACCGTCGATACGTGGGCCGCGAGGGTCGCGGAGGGGGATTGGCGTCCGAATCCGATGGCGCATCTCCGCGCGCATGCCCCCTACGCGGCTACCGATGCCCCGCAGGGACGCCGTTACGCGTTGATCGCAGACGCCTACCGGGAGGCAGCGGCGCTGCTCGGTCACGCGCCGCGCGACGTACAGGCAGCGGTATGGGTGCACGTTCGGCAGTCCGCGGACTGATCAACCCCAACAACGTAAGGATCATCATGTATGACTTGAACGACGTGATGCAGTTCGATCACGTGATCGAGGTGCGCGAGGACGGGTCGATCGTTGACCGCGACGACCTGTCCGCTCCGGAGTGCTACGCCGACGGCGTAGGCATCGACTACGCGGGAGCGCGCGGATGGGAGGCGCTGAACGGCTATAGCGGTCAGTCCGGCTACGCCGGACCCATAATGCACCCGTCGGAGTACATCGGCGGACGTCTCGCCGACGACATCATCGCCACGCCGGGCGTCTACGTCGCCGTTGTCGTCAACGACCTGGACGCGCTCGCCGACGACGGGGACGGCGAACCCGCAGGGTGGGCAGTCCTCCGCTACGACGCCTAGGGGAGCTATCCATGTCTCAGTCTCACGGCGGTTCGCGTTCGCGCGGCGAGGAATTCGCTGAGTTGGTCTCAGTGATTCTCATCATCGGCGGGATCGCGTTGTGCGTGATCTTGCCGCTCGTCGAAGTCATCAAGTCCATCATCTAGCTCAGGGAGCTATCCAAGATGTTCAACAAGAGCCTCTTCAACCCCAACATCCCCTATCACGGTCCCGGCGTGTTCGCACTGCCGCTGAACCGGCGTGTCGCCTACGCGGACGAACGGATCGCCCACATCGTCGGCAACGTCGCCAATCGCGAGCGTCTCGGACCCGTTGTGGTCGTGGACGGCGAGACCTACACCTTCGACGCCTACGCGGAGCTACTCGCCGCCGCCTACCCGGGGCGGAACACCATCAACAACTAGCGCGTAGCCGCGCGGGCATCGGGCCAACCGGTGCCCCTGCGAGTGCGAGCTATCCAAGCCGTGCACGACTAGTCCTACAACTACAGGAGCCAACATGCCCACCCGTTCCGCTGACCGCGAACGTTTCCTCGCCGACATCATCACCACCGCCGTTGAGGGCGGGATCGGCTACTGGTCTCAGGTGTCGTCCTATCGCTGGTGGTCTGACCTGATCGGTGGCAGCGGCGGCGCGACGAAGACGTCCGATACCTCCGCCGACGTCCATCCGCTGCTCGACGATGAGTCCGGCTACCGCGACGAAGGTGTGCACGTTGGGATCGAAGAGGTTGCGCGAGCGCTGGCAGTGCTCCGCAGCGACGCCGTCATCGCTGTCCATCCGACGACACGCGGGCGCATCCTTGAGGCCGACCGTGCCAACGACGCCGGAGACCTGGATTCCAACGACGCCGACATTGTCGTTCAGGTCGCCGTTCTGGGCGACGTCATCTACGGATAGGGAGCTATCCAAGTTCTACAACTAGGAGCAACATGATGCGCTACGCCATCATCTACAACATCACCGCACACACTGCCGAGCGCTACCTGCCCGGCAACTACGCCGTCGTCTCGATCGGCGACGACGGCAGTGTTCTCATCGCGGGCGAGGACCGCGCGGGCTGGACCCTCGACGACTACGTCCTGCCCCGGCTCGCCTCCGGCCTGTATCACGGTCGGGAGGTTCCGCCGCCTCCGCCGTGCTTCGTCCCGAACGCACCCGACGAAATCTGCGACGAGTGCGGCGAGGAACGGCGTGCGCTCATCCATACGGACACCACGTTGGACGCGCTCGACGCCGCAGACGGCCTGTACCTGCACCCCTTCAAGTCCTCCAACTAGGAGCTATCCCCGTGGTCATCCGCATTGTCGACAACGCAGACCCGATCGCCGCCGACACCGATGGGCTGCCGATCGACGAGGTGCTCTCGATGGTCGAGAACACCCACGGTGAGGTCATCATCCATGTCCGCGACGTCGTCGGTCACGTCCACGCGCTGCGCGCCGACCCGGCGCAGCAAGTCCAGGTCTACCACTAGGAGCTATCCATGCTCGGTCAGTTCTTCATCATCAAGTGCCCGCGCTGTTCGTCCGAGGCTTGCGTCCGTCGCGGACGCACCGGCGTCTGCGGGCGCGGCCATCACGTCCGCGTCAACCGCTAACCAAGGACTACATGATGCGTCAGCTTTTCCTTGACCCCTACAACGTCGGGGAGCTTCAGCGCTGGCTGGGCTCGTACGCGCCCGACGAGCGGCTCGCGCAGGATCACGACAAGGAACTGGTCATCACGGTTCAGGATGACGGTTCACTGCTCCTCGACGGCCGCGACGGGTTCACCGCGGAGGTCACGACGGCGGGAACGTTCATCGCTCACTAAGGGAGGTTGTTGATGGACTTGCATGACTTGTACTCCATGTCGCTGCGTTGGCACGCCATGGGCGTGGTCGTGGACGCCGCCATCTCGTGCGGTGTTGGCGACGCCTTCGCCCTCGCCCAATGGGGCGGCTACCTGCCGCTCGACTCGCTCGACGGGGACCGCGCGTAGCCGCGTCGGCCGGGGTTCGCTCCGGCCGCTGCGAGTGCGAGCTATCCCACGCACTTCATGTCCTACAACTACCGGAGGTTCTTGATGTCCAAGTCGCAGTCGTTCTCGTCCCTGTCGGCGGCGATGGGGTACCTGAAGGCGCAGGCTCGCGCGGAGGCGAACGCTGCCGACGTACGGCGCGCCGCGAACCTGCGGCGGTCCGCGTCGATCGCCCGCAAGGCGCCCGGTACGGGGCCGCGCGTCGCCGCCTAACGCCATCGCGAAGTAGCCGGTTCGAAGCAGGACCCCGGCGACTAGCCGTCGCGGGCATCGGGTGAGACAATCCGGTGCCCGGACGAGTAGCCACCGAACCACTGCCGGAGCTATCCAAGTCCTACAACAACCAGGAGCAACGACACCATGTCGGACACGTATCAGTCTCAGGCCGCGCGCGACGCCCAGTGCGCCAACTACGGCGGTCCCGCGTACTGCGCGTACCTCGACCGGCATGCGCTCGAACTGCGCGACTACTACATGCGCCACGGCGACGAGCTGCTCGCCGCCGCCATGCTGACCCGGTCGCTGAGCGAGGCGCTCGCGGGCAACAACGGCGAATAACAAGACCTACAGCTAGGAGCAACCACATGTCCTTGATGGTTAGTATCACCGACGAGCGCGGAGTCGTGCAGGTGTTCGAGCACGACGCCTACCTCGCCGACCATCCGAACGCCGACCTCGTCACGTGCGGTGCGTGTGGTCACACGTGGGATGACGCCATCGCGACCGCATGGACGCCCGCACCGTCCGGCCGGTGCCCGTTCGAGTACGACCACGCGCACGACGAGCCGCGCGGTGTGCGCGACTCCTACCTGACCTCGGCGCTGCGTGAGCAGCTTCAGCGCGGCCCCCAGCCCGACGAGGGCTTCTTTCGCTTCAAGGTCACCGGCGAGGGCGAGACCCAGTGGCTGAACGTGTCGCCTGCTCAGCTTGCGTCGATCATCAACACCCTCAACAACGACAACTAGGAGCTATCCAAGATGTCCATCAACTCTGACGGCGAGCGCACCGTCCTCACTGACGACGCCTACAAAGAGGCGTTCGGTTGTGGCCGCGCCGCGGCCCGCGAGCACCTCAACAACCTCGAAGGCGCCTCGCGCAGCGAGGCCCACTACGACGACGTGCGCGAGTCGGTCCACCCGCGGTCGTTCTCAGAGGCGTTGGACGCTCTTGAGGACTTCGCCGCCCTGCCGATCAGCGAAGCCGTCGATGATGGCATCAACGAGGCGTGGAACGAATTCATCCACGACGTCGCCAACGACTACATCTAGGACCCCAACATGCCCAACACGGACACCTACAACGGCTGGGCCAACCGCCCGACCTGGAACGTCAACGTCTGGCTTTCCAACGATGAGAGCCTCTACTGGACCGCCCTCGACGTCGTGCGTGGCTACAAGGAACACACCACCAATTGGTCCGCGAAGGGTGCGGGCCAAGCGTTGCGCGAACTTGTCTTCGCGAACCGCGACGACCGGGGCGGGTTCGGGGACCTGAAGCGGACCGAGCTATCCAAGGTCGACTGGACCGCGCTTGGCGCGGCCTGGCTCGAAGACATCATCCACGGATAAACCATGAGCATCATCGATCTCATCGCGCTGACCCAGGCCTCTCTACTGGAGAGCGTCTTCGACTTCTACTACGACAACCCAGCGAGCCAGCCAGAGGGCTGGCACCGCGCTATCCGCGCCCACGTCAAGGCATAGGACGACAACATGACACGCAAGGACTACGAGTCGATCGCCCTGGTGCTGCGCTCCGAACGAGAGCGCAGCTTTGGCGATCAGACGCGCGACGCCGCCGCGATCGACGTACTCGACAACATCACCTACGCCTTGGCGGTCGAATTCAAGGCCGACAACCCCCGGTTCGATCGGGACCGGTTCCTCATCGCGTCCGGCGCAGACCGCCGCTAGCGAGCTATCCAAGTTCTACATCTAGGAGCAACATGAAGGCCTTTGTCGTCTACATCGACAACGACGAAATCTCAGCCGCCGACCTGCGCGTGGCGACCATCCTGGGCGCTGACTCCGTCACGGACACCGAGCCCGACGTGTTCGTCGAGCGGATCGCCTATGACGGATACGGGCGCGACGTCCGGACCGGCGACAGCGCGGGCGACGCCTTGCTCGCACGGCGCTACATGGCCCGGCCCCTCAATCACGGCTACGCCGACACCAACGAACCCTTCTAGGAGTACATGATGAACAACGACATCCGCACCGCCGAGGTCGAGGTCTCCGAGGCCCCTGGCGGTCGCGGCGGCTATCACATCGTCCGCTCGCACGGCATCGCAGGTACGTGGTGGGCGTGCTCGCGCAGTGGCGACGAGGCCATCTCGATGGCTGTCTACGCGTCGCTGTTCGGGGAGTGCCCGCGCTCGCCGTGGGAGCCGCCGATGGCACCCAGCGAGGTCGACGGCATGGGGTCGCCGATTGCGGTCTCATGGCGCAGCGAGTCCGACGCGCGAGAGGCCTTTGAGCGCATGGAGCGCGCGTGGTCGGCGGCCCTGCGGGGGACGCTGGTCGAGCTTCAGTCCTACGCTGAGGAGGATGACTCAGTCGTTCTCACCGACGAGGACTTCGAAGTCCTCAATCGGGGCGGCCACATCAGTCTCCCCGACGGGCGCGTCGTCATCGACGGTCTCGATTGCTGCGCGCATGTCCTGACGCCGGGCACCTACTGGGGCGCGGACGGCAACTGCTACGAGGTCCCCACCAAGGTCACCAACTAGATGTTCTCGCGCCTCATCATCTGGCTTCTCGACCGCTACGTCGTCGGCGACTACGAGGCCAAGCACTCCGAGTACGAGACGATCCACGATCGACTCGAATCCGACCACACCAACTAGGAGCAACAACCCCATGGACTCGATCAAGTTCCAGGCCATTTCAACCGAGGTCAGTCGCGCCCTCGCAGCCGATGTGGTGGCGGTGTTCGACCTGCCCAACGAGGACGGCCTCAACCCGGGCGCGATCGTGGCGTGGTCGTCGCGGGAGCGTCCGACGCACGGAACGCACCTCGCCGTGGTGCCGCCCGACGCGCGCGCCTACGTCATCAACGGCGTCTACGACTTCGCGGAGCCCATCGATGCGGTCAGCGACGCCTACCATCGCTGGCTGCGTCGCGTGAGCCCGGACGCCGCCGGATGAGCTATCCAATGCGACGACTGCCCAGCGATGAGCTACTCGAAGAGGCCCGGCGGCTCGACCGCGAGCACGGCGGGCGTTTCGATCGCGAGCGAGGCGAACTGATCAGCAAGGCCTACAGCTTGAAGGCCGAGGCTCATCGGCTCGGCCGCTCCGGCGCGTTCGACGACCTGAACGCTGTCGGCTTCTTCCACGTTCGGCCCTAACTACTTCAACAACTAGGAGAACACAAGTGAACACCAACAACGGCGGCAAGGACAGGACGTATTTCGCACGCGATCCCTACGGATCGGAGCGCACAGCCTTCGACCCGTCGCGCTCACGTTTCGCCATCTACGTTGTGGGTCACGAGCCCAACGAAGAGGACGGCTGGCGCTACAAGCTCAGCGTCATCGACTACAAGTACAACGACAGCGACGCCTACCCCATCGATGCCATCGCAGGCGGCAACTCATGGTCCGAGGCGTTCGCACGGGCGGCCGAGATGGTCGAGCACGCGCTCGCCGCCGACCACTGCATCTTCTAGGACAAGAGAGCACCATGCCCAGCATCATTTACTTCACCGACGAGGTGCCCGGTCTCGGCGACCACGTCGTGGTCAGGGAGAGTCCCGCCGACGTGGCGCACCTGCTTCGTGTCGCCGCCCGCAATGACCGGCCGTCGATCCGCGTCACCATCGGCGGCGAGCCCGCCCACCTGCCGGTCCGCCTCGTCGGACCGGTTCTCACCGTTCAGTAAGAAAGGAACACCAACCATGGCCCGCAAGACCGGCGCTCTCCGCGCCAACCACATCAACTCGGCCGACGCTCGCGACGCCCAGCGTCAGCGACGCCGCTCTCAGCGAGAGCGCGACCGCGTCAGTCCGCGACGCCGGAACGCCTGATGCCCGAGTACATCAACATCGCGCCGACCGGCCTCTACAACGCCGCCCTGCGTCGGCAGGGCATCCGCCTCAAGGCCGTGGAGCGCGACGGCCAGGTCGGCCTTGAGTCCACCGAGGACGGCGAGACCGTCGCGGAGCAGATCCAGGACCTGGTCAACCGGGTTGTGCTGCTCGACCAGGCGGTCGGCTTCGTCATCGCCTCGAACACTGCTCGGCTCGCAGAGGCGGCGCGCGACCTCCGCAGCGCCTTCGCTGGCGGCGGCCTGACCCTCGATGACGCATGGGGCGGGGACGACGATCTCGACGACATGATCGCCGTCATCGAGGGCGCGACCAAGAACATCAACAACATCATCCGCGAGGAGGGGCGCGTCGGACACTGACCGGCGAGCTATCCAAGATGAAGGTCTACTCAAACACACTGACCATCAACGACCTCAACGTGGCGGCACACGAGGTTCGTGACGCTACCGGCGACGCCCTCTACGTGGGCGATGCCATCACGATTCCGCGCGCGCGGGTCCGACGGAACGGGTTCAACGTGCGGCTGACGAACTTCGACAGCCGTCGCGCCCGCAACACCGGCACCCACGGCGGCGCGAGAGGTGACGATCCGGCCGCGTCGTGGGATGATTACGGCCGATGGATCGCCCGCCTCTTCGTGCGGGACCCATCGGCACGGATCGCGCACTACGACGGGGCCGCCGATTTCCACGCCAAGACCAACAACAAGTACAACGTTTAGGGCACCAACATGCCGACCACGCAACAACTACAACATGCGCGCGACGACCTGCGGCGGCTAGCGAGAGTCATCAACCACGCGGCCGACGAGTTGCACTTCGCTTCGTTGTCGTCACTGACCATCGACCGCAACCCCAACGACGACAACTTGCGAGACGATCAGCGCCGCTCAATCGACCTCCACGTCGCGACCGCGCGCGGCGTCATCGAGATTCAGCCGCTCCTGTACGCGGAGACGCTATTCACGCTTCTATCCAAGCACGGACTCTAGGACCCCCAACATGCCCATCGACGCAGAGACCCTCATCGATCGCGAAGCTCACCGGTCGATCTCGTTGTGGCCGGACAGCCTGCACTGGCTGAGTGAACCCGACCCCGCTGACGTGATCCGCGCCTGCCGCAAGGCCGCCGCCGACCACGACGGGCGCGATGTCTACGCCGAGCCTCTCGCCGACGTCGCCTACATCGTCACCGACGACTACAACGGCGTCACCGAGTCCCATGACCGCATCGAGTGCGTCAAGCAGCGCCTCGCCGCCCTCCGGGGCCGCCGCGAGTTCGTGGGGTTACTGCCCTACTACCCGTCCTGCAAGGGGTGGATCACATGCCGTGTCGTTGGTTGCCAGCCGCCTGATCCCGTCTACGGAAAGGACGAGAAGTATGCGCTCACCGTCCGCTATGCCAGCGATGGTGCGCTCGCCTGCTACGGCATCCCTGTCGACCAGACCCAGCCGCCTCGCTGCTACTGGGACTGAAACATGCCAAACAACTCCATCATCTACGTCAGCGACGCCGACGGCTGGCGCGTCATCCGACTCAACCCGCTCGACTTTCAGGTCGAGCGGCATTACGAAGACACCGATCACGTGGACTCGGCCCGGCTCAGCCTCGCCGGAACAGGACGCAACCATGTGCGGCGCCTCGACATTGTCGCGGGAACGCTTCACGATCAGTACCAAATCCCTGCCGCCGTGTACGAGGCAGTGTGGCACTCGATCACGCACGGCCTCGGCATCAAGCTCTAGGAGATCAACATGTATCGCATGCAACGCCGCTACATCAGCAACCCCAACTACGAGCACGCGCTGGCCGTCTTCGCGGACGGCCTGCTCCGCAACAACGACTACGACCGTCAGCTATGCGGGGCGGTCCTCCACGGCGGCTCCGATCGGTTCGGCTCGGACGTCTTCGACATCGTCGACCCCAACGCGGTGCCGGACCAGTTCGTGCTCGGGCCGGTCTTCGTCGGCCTGGGCTCCGACACCGACTGCGACGGCACCACCTATCACGCCGTCAAGATCGTCGCAGACAACCTGCGCGACGCGCTGATCCAGGCGGACGAGTACCCGCACGTCTACAAGGTCATCACGCTTCGCGAGGCTGACGATGACGACATCTGGGAGGACGGCCGGAAGCCAGGCTGGGACGAGCGCGCCTACTTCCTCCAGGAGGGCTACGCCTCGTTGGGCGCGGATTGGAACCCGTGGGTCTACGACGACTCGTTGGGCACCGTGCTCGACCACACCAACGACGATCCCGTCATCCGCGACGACGATCTCGTCTACTGAGAGGAGCTATCCAATGGACAACAGGTACATCATCTTCATGGTCAGCACGCGACTGACCAACGACCGCAGCGACATCGCGCTCGTCAAAGCGATTGACCGCGAGGAGGCCAAGCGCCTTGCGTTCCCCTATCTGGGGCAGCACGCCGACAACTATGAGGTGACGCCGCTGACGCGCCCCAACGACCTCGTCACCGTCGACATCCCCAACAAGATCAACTAGGACATCAACATGTACAACGCATTCGTCATCTACGACGACCGAGTCGAAGAGGTCGAGCTTCCCGAGCGCGGTACCTTGGAGGCGCTTCAGGGCATCGTCGGCGGTCACATCGAGGCCGTGCCGGTCCCGCCGTTCCTGAACGGCGCGCCGCGCGCTACCTGCTATGTCAACGAAGACGGCAAGTACGCCTGCGCGCCCAACATGGCCGCCACGGACTTCATGGTGCCCGGCATGGGGCTCTTCATGGGGGACTACATCGCCGGTCCGCTCGTCATCGTCGGCTTCGATCCCGAGACCGGCGAGCACACACCGACGCTGCCCGGCGACGTCGTGCGCCGCATCAACGTCATCAACAAGGAGGCGTTCGGATGAGCCTCAGTGGGGGCGTCGAGCGGCGAATCACGCTGCTCGACGTGTTGTTCAAGCGTCACCTGTCCGAGCAGGAGGTGAAGCTGCTGCCGGGATGGTCGCTGCGCGTGACCGTCGGTCCGATCGAGATGTGTCTCGATGACCTCGGTTGGCACAAGTGGCGCTGGGACATTGGTCCCGGATTCGCGCTTTGGGCGTGTGGCTTCGTCTTCGAAATCGCGCCTTCTGGGGAGACGTTCGAGCGCATCTATGTCGGCGACGCGGAAGCTTTGGATCCGAGACGATGAAGACCTACAACTACAGACCTGTCGTCCTCATCTACATCTCAGGCGACGCCTACGGCGGTGAGCCCCATGCATGGCCCGGCACCGGCGACCCCATCGTTGTCGTCTATGACGGCGGCCGGTACGACAAGTACAACTCCAACCCAGGCGACAACCCGCTCGACGACTACGCGCATGCGCTCCGGCTGCTGCGAGGTCGCGCCGCTGGGCGGATGTTGCGTTCTTGGTGCGAGGGCGACGCAGAGTTCCTGAGCGAACGCTACGAAGAAGAGGACTACAGCTATGAACCGTCTTGACCTACTGGCGTTGACGTTCGTCGCGCCGTCGCACCCGTGCGTCGGCCGGATCGTCGTCAGCGACATGAACAACGTTTCGTTCATCCTGGCCGTCGCGGCCGGGCACTACCACGACACCGAAGGAGAGACCCAGAATGGCCGTTGAGTACGAAGACGATAAGAAGATCCTCCTCGTCGAGGACACCAAGACGCAACTCATCGATGCGCTGGCCGACCTGATGCTGATCCATGGCGGCGACGGCTCGAAGGTACACGACGAGATTGAGCGTGCCTGGTCGTCAGCCCATGGTCACTACGAGGCCGAGAAGGACGGCGACTCCGAGGGGTACCAGATCAGGGTTGCCGCCCAGGACGGCAGCCGCTCGGTTCCACTGCGCGAGTGGGTGACGCGATGACCGGCCGACAGATCGGTACCGTCGAAATCCTGCGCTCCAGGGTCTACAACATCGACCCCAACGACGACCTCTCGCCTGAGGTCGTGGTCGAGCCTCAGGTGTGTCCGGTCTACGAGGACGGCGACGTCGTCTACTGGACCATGGAGGGCAACCTCAACGAGCGCCTGCCTCCGCAGATCGAGACGCTGTGGCCGGGAACGTTCGCCATCAAGGCCGCTGGCGACTCCCCCACCGGCGCCCGTGTAGGGTTTGAGTCGCAGCGGTTCGGACCCGCGGCGTTCCTGGACCTAATGGCGCATCCGGTGGCGCGCGACGGACATTCCGAGCAGCGCCTGCGCTTCAACATCAACAACTGAAAGGGCATCAAGATGAGCAGACGAGTGCGCATCGAGGTCACCGAGTTCTACAACATCGAGATCGGTGACGAAAACGACGGCACCGACGCTGTCCTGGAACTCGACGAGATGGACTCCGACGACCGCGCCGCGCTCTATCAGGAGCGCACGATCAAGGTCTTCGACGACAGCACTGGCGAAGAGTTGCCGGTCGATCGGACGGTCGTCTGATGGCGACCAAGTACGATGCCTACGTAGAGGCCATCAACCGCGCCGACGAGGCCATGCAGGAAGCGCTGCGTGTCCTGCCGCCCGACGCAAGCGAGCTATCCGTGCTGGTCACGAACGGAACGTTCCGTGACGTCCGCGCGACGCTCACGATGGCCTACGGGCTTCAGAGTGAGGCCCAGGATGGGGCTCGCTGACATCGCCGCCCTCCTGGCGGCGTACGAGAACGAGGAACTCAACTACGACGAGGAGGTCGCGTTGTTCCAGCAGTTGCTCGACACAGGTGTGATCACGCACCTCCAGGGCGCCTATCACAGGCGCATGAATCAGTTGATCGAGGACGGTGAGGTCAGTGTCGCAGGACAGACCTAAGGCCGTCGCGTGGATCGAGACGCCGATCGACAACATCAAGTACACCATCAGGGGGATCGACCGCAATGACGGCGCTCCTCTAGGCGGGGTCTACGTCGAGCGCGAGACCGACGGCGGCGTCGACCAGGCGCAGGTCGAGGTAACCCAGTGGGGACAGACGCTGCGCTTGGACTTCATCCAAGGCTGGCTCAGCGAGAGCATCATCGACGCTGACGACGAACACGACCGGCGATGGAGCCAGCGGCCGGTTGGTCTGTGGGCGCTGATCTGGCGGACCTGGATGGAATCGCTCATCACACGAAAGGACTAACCAATGATCAACGAGATAATCGAGGTCGAGCGGCTGAGTCGCTCTGTCCCCTACCGCGGCAACTACCGGGGAGGCATCCTCACGGTGGTCGACCGCGCTCAGTTCCGCCGAACGCCGGACGAGCGCAACTGGGCGGTCGACTCGCCTGAGTACGAGCAATGGATGAACATGCGCAAGCTGAGGGTGCTCGAACTCTGCCGCGCCGTCTTTGGCGGCTTCGTTCCTGACGAAGAGCGCGGGGACGACATGGATGGGTTCTACGCGACGCGCCTGTCCGAGTTCGGGCTGCTCTCGATTCGCCGCACCGAACGCGGCGTCGAGGAGCGGTGGCGCTACGAAACACTCGAACCCTACACGGACTGATGCTCGTCATCGTTGGCGTCGTCTGTTCCTTCGTAGCGTTCCTCTCCGGCTTCGCCGCCGCGGCGCTATTCGAGTCATCGACGAAGTGTGAGGACCGCGCAGGCAGCGCACTGCTGGCCCTTGCGGGCGTGATGGCCGCCGCGACTACGGCGGGGTGGATCTACGCGGCGTCGCTGTGCTTCTGATCGCTTGACGTAAACCAACGAAAGGAATAAGGTGCTCACCATGTCATCCGTGTCTTGGACCCTCATCTCAGAACTCCCTGACGGCCATCGCGTGTTCGAGTTCAACCGAACCGGCCGATACGCGATCGTCGACCGCTCGGGCTATTCGCCCGATCAATCCGACGACGGCCGGCTGTGGCTCAACTTCAACGAACCGATCCTGCTGGGCGGCCACGAAACGGTCGTGCCGGTCAAGAACAGTGGCGGCTCACCCTATGGTGTGTTCGTCGATCCGCCGACCGCGATCGCCCTAAGCGAGCGCTTCGATTGGGCGCTCAACGTGCGCGGTATCCCGTTCAAGGTGGTGCGTGACAATGAGCGATAATCACGCCATCAATCAGGTCGCCCTGGCGCTGCGCGCGGCGTGTCGCGCGCATCCTGATCAGCGGGTGATGCAGGTGTTGGTCAACGCGTGCGGCGTCGATCCGTTCTACCTCGAAGATGACGAAGCGCGAGCGAGACTGCACGCCTATGCCAAACGATCCTAGGGAGCTATCCATGCTGATGGAGTTCGAGCTTCGTCTGTCCGGCTACTACGGGGACTCGCCCGCAGAGGGCGGCGGCTTCGAAGGCTACCGCGAGATCAGTTCGGCGCGGTTCGCGGTGCTTCGCTACGACCACGGCAACACTGATGCCTCGGTCTCGGCCGAGGCCTGGCACACGGAGGTTGAGGCCGTCCGAGCGATCGACGAGTTCATCGCCGACTGGGTCACGGCCGAGCGCTTCGAGTGCTACACCGTCGTGGAGACCGAGCGGCAGCGATCGTTCTTCCGCTATGAGCTTCTACGCGCGCTCGACGAGGCTGTGCGCGCAGGCCTTGACGCCAAAGATGTGCCGTACGCGTACTCGATGACCGATGAGACGGCATTCGTGTACAACCTGCGCCTCTACAACAACACCAACCTGGAGACCTAGATGCCAACCAACGATCTCACCGCGCTGCGGGAGTGTGTTCGCGGCGCGCTCAACAAGTACAAGCAGGCGCTGAAGGACGCGTCCGTAACGACCACCGACGACGCCGTGCACCTCAACCTCGAAATCTCGATCGCCCAGGTGAGCGCCGCCAAGCGCGTGCTCCATATGGACGACTGAAAGGAACACCATGACCAACGACACCATCAACGAGGCCATCAACATCCTCAACAAGATGGCCATCATCGTACGCAACGACATGCTCACACGGGGCCAGTACGTGTCCACCACGATTGATCTCGAACTGCGCGACAAGGGCGCAATCTGCGGCGGCCACAAGGCCTGCGCCGTAGGGTCGCTGTATCTCGCAGGCGGCATCAAGCCACACGAGGTCTATCCCGGCAAGAGCTACAACTACTTTGTGCTCCAGGGCGTCGATCGTCATGAGCGCGCAGAGTTCCTCGCTGAACGCCCCGCGCTGCGCGCGGCGTACGACGCACTCAACGAGGCCGCCAAGCGTTTCATCGATCGCCACAATCTCGATCTCTTCGACGGGGAACGGTTCGAGATCGGCGGCCTAACTCAGACGAACGGCTGGATGGAATTGCTGTTCGAGGCCGCCGACATCGATGGTCACGTACTCGACGCACAGGTCGAGCTTCCCAAGATCATCAACAACGCGAAGCGTGCGCTTCGCCGATCCATCAGCAAGTAGAAAGGAACCCCAATGTCCCAGAAGATCAAGAACAACAAGTCGCACCGTCCCGGCCAGCCCAACCCCTACGTGGAGCGCAGCCTCGACATCCTGACCCGCCTGTGCGCGGCCAACACCCCGCAGACGCGCGCCGCGCTCGGGCTGTCGCAGTTCCGCGCCGAGGGCATGCTGGAGAACAAGCTCATCAAGCGCGTCGCGGTGCGCTACACGGGCACCGCGGGTCGGCCGGCGTACCTGTACGAGCCGACGGCGAAGGCCCGCCGGGCGGTTGAGGACCGGCTGCGCTCGGGCCGCATCGTGCGCCGTGGCCGCAGGCTGGTGGTGGCGAAGTGAACGTCGACTCGGAGTCCGCTCGTCGAATCAGGGCGATCGTCGAGTCCCTGCACGAGATCGCCTATACGTACGAGGAGTGCGGAATGGCGAACGAGTGTGATGAGATCAACGCCGCCGCCGATCAGGTCAGGCGCCTGCAAAGCCTGCCCGACACCGACGACGACTGAGGGGAGCTATCCAATGAAGGTCTACAACTACAAGGATGGTGTTCGGCGCGCCGTTGTGCGCGTCGAGCACCACATCGATTTCAACTGGCTCGTCTGGACCGCAGCCAACCTCATCGATGGCGTCGTCGACGCTGGCGACGAGGATGTGGTCGAGCAGGTCGAGGAGGCCGCCGCGGAGTTGACACGCCGTGATGTCGAGCGACGGCTTCGGAGTAACCTCGCCCTGGACGGCGAGGGATGGATCGACTTCCAGGACGAGCGAATCAGCCTCGCTGCCGAGACCTGGGACGGCCACTTCGACTACAACGAGGAGATCGTGCCACTATTGGTGGCGCGCCTCAAGACCCTGTTCCCCGAGTTCAAGGAGCCCACATGAGGCATTTGCTGTTGTTGATGCTCTTGCTGGCCGGGATGTGCCCGGAGTCAGCACGCGCCGACCATCGCGTCGATCCTCGCGCGCCGGGCGCGGCGGCGGCGGTGGATCGCTACGCGCACCAGTTGGCGATCGATGAGACCTCGAACGGCGTCATCGTCACATACACCGGCGTTCGGCGGTACCCGCATTCGCACTTCGCGCTGAGCTTCGCACAGACGCGGAAGAACCAGGTCAACGACGTCGTAGTGCCGGTGGTGGCACACCAGTGCCCAGGTCCATACTACGTTGTCCATCTTATCGGTGAGCGCGTTGACTGCATTTGGCGCTTCACCGACGTGATTCCTGCGGGAACGGAGTGGCCATGAGGCGTTCACTGTTGTGCTTGTTGTTGCTGGTCGGTGCGCTTTTCTGCTTCGGGATGGCGTATGCGATCTACGAGCGCGGCCAGCGCACCGTGGTCTCTGTCAGCACCGGCGAGCGCGTCACTAGGATCCCGCAGCTTCACAGTGCCGCGTACTGCGACTTCATGTTCAACCCGCGTATGCCTCCTCAGGTCCACGGCACGATCCGGGCGGGCGTCGGTACGATTCGCACGTTCGCTCAGCAGGTGCTGTGTTTCGAAACGGCCAAGGAGCAGGCGCTGGTGCGGCCCCAAATGACGCGGATGTGCCGTCAGGAGCACTTGGTGTGCTGGCAGAAAAGGATCCGATGACAGACACGAAGCGGTTCGTCGTAGTGCCTAACCACATCTGCGGACCGGCCGTGATCAGACACGGCAACCTCGTCGATACGTGCCCGACGGTTGAATCGGCGCAACGGATCGCCGACGTCCTGAACGCGCTCATCGTGGATGCCGACGCGTTGACATTCTCATACGCGATTCCTGAGTTGAACAAGCTCAGGGACCAGGAGAAGGATCGCGTCATTCGCTTCATGGGTAAGTACATCGGAGCGCACTGCCGATAATCGCGGCCCGGTCCTCGCCGACCGGGTCGTTTTTATTTACAGTAATTTTGTCAAGTACTATAACTTGACATCTCTGCGGAGGGTTTGCTAGGTTCGTGGAGAACACGCGGCCGGTCCTTTGGCCCGCTCGGCCGCCGTGGACACCAGCGGCCCGGAGGTTCCGCATAAGGGGATAGGCATGCGGGGCCTCCGGGTAGTAATTCCAGCCATGCGCCGTGTCATCTTGCTTCTAGCCTTGCGCCCAATGGGCGCCCCTACGTGGGGTCTCGGGGAACGCCACGCCCACTACGAGACCGCCGAGCGCGCCTACAGGGCGCGCAGGACCCGCCTGCATGCGGGCCGACCTCTGCACCCACGATGATCACCCTCAGCGAGCTATCCAGCGCCGCGCGCGCCAACGACCACCTCGCCGCCGCGGGCGTGCCGCTGGACGAGATCCTCATTGACTTGAATCTTGAGCCAAGCTCATTGATCCGCGCTGCTGAGCAAAGGGCGCTGCGGGTCGCGCTGCTCCACGACGGCTGGTCAGAGCTTGAGATCGACGCCCTTGGCGGGCTGATCCAGCCCCGGACGGTGCGCGTCGAGGAAGCGACGAACTTCTGGATGCCCACGTTCACCGCGTTGGTCATCGACGGCGCGGCCATGATTCGCCGGGCCGAGCGCGAGTTCTCCTCTCGCGCCTAAACCTCCCTATTTGCGGCCCTCGCTGCTCCTTAGTTGGCGCGTTCGCGCTCCACTAGCAGCGTCTCCTAGGCCACAAGAATCCCTCTCTGTGCAGGAACTTTCTACCCGAATGGGTAGTTCGGGGACGAAGCGTTTGACATCCCCAGTTTTGGGGGTATATTTGTCCATGTCAGAACGACCCCCGACGGAAGCCAAGACGGCGGAATCGAGGGACATCAGGACCAATCGGACCTAAGTCTCAACCGCGAGCAGTCCGCCCGATCCACAGGGGCACACCAAGAGGTGTCGTTCGGGCGAACTGCTCGTGTTTCGCTAGGGGGCGAACCGGGCAGGAAACCTATCATCTATCTACACCAGAAGGAGGTTTCCCCCTTATGTCCACTCAGACCAACACCGAGACGCGTCGCGGACAGGTCACGCTCGTCGCCATGGAGAGCGCGAACATCGACACGACGTGCTACCGGGGATCGGCACCGCTGAGCGCGCTGTCGGCGATCTCGCAGGCCGACGTGTTCGACCAGGTCAAGAACCCGGGCGGCCTTCAGCGCGACCTGTCGCCCAAGCACGCCGCCGACGCCTACAACTACGCGAGCCGCGAGCCGAACCCGGAGTTCCCGCGCGCGTTCCCCGAGGTGATGCTCAACGTGCGCGACGAGGACGTCGTGTCCGTCGAGACCATCAACACGGGACGCCAGCGCCAGGTCAAGGTCATCAAGTTCGACTTCGACCTCAGCGCCATCGACGACGCCGTGAAGGCCGGGAAGATCGCCGTCTCCCGCATGGACGGCAACCACCGTCTGTGGTTCGGTGACGGCGACGACAAGAACCGGCAGTCCGTCGACACGCTCGTGCCGTTCCAGATCCACGTCGGGCTGACGCCGGAGCAGGAGGCCAACCTCTTCACCGACGTCAACGCCAACCAGAAGGGCCTCAACTCCAGCCACCTCCACGTCCTGCGCTCGCGCCTGACGCCGGAGGAGCAGGAGCTTCGCGATCACCCCGAGCGCGTGTTCGCGATGCGGCTCGCCGACGACGTGGAGTCGCCGTGGCACGAACTCGTCCACATGGGCGGCTCGAAGGCGGGCTCGCGGCAGGCCGGGCAGGACCGTCCGGTGGCGTTCGTGACGCTGGAGGCGGGGGTCAAGCGGACGCTCAACAAGTCCGTCTACATCCACGACCTGCCGAACCCGAACGCGCAGTACGTGCTGATCCGCAACTTCTGGAACGCCGTCAAGGCGGTGTTCGAGGAGGAGTGGACCAACCACAAGGACTACCTGCTGCTGCGCAACCTGGGCGTCCTGGCGTTCTCGATCTTCGGCGGCACGGTCATCGATCGCTCGATGGCGCGCGGCGAGGTCACGGTCGAGGCGATGCAGGCCTACATCGAGCAGGCCAAGGACGTCTTCGACTGGGCGAAGTCCGCGACCGGTGAGCGCTCGCTGGCCGGCATGTCGGGCAACCGGGCGGCGCTGATCGTGTCCGGCGAACTCGCCAAGGATCTCGTCGACCCGGGCGAGTCGGCGGTCATGAAGTCGATCCAGGAGCGGCTGCTCGCCGACGCGGGCTCGATCCCAGACGAGGTCCCCTCGGAGTGGGAGCGGCGCCCGGAGGTCTCGGAACTGGTCGCCGCCGGGGTTCGGCCCAGCGTGGGTGACCTTGAGGGCGACGGTCAGTCGCCTGACACCGAGTAGCCCGGCGCTGTCAGCGTAGGCGAAAACACGCAAATAGCGAGGAAGGGCGGCTTGCGGGCCGCCCTTTCTGTCAGTAAGGTCTCCGGTGTAACCAGATCCCACGGAAAGGGACCCGTTGTTCACCAAGACCCATGATGCGCTGCTGCCGGGCCTGTCGGCATTGGACCAGCGCTCCATCATGATGGCCGCGTTCCTGGCCCACGAGGGCCGCCTCGACGAGGCAGAGGCGACGCGATGGGCCGCAAAGTACGACCTCGGTCGTCAGGAGGCCGACCCGAGGTAGCCCGATAGCGGGCAGGGGAGATCACCGCTATGTGTCCGCTCAGTGCGGTTGAGCGGACACTAGCGCTCAGAGGTAAGGGGGCCTCAGTGCCGCCCACATGTGTGGCTTACTGGCTGGCAGGTACGTTCATGATGGAGTCCAGTGAGGGCTTCGACGACGAGCATGTGCGCGCTCTGCTCGCTGCGGGAGCGCGCGACCTAGAGGTGCGCGTCGAAGACGGCTGGCAGCCAATTGAAGCCCTTGACATCGCGCGCGCTGTGCAATAGAGTCGTCATCGTTCCAGTCGTTCCCCACTCCAAAGGAGGTCCGGACAATATGTCGCATATCGCAAACCACAGGTACGTCGTGCAGGGTCGTCGCGACTCCGACGGCCGCGTGTGGCCAATCCATGCCACCGACGAGCTTTCCGACGCCCAGCGCGTTCTCGCTGTCGGACGCGACATCGACGGCCAGCACTGGTCGGGCGCTCGCATCTTCGACCGGCGCGACGCCATCATGCCGCAGCACGGCTGGGGGTCGCTGGCATGAGCCCCTCGTTCCCCAACCACTCTCACTTCGAAGACCCCGGCGCGAAAGACGCGAAGCCGGCTTCGAAGTCCCAGACCCGCGCGATCTTCTTCGCCTCCGGGCTCGACGCGCGGCCACTTGGCCTGACCTACGCGGAGGCCTCGGACTTCCTCGATCGCCTCAAGGCCTCAGAGGCCGCCGAGGCCGCGATCACCGAGCTTCAGGAGCGTGGCGCTACCGGCTCTCCCAAGGTCCCGAAGGCGGTCCGCGATGCCCGCCACGCGGCGCTGTTCGAGCGCGCCTGGGCTGCTGGCGTAGCTGCCGCTCAGGCCCACACACCGGTTCCGATGACAGTGGTCGAATACGCCAACCCACTTGCCGACATCCTGGGCGGCGATCCCGGCGAGGTGGTGCGTCAGTACGAGCCCGTCGCCGACGGTGCCTGCGGCTTCGCCTGGGTCACCATCCATCCTGGCAACTCTTCGTTCGCCCGATGGCTGACCGCCAACAACCGCGCGCGCCCGCACTACCGGGGCGGCGTTCAGGTCTGGATCAGCGACTACAACCAGTCCTACGAGCGCAAGTCCGAACACGCACGCGCGATGGCGGCGGCGTTGCGCGAAGAGGGCGTGCAGGCCTACTCCGGCGGGCGGCTCGACTGATGCCTCCCATGCTATACAACAAGTCAACCGGCACCTACATCCCGACCGCTGAGTTCGAACTGTACCTGGATGGCGAACTCATCAAGACCGCCGTAGCGACGTGTCGCCGCGACGCTGGCGAAATCTTCGACCTGGAGGTCGAGGACTACAACACGCTCCGCGTCGACCCGAGTCGCTACGAGGTCAAGGTCCGTGAGCACAGGTGCTGGCCCGGAGCGATGGCCTACATCTGCTGCTTCTGCCAAGCCAAGATCGAGAACGACTGATGAGCGTCTACCGCGACACGTTGGCCGCCCTCGTCGCGTTGCCCTCAAACGGCCACGGCATTCGAGCCGTCGATGTGGCCTATCTGGTCGGTCACCGCAGCGACGAGGCCGCCGTCTTCAGGTATCTCAAGACCCTTGAGATCAATGGCTATGCGCTGCGGACGAGGCACTACGAGACGCTTTGGGAGCCGGATCTAAATGAGCCCGCCGACTGGTCCTTCGAGCCTACCGTGGCCGGCCGCTACGCGATCCTAGCCGGGAAGGATCTCTGAGTGTTCATCATCCGTCTCAATCTCGGCAACGCAGCCATGCGGACCCCGGGCGACGTCGCCAACGCGCTGCGACGCACCGCCGACAGTCTCGACCGCATGGACCGCTACACGATGGGCCGACAGACCGACGGCCTCATCAAGGACATCAACGGCAACACCGTCGGTAGCTGGGGCGTTCGCGCCTGGCCCGACGAGGAGGACATGTAGATGCCGCTCACACTGGCTGACCCGCCGCCGATCGAGGAACTCGATCACATCATCGTCACTGCCAACCGTTCCGTCGCCTACAGCGGCTACGACCCCAACAAGGCCTGGATTCTGTTGACCTACATCAACGGAACCGGCTGGGCCATGTGGGGCTCAGAGCCCAACGAGCAGGTGGCGCGGAAGACGGCCTTCGAGCGCACCCGCAGGACCGGTTACCGGTACGCGGTGATCGCGTACTCGGAGATCGTGGCACGCGATCGTGCGCTGAGGACTCAGGCGAAGCAGAGGAGCGCGAGATGAGGTACAAGACGCGCCTGCTTTGGGAGGAGGACGTCTCCTCGGTCCACACGTTCGAGATTCATGACGACTTCGCAACCGACGAACTCGCCGCTGAGGTTGCACACATGATCTGCATGTACGAGGAGGCCAACAAGGTCGACTATGTGCGGCGCGATGTCGCCTCGGGCAGCGTGTATCCCATCAGTGGCGCGCTTCGCGTGACCTACAACGGTTCGATCCTGGGAGAACTCTGATGCGCTACATAGCCAAGCTGTACTTCGATGACGGCTCGGATACCGACGTCGAGGTCGACATCGACACCAACGAGACCGACAACCCGCGCATGCTGGCCCAGTACGCGGCCGAGGCGTACGCGGAGACCATCAAGGCGACTGTCGATCGCGTCTGGCGAGACGAGGCGCACCTCTTCGTCTCCGGCGGCATGTGGTATGAGCGCGGGGTCAACGGCTACGACGAGAGAGGATCGGTCTGATGGACACCGCGATCAGGGCGTTGCGTCAGATGGGGCGCCTGGAGATTCACTCCATCGGTCGACCGTCGCCCTACCTGGCCGGTCGATCCGGCACAGGAGTCAAGGTCCACGCTGTGGCCCCCGGGTCGGTTGTCCGTGACCCGGAGACGTTCGAGCGCGTCGGCACCTCGCTGTGCAGCGAACGCGTCACGGCGTCGGCGCTCGAACACTTCGACCCGCAGGCCCGCGACGCGTGTCAGCGCTGCTCAGACAGTGTGCGCCGGCTTCGCGGTCCGGCAGCGTAATCACTCAGAGAAAGGAACCAATCATGAGCTTCAAAGTAGAGGTGATCGCAGACAACTCCGGTAAGTGGTACAGCAACTCCGTCCGCTTCGCCACCGCGCCGGAGGCAGAGGCTGCGGGTCACGACTTGGCCGGACGCTGGACGCTCGTCCAGGAGTGGCGTGTCGCCGAGTCCGACGAGCCCGTCAACTACATTTGGCGGGCCGGCCAGGCGGTGCCGGTCTGATGTTCTACGCAAAGACACTCAGAGGCCGCGCCTGGGCTGACTCGGTTCCGGCACGTACCAAGACGTCAGCGCCTGTCGGTGGCGCGCCCGCACGCGTCTTGATCGGCATCGAGGACGACGGCAGCATCGTTACGGCGGTGATGGATGTCGCGGAGGCCGTGGATCTCTATCGCGGGCTCGGCGTCGCGATCCGTGACGCAGGTGGCGAGGTGCCGGTCTGATGAGGGAGGTTCGATACGAGACCGCACAGAGTGATCGATCGGTGACGATCAAACGCATCAAGGTCGGCGAGGTCAATCCGTTCTCCAAGACCGGTGCTTGCTACGCCGACATCGTTGATGAGCTTATGCTCGAAGAAGACCCCAGCGGCTCGTTCACCATCTACATGGATCACTCAGCCGGCGATCCCGACAGCAATCGGTGGAGCGAGATAACCATTCGACGTGAGGACGCACTCACGATCTTCGAGTGGCTCGGGTCAAAGTAAAAGGAGCACCATCGTGACCGTTCACCACTTCACGTTCCAGCGCAAGGCCCATGGCGACGACGTCATCGAGATCGGCAAGGTGCTCGATCGCCTCGCCCAAGAAGGCAAAGAGGTCGTGACAGTGTCGCACTCCGTGCGCACTATCACCTCCTTCGATCATACCTATACGTATGTGGACGTCGTCGTTGTTACGCGCGAGTCCGGTAGCACGTATGAGCGCGGCCTCATCAACCGCATGGAGGACTGGCTCGGCGTCCACGAGGGCTATATCGACGAACATGAGGACGAATATCGCGCGCTTCAGCGAGAGGTGCGCGCCTACCTGAGAGGAGAACAATGAGCCCGGCCATCACACCCGACGAGGCCTTCTCGAAGGCCGCCGAAGGCCAACACATACCCAACGAAGTCTTCGAAGTCTTCAACGAATTGATCGTCAAGAACCTCCGAGATGGTAAGGCGCGTATCCAGCAGGATGAGGCGGTCACGATGATTGAGGCGCGTATGACCGTGCAGCGGCAAGACATCTACGGCAACCGGTGGCTCGACGTAGAGGACGCCTACCGCGCCCAGGGCTGGGCCGTCGATTACGACAAGCCCGCCTACAACGAGACACACTCAGCAACCTTCACCTTCAGGAGATCCACGTGACCGACATCCTCGCTGAGCGCGAGCTATCCCTGCGGCGGCATCTGAAGACCATCAATCCGACCTGGGCCGCCTACTACGTCGGTGTCGCCGAGGAGGCCATCGCCGCCGCCGAGGCCGGCGAGGACGAATTCAAGATTGCCCTGCCGGGCGGTCGGTCGGTCACAGCCGAGAACGTGATCTCCGCGTTCTCGCTCAGCGGTTTCGTCGGAGGCGATGATGACTAGCACGGTCTACGTCGGCGACCGCGTCTGGGCTGAATACCTAGACATCGGTATGTCACACCGTGAGATCCACGCAGGCTACGCGACCGTCACGGCGGTTCATCCGACGCCGCGCGTGCTCCCCGACGGGGCGAGCCACGACCTGTCGGTGCCGTGGATCGGTATCAAGCACAAGGTCGATGGATGACCGGCGTACGAAAGCACTGGATCGCATGGGCACCGATCGGTGTCAGCGATTGGGAATCGCCGGCCCTGATCTTCGACTACGAAGGTGCGGCCGATCGATATCGCGCACTTGGCTGGACCGTTGAGGGGCCATTCGAGCCCGCGCGGAAGGCCGTCCAACTCAGCGACATCGTCGGCTACATCGCCACGCTGAACGACTTCTACAACTGGAACCGGTGGATCATCGACCGCCTTGAGGAGCGCTTCGGTGAGTAACGGGGAAGCTATCCAGATCATCGACGAGATGATCGCCGAAGTCCTGGAACGCAAGCGGCGTTTCTCGAAGCCGATCCTCGGTGGCGCTCGGCAAGTGCCGTTCGACGGTGAGGTGCTCGGACTGTTCATTCGATACGGAGTCCTCGAAGATGCACGTGCTCGCCTGACCGGCCAGGAACTCGACCACCAGGCTTCAATCGAGCGCTTCCACTCAGGAGCAGCGATCAATGCGTGATCTGCTGCGGTTCCCGCTTGATCTCTATGTGTGCCCTGAGTGCCAGACGGTCGATCAGGACCAATACTTCACAGGCGGGCACGACTTCGCCGCCAACCCCAGGTGTCACCGCAACCAGCGGGTCCCGGTCCGTGTCATCGCCTTCGATACCGCTGTGTGGGTGCTGACGACAGCACTCGTCGGCGCTGGCATACCGCGGCAGCGTGCAGAGGTCACAGCGATCGAGCTACTCAACGACGCTGAGCGCATCGCCGACGTCACAGCCCAACCATATACAGAGGAGGAGCTATGAAGGTCTACGCCGCCTATGTCTACAACGATGCAAGCCCGCCGCGCTTCGTGGGCATGTACTCAACCTACGCAAAGGCCTTGCTTGCGTCGAGCCCGCGCATCGACGACATGGTCAAGGAGTTCGAGATCGAGCCCGACGATCGCTCATTCCCAGCGATCTCTGGGACCATCACGGCGTGCGAGAACTGCAACGTCGTCCTCGCCCGCGACGGCGAAGTTGTCGCACAGCGACCCAGCACCGTATGCTCGCATCTCAACGCCGGGACCTACGTCAATCTCAACTCTGTCGTCGATGCTGTCATGGACGCGCAGGCAGAGTTGCAGACGCCGTTGGGGTTCTACCGCATGTATGACCCTAAGTACGAGCACGCGCTACCAATCGAGTACGACGATCACATCGAGGATCGCCTAGCGAAGACGCTCGCTCGTCTGCACGCGCTGCTCGCCGCCCTCGGGACGCCGATGTATCGGCCGGCGCAGCACGATGAGGTCGAGGCGATCGACCTAAAGGCAACGCCGTGAAGGTCTACGTGGCCTTCCACAGAGGTGAGTTCTTTTCGGCCACGACGTGCCGCCGGGACCGAGTTCGTTCGTCGGTGTCTACGTGACGCGCGAGGAGGCGCTACGACGATGCTGGCCTGAAGGCGACTCGCGCTTCGTCGAGGAGCGCGAGCTTGAGCCTGCTCACGAGGAAGAGCAGTCGTTACCGCAATGGAACTTCCCTTGACATCAAGCCGCGACTAGGCTAGGTTCATGGCATGACGCCGGAGCGCGCCTTCCATCTGTTCGGAGACGTGCTCTCGAACCGTGACATCAGGATCTTCTCGCGCAGTGATCTCGCCCACGGACGTGTGTGGTTCGTCCACGCTACCGTCGGCGATGAGACGCGCGAGGTGTTCCAGACCAACGATCCCCGCCTGGCGGCGCGCTGGCGCGAAACCTACACACGACTGGAAAGGAACGCTCAGTGAAGAAGAGAATCTTCAAATACTCGCTTGAGGTCGAGCCGCGCCAGATGCTTCATCTTCCGGCAGGCGCAGAGCTTCTCTCGGTGATCGCCGACGCCCTCGGACCGAAGCTGTACGCGCTCGTGGACCCAGAGGCGTCGGCCGAGCCGCGCATCCTACGCACAGTCGTTGCCGGCGAGGTCGTCGAAGGGGATGCGCTCGGCGCCTACATCGGAACCTACGTGGTCGGTGAGGGGCGCTTCATCGGCCATCTGTTCGAGCAGGCAGTCGGTGTCGGCGACGAACGCGATCGACGTTGGGACGCCGATATGGCTGACCTGCGGCGGGAGTTGGTGGCCTCGTGAGCGGGCTCCCACTCCGGCAACGAAACGCAGGCCGGGTCTGGGACCTGACCGGCGTCCACGGATCACCGACGCGGATGCGTCTCGCCAATGGCCATGGTCCGCAGTTGCCGCGGGCAGAGGAGCGGATCACCGTGGTCGAGGTTGGCTCTTGGCGGGCCGTCTGGGTGGCGCTGCGCGCCGTCGTTTCGGGCCAGGACAGCCAGGCCGGAGGGCGAGCGATGAAGGTGTTGGCAGGCCGCTTGAGCGACGCGGATCGCAGGATCATCTTCGAATCGAACGAGTCGGGGCGGCCCGTCCTGATCGCGACGCTCGACGCCACGGTGACCTACGACCAGCGGCGCCCGACGCCGTACGACGTAGCCCCGATGCAGGCAGTCGGCGTGGCGAAGACCTGGGATCACGGCTACGTCGAGCTTGGCGGCTGGTCGTTCACGACGCGCATCCCATGGACGTCGATCGTTGCCGTGTGGTGGCGGGATGAGGCGCCCAGCGCACCGGACGTCGCCGCCCGGATCGCCGAGTTCCAATCGGACACGTTGGCCGAAAAGTGAGCGCTACATGATCTGGGTAGCCGTCACGGCGCTGGCGTGCCACAACGCCTATCTGCTTAGGAAAATTCACCAATCAAATCTACGGATCGACACAACCTGGGACGCGTGGCGATCCGACATCCCGTTGCTCAGGCGGCGCGTTGCGCGGCTGATTCGCAAGGAGGGCTAAACCTGTGCATGACAGACGCTGGAATTCCACCACAGTCACTGTGACGCTCTACTGGGACGGCTTCACCGACCACGACATTGAGGTACTCGAAGATCTCGACTTCGCGGTCCTCAAGGAGGGCAAGTATTTGGTTCTAGAGCGCACCGTGAACGGAAACTGCGACGCAGTCGCCAACGCCGGCATGGTCCTGCGCGACGTCGAAGACGCGCTCGTAGATCTCTATCTCAGCGTCTTTGATGTGTCGGTCGTGTCGAGAAAGGGCGCGTGATGGTCTTCGTTGCGTTGGTTTTGGTAGTGCTCTTTGTTGCCCTCTTCTGCGGACTGCTTGTCGCGATGATCGATCGGATGTCGTGATGCTTCCCGACGACCTCATCGAGCGCCTTCGATCCGGCGATGACCCGCTCCACATGGCGAAGAAGCTGCTTCGCGCGGGGCATGATCTCGGGCAGCACACCAAGAGCGTCGCCAACTGCCACGTCATCGGTCTCGACTCGATCGTGCTCTTCGATTTCGGCGAACACGGCATGATCCGCTACTACGACTACTCGATGCTCGACGGGTCGCTCAGCAGCCTCTACAACGAGGACGGTGGCTTCACGATCGGTGTGCACAACCACCGCTACGAGATCGCCAAGATCCCCCTCATCGGTAGCTACGCCAACGTCGTAACTGCGATCGACGAGACCGATGGACGCGGCCGGATGCTGCTACACGAGTACGAGTTCTCGTCCGGCATCGGAGGCGAGCTAGGGGTCACGTATCGCGACGCACGCCTGATGCGGCCCTTCGATGTCGAGGTCATGATGCCCGGCTCGTCGGTAATCATGCAGCCCGAGGATCTCCACACCGTTGTCGTGCCGCGCCGTCAGCGCGCCGCTTGGATGGTGATCGAGGGCTCGCGACGCGATGACATCACGCCGCTGCTGTACTCGCCGACCCGGGACCTTGTCCTCAACTCAGATCATCTCTACCAACCCATTGCCGGGCGCGCCAAGTCGGCGATCGGCAAGCTCATTGAGGAGCTATCCGAGTGACGCTCAGCGAGCACGTCTACACATTACGGCGCATCGTCTATCTGCTCATCCTGCTGCTGCCAACACCGCCGTCAATCATTTGGGGCAATTGGGGTAACGGTGATCTTCTCGTGATGGTAGCGTTGGTTTGCGGGATTATCGCGTTAGCGCTCTCAGGCCCACTGATCATGGAGACCTGTGATTTCTACGACCACGACCGCGCTCGCGCCATCGCCTCGCGTGGTCGTCGCTACAGTCGCGGGCGCGTCGTTGCTATCCCTGATCAAGACACCGTCAGGGTTGAACTCATCGAGCCCGATGCGGGGGACAGGACGCGCCTGGTTGTGGCCGCTGTATCTGAAACCAGGACACTATACGCCCAACCACAACTATAGGATCTTCCGCACCGACGTCGAAGGTCAGGACGACGCTGCACTTGAGTACGCGACGGAGCTTCGTCAACAACTGCTGGCGCGTAACGCGCGGCCGGCACCCGAAGCACGAGCGCTAGCAAAGACCATCAACCGCGGTTGACAGCAACCGACGAATCTGGGACAATACACCGAATGACTACAACGAAGACTCCCGTCGATCTCTGGGTCGAAGCCCTTGAGAGCGGCGAGTTCCAGCAAACCACCGGCGTCCTCACCAATAAGGACGACAAGGACTGCTGTCTCGGCGTGGCCTGCAAGGTCTACCAGCGCGAAGTTGGCGGCCTCACGCTCTCCAACGACGAATACGGATCAGTGCTCTACGATGGCCAAATCGGCACACTCCCAGCGGCTGTTCGTGACTGGCTCGGACTCGCGTCCGAGGATGGCGAATACGATGATGCCGGCTACTCACAGACCCTGGCCGGCGACAACGACGACCGAGGCCACGATCTCCTTGAGATCGCCGCAACCGTCCGCAGCCGTCCGAAGGGGCTCTTCCGTGACTGAAGCGCTGCTGGACCTGACGGAGTTCAACTTCGTTCCGTGGCCGAAGATCGCGCGCCTGAATCGCGAGACCATCATCACGGAGAAGATCGATGGCACGAACGCGGCAATCCAGATTCTCGATGATGGCCGCGTTGGTGCGCAATCACGGAAGCGCCTCATCACTCCTGAGTCGGACAACTTCGGCTTCGCCCGCTGGGTGATGGAGCACGCAGACGAGCTTCGTGACGGCCTCGGTCCGGGCGTGCATTTCGGTGAGTGGTGGGGCTCAGGTATCCAGCGCGGATACGGACTCCAGAGCGGTGAGAAGCGCTTCTCGCTCTTCAACACCTCGCGGTGGAGCGCCGACAACACACCCAATTGCGTCTCGGTCGTCCCGGTGTTGAAGACGCTCGATCGCCTCGACGCCGTTGCTGTCGATGATGTCGTTCAGTTCCTGCGCGTCAACGGATCGGTCGCAGCGCCGGGATTCATGAACCCAGAGGGGGTTGTGGCCTTCCACGTCCCGGGCCGCACGTTCTACAAGGTGCTACTAGAGAACGACAACATCCCCAAGGGAGCGGACTCGAACACCGACTACTCGACCGAGGTGCCGCAGTGAGTGACGGTGCGGCGGCGGCAGGGTTCGTTGTCATCTTCGCGATCATTGCTACCTTGCTGGCGGTGACGAACCTGTGAGCGACAACTCCGACCCTGAGGTCATCCACGCTGCGAAGATCGCCCGCGCGTGGGTGCGGAGCGAGAACGCACGACGCGAAGTCAACGAGGCCGACGCCGCGCTAGCTGAGTTGTCCACCTGGCTGGACAGAAAGAAGTTCCTCGCGTACACGGACGGACGGCCCCTGGTCGTGAATCTCGGCGGCGGTCGCTACGTGGCTGTCTCGATCCCCAACGACACCAACAACTTCAAGTTCGAGGAGGTAGCCGTCGTTGCCTGACGTGTCCGTGGAGGTCATCATCCCCCACGCTGGCCAGGCGCTTGGGGTTGTCTACGACGCCAAGGCCGGCGTGCGGCTTTTGCTTCAACGCGGCGGCGGCTATTGGCAGGCCGTGGCCGGGCTCAAGAACGCCAGCGACGACATCATGTCGATTCCGGGCGGATTCTCGCTCGACCCGGCGATCGAGCGGCGTCTCGACGACGCCTTGAACGCCGTTCACGATGAGGTCGAGGTGCGCGGTGCCGGCATCGCGTTGTCGACGACGCGGATGGAGATCGTGACGGCGTGAGCGCGCGCGCACAACGCTCGCCGGCTTACGAGGCGCGCGTAGCTGAAATGCCCGCCGAGGAGGCGCGCGAAGAGGTTCTGCGCCTTTACGATAAGCTGCTGCGCTATCGAACGCGGGCCGAGCGCGCCGAGGACCGCTACCTGCGACTCGCGCCGCACGTACACGCGATGGCCTACGCGATCGGCATCACTGACGTTCCTCAGCGAGACGATGCCATTCAGATCTACCCAGGATCCTACTAAGGAGAATAGTTGAGCGACACCGTGACCCTTTTCTGCGAGGAGGGCCAACACAGTTGGGAGCGCGAACGCAGACGCGGAAAGGCACCCAAGAACTGTCCTGATCACAAGCCGAGCCGCGCGAAGCTTTCGCCGGAGGAGGCGCAGCGCCGTCGCCAGGAAGGCCGCGCGCGCGCGAAGGCAGAGCGTGACGTCGCAGGCATCGAACGAGTACTCGTGTTCTCCGAGTACCTGAAGCGTGACGCCGAACTCTTCGCCGCCTTCGAGGGCGGCTTCATCGAACGCCACGAATACATCCGGCGTCGCGGCCCAATGCCGATCATGCCGAGCAGCCCGGACTACGCCGCCGCCCGCGAGGCCGGCGTCTATCGCGGAGCAGGAGCAGAGGACAATGAACTCATCGCAGCGTAGCCTAAAGATCAGGCGGCCAACGCGGAGGTTCGACATCCTGCCCTCGATGTACGGATTCGAGGTCATCGACAAGGACGGCCGGACGGTCGCCGAAACCGAAACCCGCGAGGCCGCCGAGATCCTATGCTTGGACCTCGACTCGGCTGCGTTCGTGGGGCGTGAGGCGCTCGCCGATACGATCGCCCGGCTCTAGCGATACCCCCTAGGGGTACCCCAAGCAACTGAGCCAAATCTGAGCGATTCAAGTGGGTCGCTTCCTCGAAACCCAAGGCGTAGAGCCAAGAATTCGAGGGCGGGGGTATCGAAATCGTCGGATTTGTTTTTCAAGTGGTCCGAAGGTGCCTAAAAAATTTGGCTCTAGAATGCGGCGATTGGCCACTTGAGTCCTGGGGACCCTATAGAGGGGTCCCAGGACGTGGTGAGAGCCGGGCAGCGCGACGCTGTAATTCGATTTCACGGCCCGACGCCACATACCCACTCGCGACGCTTCGGATCAATTTAGACGGCCCGTGCGTGGCCGTAGACGACGAGTAAAGGACTACATGCAGACCCCGACGTACACGATCCCCCGCGGCGGCGTCGTCGCCATGATCTCCGAGGCCGCACACACGGCCGGCGTTACCGACAAGCAGTACGGCCGCCTGCTAGAGGTGGCGCAGGCCGGCGAGCGCTTCATGGTCGGCAACTTCCACGACGTCTGCGACTGCCCGTGGCAGCAAGCGTTCGGCCGTGCGAGGGGCGGCGGAGACTTCGCCACTGCGTTCGATGGTCTCGCCGACTCCTACATCGTGAGCCGTCTCGGCAGGCCGAGACAGGCGTTTGCGGTCCTCAAGGTGGCCGCCGATGCCTAAGATCCTCGCAACCGCAGATCTACACGGCTCTCTCCCTGAGATCGACGACTGCGACGTTCTCATCATCGCGGGCGACGTCTGTCCCGATCACCCGATCGGCAAGAAGGAGCGCTACAACCTCCACGACAATGGCTCGGACTTCCAGCTTGAGTGGCTGGACACGACGTTCCGCAACTGGCTGGTTGGGCTCGTCGACCGCGGCATTCGCGTTATCGGCATCGCCGGCAACCATGACTTTGTCTTCGAGCGTATGTCGGCTGCGGTGGATGCGCTGTATCTACCGTGGACGTACCTGAAGGATTCCGGTACCGGCATCGGCGACCTCTCCGTCTGGGGCACGCCGTGGGTTCCGGGTCTACCGCGATGGGCGTTCCACGGCACCGAGAGCGCGTTGGAGGTACGCGCCGACTCGATCCCGCCCGACGTGGACATCCTGATCTCACACGGACCGCCCTATGGGTTATTGGACTTCGTCGCTCCGCAGTTCGGCTCTCTCAATGTTGGCGATCGGACCTTGCGCGATCGGCTTGAGCGTGGTAGCCTGCGGCCCCGCGTCATGGTCTGCGGACACATCCACGAGCAGTACGGCGTCCACGTCGTTCGGCATCCATCCTATGAGTTCACGACGACGATCATGAACGTATCCCACAACACTGAGAACTACGAGCCCATCAACGCCCCGATGGAGATCGTCGAGTTCTCATACCTCGAACAGGAGAAAGCAGCTTGACCGTCATCAAATGGTCCCCACCGATCTTCCCTAGTAACAACACGCTCACCGTCAAGCCGGCACCGAACGATGAGTGCCTCTTCGATCTCAGGGCGTCCGGACACGCCTACTCGAACCTCACCGCATCCGCAGCGGCCGAGATCATCGAGGCGCTCAACGAGGTCTTCCCTGAGATCAGCGACCCCAACTACTACGTGACCCTGTACTGGCGTGACAGCCACAGGGCGGGCGTCAAGGCCGGCCAACAGGACGACATGTGCCTCGGACCCGACTATGCGTCGCATGAAGAAGCCGCGCTTGCGCGGCTGAAGCGACTCGCCTTCGTCGAGGATGGACACTTCACACGTCTCGAAGTCAAGCATCGAGGACTCGTGAAGGTGTTCAATAACGTCTCGCGCCGGCCCGACTATGTCTACGCGGTCGAGGAGGTAGCAGCATGAGCAGCTACGACGACTGGGGTCGCAGCCCCAGCCGAGACACACGGCGCGGCCTCGGCTACCTGCTCGCATGGGCTGTCGGCATCACTCTCATCGTGGGTGTGATCTCGGTCGGCGTGTGGGCGTTCGGCGTCAAGACCTCTGACATCAAGGGCCGCGGTGACGCCACCAAGATCCACAACTCGGCCACTAACCGCATCTTCGCGCAGCAGCACTTCGAGGACATGTACGCCGAGATCAACGATCGCGACGTGCCGAACCTGAAGTCCGCTCGGGCGGCGCTGAAGCAGGCCCCTCACGATCAGGCGCGTCAGATAAACGTGACCGGCGTCCAGCAGATCTGCAACCAGGACGTCGCCGACTACAACGCCGCCGCGCGCAAGTTCCTTGAGCGCGACTTCAAGGCAGCCGATCTGCCGGCCCGCATCGATCCCATCACCACCTGCGAGTAACGAAAGGACAATATGTCTAAGATCCGCAACATCCTGAAGTACGCGACCGTCGCAGCGGTCGCCGTGCTCGTCGGCTGCGGCTTCGCCGCTGTCGCCGAGAAGCCCGGCTACCAGCAGCGCGACGAGGCGGTCTCCGACCGCATCGCCCAGGCGACCGAGTCCGCCATCCCCTACCCGGAGGCGCAGATGAAGGACTCGCTGGAGCGCCACCAGCTTCGTGACCGCCTCCTGCGCTTCAACAAGCCCGACAAGATCGGATACTTGTACGTCTTCGAGATGGGCTCGCGTGAGCCGGTCGGCTACTACGTCGTCAAGGGCAAGATCTCGTCCGTTCAGTCTCAGATGACAAACCCGACGCAGACCTGGAACCACAATTGCTCGTCCGGTCAGGGCGCGTGCGCCTATCTGGGAGCAGCAGAGTCGATCGGTGACGACGGATCCTTCGGTCCCAACGAAGGCGGCGACCGAGGCGTCTTCTTCTTCGACTCCAAGGGCGCGCTGCACGAGACGGTCCAGGACTGGCACTACTCGGACGCCCCGATCGAGGTCTGGAAGGACGCCCCCAACCTGGGCTCGTGATGACGGAGTACAACGTCTACATCATCAACTACGCGCACGACAAGGAGTCGTTCACGCGTGTCAGACGCGTCTCCGGATCGCCATTTGAGGCCGCCCGTGACCGCTGTGACATGCTGACCTCGAACGCGAGCGGATTGAGTCATGCTGATCGATTTCCCGTGTTGGTGACATGGACCTCGGACGGCACGCCGCACGCTGAGTTGTTCGAACTCAATCGAGTCACCGAGCCCCGCTGGGAAGTCTCGTTGCCGTGAACCACAACGACCCCTCCGCCGCCGAAGTCATGGCGGCGGAGGAACTTCTAGAGCGTTTTTATGGGGAACCAGTTCGTCCTATCGGCGAGGTCTGTAATGTGCTCTTCGAATGGGGCCGGGTGTGCGCCGAGAACCACCAGATCCTCACTGACTACGAACTCAACTCTCAGGAGTACAGAACCGGCAGGGTCTACGCCGACCACTGGCTGCATCTGGCGTGCCACGCCGCGAAGTCCAACTTCTTGGCGCGCCGGCTCTACGGACGGGAACAACTACGAACAGTGAGATGCCCTCAGCATGCAGGAAGATGGAGCGGCCTCGATGACGGAACCTGTGAACACGGATGTGGAAACACAGGCTGGCTACCAACAGACGGAGCACGTCCTTGCGTATGAGATCTTCGAGCGCTCCGGTCGGGCTGGTCTCGCCGTGTGGATCGCGTCGGCGGAGGACCCCCTGGAGCGCTCTCGGCGCAAGCACGCGGCCTTCATCTACATGTACGGATACCGAGGCGACGAATTGCGGCGGCTGTTCGCGAGACGTTTTGAGCAGTGACGTCGACTACGGCATCTGCGCCGACAATCGTGAAGTGGCTCCCACCGGCGGTCTACCCGTCCACTTGGACACGCTAACCGAGTGCTTTCACTCATCAGTAACGTGGTTTGACAAGAACGGCGTCCAGGTCTACGGAGAACACCATGTCTAATGTTGTGACCACATACGATGACAACCAGATCGAGATCGACATTACGGCCGACGAGTGGGCGTTCGTGAACCTAGCCCGCAATCGTGACGGGTCGGTCATCATTCATGTCGACGACGGCGTGTCGGCAGACGAGGCCAGCGACGCTGAGGTCGTCGTTGACGCAAACTCTGCGCGTGCGATCGAGCGCTGGCTCAAGCAGAGCAGAAAGCAAGCATGACCTGCCGACGCTGCCGCGTCACTTGGCGTGCGCTCTGGCCGTGGTGTAACGGCCGTTGCCCGCAGCCTCGTCCCGGCGGTCGATGCGGCGAGGAACTTGTTGACAGCCACGGTAAACCCGTGTAGGCTACCCAGATGAGGCTCTGTCGAAACTGTGGTTACGAGTTCCGTCCCAGTGACTGCTTCGAGGCCGACGCCCACGACAGCCGTCTCGGACTCTGTACGAACCAGAAGAAGTGCCGCCGCCGAGCCAGCACCGGTAAGTACAGCGGCAACCTAGAGCGACTGTTCCCTCCGACGATGGACGAGATGCTCGATTTCATCGCCGATCGACTACGCGAAGACTGCGCAGTTGTACTCGATCACGCAGTCACCGACGAAGACCACCTCAAGACGATCTACGATCGCGCCAAGAGAGGCCGCCTTATGCGGTCCTGCTGGTGAAACCGTCCCACTACTAGGAGGCAACGTCTTGCCCGCACAGCCCGGCGACACCGTCGTCGACTTCAATGCCCTGCTCTCTCTGAAGGATCAACATACCATCACCAACGCCGCCACTGAGGCCTACGCGGGCAACCACGTCGCGGCCGAGCGCCATCGTTGCTACGCCGGCTACGACATCGGGCGACTTGATGATGAGCGCATGGAGGGCCGCTGATGTTCGCTGCGATCGTTGAGCACGCCGCGCTCGGGACTGTCTTCGCCGGCACCGGCGCATGCCTGCGAGGCCAGTGTGACCACCTCCACCACAAGCTCCTGCTAGGCGCCGCCGCCGTGATCATCGAGGCCGTCGTCATGGTCTCGACGATCGGATGATCAACGCGCTCAAGGGCTTCGGCTTCATTGCGGTCCTGGTCGCTGTCGTGATGCTGGTCGGCTATCTCGGATCGTTGCCGTCTCCGGCCTCAACGCCCCAGCCGCGCGAGCGTCTAAGTCAGGTTGGCGCGATTGAGGCTCTGCGGAAGATCTGCCGCCCGCATGGTGGACTTCGCTCGGTGTCCTCGTCGCCCGGCGAGGTGTCAGCCGAGTGCCGCTCCGGGTTGGTTGTCAAGCTGGGGGTTTCGCGATAGGATCGAGCGATGGACGAGTTCGTCTTCGACGCTTGGAAATTTGAGAAAGTGTGGCTGCCGGCGTTGCTGTCGGAGGCGTTCTCGATCTCGCGCAACCAGGCACGAAAGATCATTGAGCAGCGCGGCCTGCGCATCGACGGCAAGGTGTGGGAGTTCATGGACTGCGGCGTCATCGACATCGATGGCCGCGTAGTCCAGATCGGTAAGAAGCGCTTCATCAGACCGAGGTACACATGAACCAGAACAACCTCATTTGGCTGGTCTCCATCCTCATCGCTGGCGTCGCCTTGTCCTTCCGCTTCGGTCCAGACAAACCCAAGGACGTGGTCCACACCAAGACCGTTACGGTGACGACTGTCCGTCAGTCGCCGCCTGAGCCCTCGCTGAGGGACTGTGTTGGCTGTATGACCGCGTTGGAGTTTGACACCATCCACGCCGGTATGACGTGGGACGCACTGGATGCCCAGTTCGGCGATCCGACCGGCAACATCCTGAACGACCACAAGGAGTTCTACCCGGCCGTTGGCGGCGGTACCTATTGGGTGTTCTTGGACAAGAACGATCACGTAACCGGTAAGGAGTTCAAGGGTGCTGACTCCTGAACCAAGGATCGAAGACTTCATCGAGTTTGACATCGACGATCTCATCGACTAGGCTCGCAGTGTGCCGAACTACTACCGAACCCGTGACGAGGCCCGCAGAGAAGCGGCGCGCCGTAACGCCCGTGCAGCGGCCGATATGCTGCTGAGGTTCGCTCCGGTCCCGAATCCGGGCGAGACCGCAGTCGATCTCGCTCATCGCGCCAGAGGCGAGAACTGGAAGCTCATTGCGCTCCGTCCGACGCGGCAGCTTCCCAGAGGCTTGCGGCCGTCGTGAGGACCATCAGGTTAGGGCCGCTCGTCCTAGGAGCAGCCGCCGAGCCACGTAACTGGCAGTGCTTCAACTGCGGCCGGCGGTGGACGTTTTCAGAACTCACAGAGCGCGGCCTCAGCCCCTGCTGTGTCTACATCGCCAAGAGGAACCCATGAAGGCCAACGAGGTCGACAACTACATCAACTCATCGACACCGGTCTCGGTGTGGATCAAGCCGACCGCGTGGAGCACGACGAAGCGCGAGATCAAGGCCATCCCCTTGGCGCGTGACGGCCGACGCGTCCATGTGCGGCTCGTTGAACAGGAGATCCCCAACGATCTCCACAGCGGCAAGACCGCAACGCTCATAGAGCGTGAGGAGTGGGTGTCGACGAACGCCGTCTGGTCTGATTGGGCGTCGGTGGAGGAGAACCGCGCACGCAAGGCCGTAGAACGCGAGGAAGAGCGTCAGCGCTGGCTTGTCGAGTACGCGGCCGAGAAGGCAGCCAAGCGCGCCCGCGTGGAGGAGTGGTCACGTCCGCTCCGCGGCATCGAGGTCACCAAGGATGTCGACACTCCGAACTGGCCGAGCCGCCGCTGGGATGACTTCACCTGTGATCTCGCCGAGTTGCTCGTCGACTGCTTCGAGGACTCCAAGACCATCACTGTCCGCGAGCCGCTGCTGGAGAAGATCGCCAACGTGGTCGGTGCGTTTCGTGATGAGATTGAGGAACTCAACGATCGAGCGCTTGATCTCCAGCAGGCCGCCAATCGCGCCGCGATCGATGCGCAGTTCTGGGCCGACGAGGCGTGCGGAGAGTGAGACTCGACCACGTCGCGCAGGCTTTGGAGCGCGCGTTCTCGATCTATGACGAGTACATCGAGCGCGGCTCGTCGCGCTCCAGCGCAGCAACCCTAACAGCCCAGCGGATCAACGTCGACCGCTACAAGCTGGTCGCGTTGTTGAACGATCGTGACGCAGGCATCATTGGAGGTTCAGGTAGTCAGATCACACGGTGCGTTGTTGACGCTCGCGCCGCTGCTTGATACGCTCAACGTGTGAAGCGACCGCCGCGCCGCAATCGTGAGCTTGATGACTATCGGAGTCCCTCCGAGGTCACGCTGCGCGCGCTTCAACATCCAGGGGCTGGCCGGCATCGTCGTTCTCGTGAGGATGAGAATCGACGCCGTGGCCGCCTCAGCGGCGCTGAGAGACGCCGCATCATGTCCGACCTAGACTGAAAGGATCGCCTAGATGGCGAACGTAATCGTGATCACGGCCAGTGATGGCGACGTGAGAATCGAGAAGATGCCGGAATCCACACTGCTGTCGCGCCTCGAAGAGCAGCACTACGGGGCGTATCCTATCTTCCTCGATGAGGTCAACGCAGCCTCCGACCCCAACTACTGGTCGGAGGGATCGGTTCTCGTCATCAAGGGTGACATCGCGAAGCCGCGCGCGATTCAGCACGTGACGAGGTACTCGCTCTCGTGAGCGACGCACCTAAGGGTCTGCGTTTTGAGGTATTCGGCGAGTACTACGACGCGCCGCCGAAGAACGCCCGTAACATTGGCTTCGGCTTCCGTTGGCGTCTCGTCGGCGCTGACGGCGAGGTCGCTGTCTCGCCTGAGCACTTCACGACCGTCGAGGAGGCACGTTCTCATATCGCAGCCAACCGAGGCCGCCTGAAGGCTGCTTCGCGCTCGAAGGTCTACGACGTTGCCTGAGTTCAAGGGAACCCTCGGCGACGCCATCGCGATTGCCGCAGAAGTTCATCGCGATCAACTCGATAAGGCCGATGAGGTATACATCCTACACCCACTCGAAGTGATGCGCGCCGTCGCACCAGACCGCGACGCCATGATCGTAGCGGTCATGCACGACGTGCTCGAAGACTGCGCTGCGGCGAAGCTCCTCGGCGTGCGCTACATCATCACGCGTCTGTTTCCTCCGCACATCTTGGAGGCACTTGAGGCGCTGACGAAGCAGCCTGGCGAAACCTACGAAGAGGCGATCGAACGCGCAGCAGCCAACTACCTGGCCCGCAAGGTCAAGATCTCCGACCTAACCCACAATCTCGACCCGCGCCGCATTCCGGCGTATCAGATCGTGGACAAGGACTTCGTACGGTGGGATAAATATCGCCGTGCTTTGATCCGATTGGAGCGCGAGCACTGATGGACTTCTCGGACATGGAGAAGATGAAGCATTCCAGGAACCCCAACACGTGCGCGTTGTGGTTGGCGTTGACGGCCCTGGAGGAGATTGCCGACGAGCTTCCCGGCCGCGAGCCGGGTAGTCACGCACGTAAGACGGTCGATCAGATCACCCGTTACCTCGATCAACACCGACAGGCCTTCGAGGCCTAAGAAAGGACTTAGTTATGGGTTCTGCTCTTATCGTCGTTGACGCACAGTACGACTTCCTTCCTGGAGGCGCGCTTGGTGTCGAGGGCGGCTTCGACATCATCGAGCCGATCATCGAGTTCGGTCACAGCGAACTCGTCGACCTTGTCGTCTTCACCAAGGACTGGCACAGCCCCAACCACATCGGTCATCGACGCGCCGCAGGAGGAGCAGAGCCTACCTTCACTGATGGTGATTGGCCCGTGCACTGCGTGGCTGGACTACAGGGATCTCTGATCGCCGACGAGCTACTCCTAGCGTTCAACGACGCGCCGATCTTCTACAAGGGCACCGACGACGACGTAGAGGAGTACTCGGCCTTCGCCGGCCGGCTCGATCAAGGGGGCGTCAAGCTCGACCGCTACCTCAGCAGCGAAGGCATCAACAATCTCTACGTTGCTGGGCTCGCGTTCGATTTCTGCGTCGGTGAGACCGCCTTTGATGCCTTCGGCCTCGGCTACGAGACGACGGTGCTGGCTGACGCGACCCGTGCCGTGTCATTCGTCGGTGGGATCGAGACGGCGGCCAAGATGGGCCGCTACCAAGGTAACGGTCTGGAGGTCGACACAGTTGACCGTCTTTTGGCTTGACATCTAGGCAGTCTTCGCTAGACTTCTAGATGGTTGACAGCCCGCGACGAACGGCCGCGACCTCCAGGTAAGGAGCGAGGGGAGCGCGACATGGGACCAATTGAGCAGCACATCCCTAGCGCGGAGAAAAACACAACCTGCTCGCCGTCGTCGTTGTAGAAAGGAACCCCAGTGATCGACACATCCAAGCTGACCAACCGCGAGCGGATCTGCCTGATCGACAAGTTGGCCGCTGAGATCGAATGGACGCTACCGCCGGGCGGCATCTTCACGACTCGTACGATCTCTGATGAGAAGGTCTCTCAGGCCATGTTCAACATTCGCCATAGCGCAGGCGAGGCGCTGAGCCGCATCTGATGGCTGCCCAAGAGCACCCAGCGGCACGCGCCGCCCGTCTTGAGGAGGCCCTGCGCTCGATCAGAGACATCCAAGAGGCGCTACCTACGTGGGTGCGGGTCAAGGAACTCAACAACTCCAACTCTGCTATCGCACGAATCGTCAATCGGGCTTTGCTCGACACGAGCGGCGGCTCCGATGCGTAGATGGCTCGCCGGCTGCCTCGCGGCGCTGTTCCTGCGTCCTGCATCGACGGTTCCGCTTGACGTGATCGAGCACGGCGACGAAGACGTTGACGAGATGTGGCGTCGTGCGCTAATTCGTGGGCGCCTCCAGCCGGAGGCCTCACCGGTGGATCCGGAGGCCAATCGCGAGGCCTTGATCGCCGTCGCGCCGGAAGAGTTCTGGCGTGATATTGAGCGCTCAGTACGGTGACCGAGCTACGAAAGTATACGACTTTGCCCTCCGTTGAGGGGTAAAGTCCACCAATTTACATCACCACGCGGAAAGGAATCCATGTCGTTGACCGACAAGGCAGCCCGTGAGCTTGCCACACAGGTTGTGAAGGACAACAGGAGCGCCCGGGTCAAGTTCGGCCGCACCAACGGGGAGGCGCGCCTGCATGTCATCGTCCCGGCCTCGGAGGCCCCGGAGGGTGAGCCCACACTGGCCTCATTCACTCTGCGCAGCGCCGCCGATTGGTCTGCGTGTCCGTTGAATCAGCGCTTTACGCGCAACAAGGACTTCGCCGAGCAGCAGCCCACCGAGGCCTTGATGGCCGCGAACGGACGTAAGCGCTAATGGCCGAGGCCTGCGTCGCGCTCGAACTTGATCATGATGAGGCCGTCGCGGTTGCGTCAGTGCTTGGCCGCGTCGGCTACGACGCGCTTGTCGAGGAGGCCGGCGAAACCGAGGCTGCCATCTATGCCGCCTACACGGCCTTGCGCGCTGTGACGCCAGATCCTCAGCGTTCGCTGACGCGACGTAACATCCCCCGGCTGACTAACGCGTTCGACTGATGCGCCACAGAATCATCCAGATCATTGCTGTTCTGATCATGGTGGCGGCCTTCCTCATCGTCGCCGGAACCGGCGTCTACACCGCAATCCACTAAGTATGACTGAGTACGTCGAGTACTCGTCAGCGGACGTAAACCTCACCGCCGCCCTGAGCGTAGCCCTACACGGCGATCCGCGAGACGAACAACGTCTGCGCCGTCCGTCGGTGCGCCTTTGGCGGTGCTGGTTCTGTAAGAGCAACAGAGACGGCCACGTGCGATGTGGCTGTCTACCCGATTGCTAGCTTACTAGCGCTGCAAGTGCTTCAAGAGCGCACACGACGGCCAAGTAGATGGCTAGCGGCCGATGGCTCTTGAGGTAGCTCTTCTTGATCATTCGTCGTCCCCATCGCCGGGCGGCTTCAAGAAAACCGGCAACCCCATCATTGCCCCGAACAGAAGAATCAGTGTCGGTCGTTCCTGGCCCGAGAATGTCTCGTGCATGAATCCCGTCATTCCGCCCAGGAACAGCATCACGTCTCGCAGCACTGGCCATCTGTTCATGTCTCATAGGTCGCGTATTCGGCGGGTCGGTCGAGGTCCGTCACAAGGCCTAAATAGTATCAGCGAGGTCGGCACCAAGACCTTCGGTCCAGTAATTAGGAAAGGAATCCAATGGCAGCAAGTTCGTCGACGCGTCCGTCCACGATCACGTACACCTATCACGACCCTTCGCGCACCTTCGACGGTACGCCTTACGAGGCCGCCGGTCTGGCGATCGACCAGGCCAGTGCGGTCGCAAAGCTCTTCCAACGAGCGCTTCGCGACACAGCAATCCAGGTCCGCAACGCGCATCTACAGCGCGATCTCGACCTTGGTGACGCGCCTAACGCAGAGGCTTGGGAGACATCAGCACAGAAGCGGCTCTTGGACTCGTTCTCCTCTCAGACCTCTGAGATCCAAGCGCGGATGAAGCTTCTCCGCCGCGCCGCCGCCTACGACCCAAAGAATCCGCCGAAGGAGTTGTGATGGAACACCGCGATACCGTAAAGACCGAGATCTACAACGCCAGCAGAGAGATCTACGACGGTAACGATTCGGCCGGCGCGGGCTACGGGCTCGTAGCGCTCGCCTACGCCGTCTATGGTGGAGCGCGAGTGATTGCCGACGCCCTGAGGGAGCGCCATGGGGTGGCTGAGCGATAACGCACCGCGGCTTGCGCGAGCGCACGATGAGTTCTCTCGACTCTACGATGCCGAATATCGAGAGCGACTACAACTCATCGACTCCATTCAGCGACTTGAAGCGCTGGTCGCGCATCGTGACCTAGAGCTTCTTCGCGCTGGAGCGCGACGCCATAAGTCGCCTAAGGACGCTGCCCGCCATCTCTCTCGTAGACAGGCAAAGCTCGACAGCGCTTCTAGCGCGCTGAAGCGGCACAACAAGCGCTTGAAGGAACTCGACGCTTGGAGACGCTGAACTACGCCGGCATCCCAATCGTGACGAGCCGCCTTGTCGAGCCAGGCAAGATGATGCTCTTCAACGGGCGTGTCGTCATGCGCCCAGTTGACTGGCTGTACGTTCTGCATCCGTACTCGCCTGTGTGGTGCGCACGCACGCTTGGGCATCGCGAGATGGATCGCGATCGTCGCCTCCGACGTCGGGGTTGACTATCTGCTAGTCTTGTGGTAGGCCGCTGACCGAGGCAAAGGTCGGGTTGGGGGACATTGACCCTTCGGGCGTCCCGTGTAGGTACGGCGGCCAATCACATCCGAACTACCAGGGAGACAAACCCTTTGACACCTGTACTATCGGAGTTGACCCGCGGTCAGCGCTCCGTACTCCGCGCCTTCTACGAATTCGGTCCCATGGACGACACGGCGCTCACAGTGTATGTACATCACGTCGCCGAGCAGTCGATGTCGAGTTCTGGCATCCGCACTCGCCGAGCAGAACTAACGCGCACAACGCCGCCGCTGCTTCAGGCTGTTGATACGAAGCGCCTCAAGAGCGGCCGTCGGGCGGCGATTCATGCGCTGACTCCGACCGGCCAGATTCTTGCGTCGCAGTCATTGTCCGGCGACAGCATCGGCCCGGCACCGGTTCGTCATCTGCGCCTCGTAGTTGCATGATGAATCTGCTCATCTACCCGGCCGACGAAGCGCCGGAAGCTCCTATTGAGATCATGAACGTTGACCGCGTCTCATTGATCGACAACCAGTCGCATGGCGCTGGATCTACGTTCGGGATCAACAACAGCCTCACGGGGCGACTTGTGTGGATCTCGTCGCCGAACGTCGCCGCTGTCGTTGTAGACGTCGTCTAGGTTGTCTGCCAACAACGGTGAACTCGTTCGCGAGTTCCACCGCTATTTCGGACTGCCTGTGCGCGATGAGTTCACGGAGATCTCGTCCGACGAGATCGACTTCCGATTGAATCTGCTCACCGAGGAGTACCTCGAAGTGATGGAGGCCTTTGGTCGACCAGTGACAGTCGAGCGCGCGCCGTACGACACTGATCCAGACTTCGTTGAGGGTTACAAGGAACTCTCCGATCTCGAATACGTCCTGCACGGCTTCGATATGCACCTCGGTCAAAAGCTCGACGAGGTCTTCGCTGAAACGCATCGCTCTAACATGAGCAAGCTCTGGAAGTGCGAGTGTGGTGTCGAGGACAGCACTTGTCAGCAGTGTAACGGAACAGGCGAGTATGTCAAGCGACGTGAGGACGGGAAGGTACTAAAGCCTCCGACGTATTCACGCGCTCATATCGCACCAATCCTCTCCAAGGAATCTTAGATGGGACGAATCAAGAAGATCTTCATGCAGGGCGGCGACAACGAGGGCGAGGAGCGTGAACTCGACCTGGACGAGTTCTACACCTCTGCCTGGAACGCGGTACCTGAAGACCTCAAGGCCGAAGGCATCGCTGTCTTGCGCCGAGAGATCAAGGACCCAACGTTCTTTCACTCGATCAGCGAGGGCGTCCGCAAGTACGGCCTCCATGAATGGGACCGACACCCTCCGTTCTCTGTACCGGTCGACGTCGGTAACGGCGAGACCATCACGTACCCGTGGCACATGAGCGGCGGTATGGGTATCCGCAATCTGCTCCGCCAGGGCGGCGTCACCGACGACCGGCTGCCCGACAACGCAACCGACTCCTACTACGGCGAGGGCACGAACGTCAAGAACCTCGACGACTACTACATCCAGTGGCTTGAGGCCGCCGTGGGGGCTCGATGAGGAGAGAGGAAGCAGAGCGCCTGAAGGATCAACTCCTACGCGACATGCGCCGCCCAAGTGGCACACTACGCGTCGGCTTCCACGCCGGCCCCGGCACCGGCAAGTCGACTACATCTGCGCTCGTCTTCGGCGCGCTCAAGCAGCGCGGGCGCAACGTCGAGATGTCACACGAGTACGCGAAGGACTTGACGTGGGAGCAGCGCTCAGCAGCGCTCTCCTATCAGCCCTACATTGTGGCGAAGCAGATGTGGCGAGAGCGCCGACTAGATGGCCAGGTTGAGGCGATCCTCACCGACACCTCGACGCTGTACTCGTTCATCTACGGCACAGAAGAGAACGGCGTTACGCCTGCGTTCAAGTCCTGGGTGCTAAGCGAGTACTTCAATGTGCCGCGGCTGGACTTCTTCCTGCTTCGCGACCACGAGCGCCCCTACAACGAGAAGGGGCGCAACCAGACTCGCGAAGAGGCCGAGGCTTTGGATAAGCCGTTGCGCGACGTGCTCATCGACAACGGCGTCGTCCACGATCTAGTTGCCGTCGATGCGAAGGGCAACTCGCATATCGACTACATCGTCGGGCGCATCGAGACAGCGCTGGCGCTTCAACAGGAACCGACAGCGCATGCCTAAGCTCTCGCACGGCGAGGACCAACTAGAACTCTCCCTGACCGGCGCAGAGGATTTCCAGGCCGCGCTGGCCGCGGTCAAGGCCATCCCGGGCCGCCGCTTTGACGGCGACCGCAAGCTGTGGTGCTTCCCTGAGGATCCGGCGATTGCTGAGCGCCTCATGGTGACGGTGAAGCCAGAGCTTTCGCCTGACCTCTTGGGCTGGATCAAGGCGTCCAAGAAGAACAGCCAGAAGGAACTCGTCACCCCACTGCCCGACGATGCCGATCTCATCGTCCCCTGGGCGAAGCAGCGCGTGCACTGGCAGCCCGAGTTCGTCGGCCCGAAGTCCGATCCTGTCGAGTTCAAGGGTCTCTACGCCTTCCAGCGCGCCTTCGCCGACTTCGCGGCCGGTAAGACCGGCAACGACGCCGCGCTCCTGTTGGCTGACGACATGGGGCTAGGCAAGTGCGGCCAGTCATCGTCGGCGATCGTCGAGTGGATGATGCGCAGCGCTGGACTCTACGACATGCTCGCCAACAACCCCAACGGCGTTCCCGTCGAAGGCCTCTCATGCGCGGCGGATATGTTGAAGTGGGCCGCGGTCGAGGACGGACCGAAGCTCATCATCTCGCCGGCCTCGGTGAAGGGAACCTGGGGCCGCGAGCTTCGCATGTGGCTCGGTCAGGCTGAGCCCATTTTCGTCATCGACGGCGCGGCGACGCCAAAGCGCCGCAACGCGCAGCTTCTCGACGCCATCAACAACTCCGGTTGGGCGGTCATCAACTGGGAACAGCTTCGAGTCAAGCGTGAGATCCGTAAGGTCCGCACTCGCATGATGCACGCCATCACGGGCGAGTTCTTGGGCTGGAAGGAAAAGGACAAGGAGGTCACGGTTCTCCGTGAGCCGCTGTTTGAGGAGACTCCTTGGGTAGCGGCCGTCGCCGACGAGGCGCACCGGGCGAAGAACCGTAAGGCGCTTACAACGCAGGGACTGTGGCGTGTCAGCGCTGGCTTCAAGATGGCCTTGACGGGAACTCCGCTGATGAATTCGCCGGACGAGTTGTGGTCGATCCTGCGCTGGCTGTATCCGGAGGAGTACACCTCGTACTGGCGATTCTTCGATCAGTACGTTGACTTCTACGAGGGCCAGTACGGGAAGATCATCACTGGCGTCAAGAACGCCGACGCGTTGCGGTTCGAGCTTTCGACTCGCTTGGTCCGCCGCACCAAGGATGAGGTGCTGGATCAGCTTCCCGAGAAGACGCGTGAGTTCGTTCCGATCACGCTCAATAAGAAGCAGCGCAAGCTCTACGACGAGGCCGAGAAGCAGCTTTGGTTTGAGGTCGAGCAGGCAATCAAGGACGGTGATCGATCTGCGCTGAAGTTCGCTAAGGAGGTCTCAGCGAACCCGGCCGCCGTCTATACGGTTCCGAATGGTGCGGCGCGTATCGTGCGGCTGCGCCAGATTGCTTCCACGCCGGCCCTGTTGGGCGGCGAGGATGACTCGGCCAAGCTCGACGCTGCTGTCGAGACCATCACCGACAACATCGGCTCGCAGTTCGTGGTATTCTCAGAGTTCGTCGATACCTGCCACATCCTTGTCGAGCGTCTACGTCGGCTGGGTGTCTCAGCAGAGGCCTTTACTGGTCAGTCTGATTCCGAGGATCGAACTCGGATGGAGAACGACTTCCAGGCGGGCGAGATCGACGTCCTCGTCGGAACGATCGGCGCGATGAAGGAGGGCATTACCCTCACCGCGGCCAGCAACATGATCTTCCTTGAGCGTCATTGGACGCCGGCTGTGAACGAACAGTGCGAGGATCGTTGCCACCGTAACGGCCAGAAGAATGCCGTGACGATCCTGATCTTCGAGGCCGAGGACACGGTCGATGCTCAGAAGATCTCACCAACAAACGCAATCAAGTCGCTCATCGTTTCCTCGGTCATCGCCAAGGACGACGTCGCAGAGCGGAGGAGGAAGTAATGTCGTTCTTTGACGACGAAGATCACGACGAGGGCCTTGACGAGCCAGCGCCGGGAACTGGCGCAGCGTGGGCGGCTGCACTCTTCATGATGACGAACCTTGCGCTAAGCCTATTGGGTGGGCTCGTCTTCTCAGTGACCGTAAACGCACTACCGACGGGACTTGACCATGTGTCGTTCCGCCAGGCCACCGCGGCGGCGATTTTCCTGCGGATGGCCGCAATCGTCGTTCGGGCATAGGAGTATGGATGTCTGACCTATCAGCACTAGAGAGCAAGTTTCGCCGACTCGCAGAGCTTCGCGAGCAGCGCGACATCGATAAGAAGACCGCCGAGAACTCCGAGTCCGAGTATCGAACCTACGAGGCTGAGTTGTTTGAGGCGATCGAAGAGTCTGCCCTCAGGGGGACGGTTGAATTCGATTTCGGCGGCGACCTCGGAAAGATTCGCTTCCAGCCGCGCCGCACAATCTACGGACGAGTCATCGATAAGGCAGCGGCGTTGGAGGCCTTCGAGGCCGACGCCATCGCCGAGGAGATGACGTCACCGAAGATCGAAGCCAGACGGCTCAACGAATACGTTCGTGATCGCATCGAGAACGGCCAGAATCTGCCTGACGGTGTCGACTACTACGAACGCCGATTCTTCACAATCTCGCGAAAGGGATAAGTACCACTTCACAGGCATATGACGCGCACATCGTCAGCATTTGACAGCCCTTTCTGATACACTTCATCTACTAACCCAACGAGGAGTTTTTACAACCGCATGGCAACAAAGTCGCAGGAACTAGAGGTAATCGAGGAGTCCGCGGAGCTAGACGTGATCTCCGATGATGAAGCGGCACTCATCGCGGCCAACCAGGCCGACGTCGATGCCTCTGAGTTCGTCATCCCGATCGTCAAGCTCGCGCAGCCGCTGACCGACGAGGTCACCTCTGGTAACGCCAAGGCCGGCGAGTTCATCCTCGGCCTTACCGGTGAGTCGTTCGCAGCGCCGGTCGAGTTCGTCGTCGCCGGCAAGGGCAAGGGCCGGTTCAAGCCGGGCCGAGACGGTGAGCGCACGCTCGTCGCCTACGACACCCCAACCGTGCCTTGGAAGGATGACCCCTTCTACGGACAGCCGTTCACTGAGCACCCCGACGCCGAGGAGAAGTTCAAGGCTCGCGTCGACGCCGGTGAGATCGAGTGGGGTCACGGCCCGACGATCCAGACGACGTTCAACTACACCGGCTACATCGTCGGCTCTGACGTACCTGTGCGTCTCAGCCTCCGCCGCACCTCTGCTCCGGCAGCGCGTAAGTGGAACACGCTCCTCGACGCGGTCCTCCGTGGCCGTTACTGGGATCAGGTCTTCACGGTCGGCTCTGAGCAGCAGAAGAACAACAAGGGCGCGTACTACGTCGTGACGGTTCAGCCGTCGCGCAAGACCTCGCCCGAGGAGAAGAAGGCCGCCATTCAGTTGGCGACCGCGCTGCGCAACCAGTCCGTCACCACGGTTGGCGAGACCGACGACGCACCTACGTCCGCGCCGGACGCTAACGGCGGCATCGAGCTTTAGCTCGAACACAGCACCCCACGCTGTCCTCCCGCGACCCGGACCGAGCCAAGCGCTCGGCCGGGATCGCGGCAAGTCTTTGAAGTACCTCCAAGAGAGGAGGATCATTGATGCCTGAAGCCAATCCATTCGTCGGCCGGTTCATGAAGCTCTTCGACGGCCTCGACGACGCCTACGGCACAGGCCGCGGCCAGTGGGTTCGCGAACAGCCTAAGCGGGCGCAGTTCTCAGAACATCTCGCCGGCCGCGGACCAGGCCTAGGAATCGGTCCGCTGCGTCGCGACGGCACGGTTGTCTTCGCCGCCGTCGATCTCGACGAGCCCGACTTCGACACCGCCCAGGCCATCGCAGCGCTGCTTCCAGGAACGCAGTTCATCGAACGTAGCCGTTCCGGCAATGCGCACATCTTCACGTTCTTCTCGGCACCGATCGAGGGCTGGATCGCAAGAGGGTTGATGCGCGAGGCCTGCGCCGCGCTCAAGAAGAAGTTTGTTGAGGTGTTTCCGAAGCAGGATCGCCTCCGCGACGACATGCTTGGCAACTACCTCAACTTGCCCTATTACGGTAACGACCGGCCGGTAGTTGGTGTCTCAGTCGGCACTGGCGGTCATCTCGATCTTGACCATCCGTTGACGCTAGACGAGTTCATTGAACGCGCAGAGGGGACACTCAACGACCCTCAGGATTGGGTCAAGCGCGCTCGTTGGCTGGGCGTTCCATCACCTGAGGAGCGCGCCTCTGAGGGGCGCGAGTTCGGCACCTCACAGACGCTCCACATGTGCTGTGAGTATGTGATCGCCAACCGCGACGAGAACCCCATCGTCGATGGCCATCGAGCGGTTGTCTACTTCGCGCTGGCTAAGCAACTCGCTAACTGTGAGTTGTACTCAGAGGACGAGGCTGTTGACCTGTTGGTGTTGATCAACGATTCGTCACCTGATCCGGTCTCAGAATCTGAGCTTCGACACATGTATCGCAACGCCGTGCGGGGCCAATATACGTCGACCGGCTGCGATGATCCTCTCTTCCAGCCTTACGCACATCCAGAATGCCCCATCTCAAATGGAGGAAAGTAAATGGGCTGCTCAGCCACAGCAAAGCTTCTCTTCGGTGTGCCGCTCGACCACGAGCAGCACCCGTTCGCTCGTTATAACGATGACTACGAGACGGTCGACAATCTAGGTAATCCTCTCACTGAGGAGGAGTACGATGCGCTCACCGACGATACCGATCTAGGTGAGTACCTGGCGACGCTCGCCGGCCACAAGAATCCGTGGAAGACATACCCGCCGTACCTGGAGCGCGACGAATACGGCCCGTACGATGAGTTCAAGACGTGGCTTGCGACGACTCCTGAGGGCAAGGAGCTTGACCGACTAACCGATGCGTGGCGCGACCTAAGGCACCAGCTTGAGAACGCAGCGCCTGTTGAGATCGTCTACGCAGGCGACCTTCAGTACGGCAGCGCGCAGTATGTGATTGCGCTGAAGGGTTATGAGAACAGCGTCGATTGGGGCGCTGAGAAGATCGACCTACCTGAGCGGCCGTCACAGGAAGAGATCGACACAGCGGTCGAGTTCTGTCGCGCAAACGCGCTGCCTGACTTCTTGGACGCCGGCTGGGTTCTGGCCGCACAGTACGGCTGATGGACTTCAACCCCAACAACCTCAACGCGCCTGAGGCTCCGATCTGGGCGACCTATGTTCCTGAGCGGCGGCCGAAGTTCAAGAGCCACACACAGAGAAGCCACGCGCTGGGCGCGTTTCAGTACCGGCGCAACGTCATCCTCTACAAGTTCATCGACTCTGAGTGGGTCGAGGTCTACCGCATCGAAAATGGCCATGACGATGTCATGTCCTGCGACCGATGTGGAGGACAACCAGAGTACGGGTACTGGCGCTCTGTGTGGGAACGCGGAGAAGACGGAAAGATCAAGGAACCACTTAGACGGCTAGCGCTTTGCAGTTGGGACTGCCAGCGCGCCGAGGAAGGTAAGTAGTGACGGACGTAAGGCTGACCGAGTTCGCACAGCTTCTCGCCACAGCCGACGAAGACGCCCGCGACGCGCTGATCTCGCGCGTCAAGTTGATGGCTATGCAGGCGGCGGCCCCAGAGGCATTCGAGCCGCCGATCACGCCGCTCGGCGAATATCTTGAGCGCGACATCCCGGTTCCGCCAATTCTGGTTGAGCCGTGTCTGCTCGTCCGCGGCGGCATCATGTGCACCGTCGGTCGTGCCGGCAAGGGCAAGACGCAGGTCAACTTGAACCGCATCCTCAAGTGGGCTGCCGGGATGCCGTTGTTCCCCGACGTGAAGACCCCAAATGGGGTTCCGGTGCTCGCCCCGACGCAGCCGCTGAAGACCCTGATCATTGAGAATGAGGGCGCTGCGGGCATGTTCCACAAGCAGATCAAGACCATGATGTACGCGGACGGCTACCTGACGCCGCCGCAGCGCGAGTTGGTGAAGGAGAACGTCCTCATCTGGGGCGACGGCGGCTACTCGGGGCTGAAGCTCGACGACCCCAACGCCCTCAACAGCGTCCGCGCCGGCTGCGAGAAGTGGGAACCGGACGTCGTCTTCATCGAGCCCTTCCGAGGGCTTTGGTCTGGTGATGAGAACTCATCAACCGACATGGCCACCGTGGCCGACGCCTTGTCTGGGATCGCGGCCGACTTCAACTGCGGCGTCATCCTGACGCACCACGAGAAGAAGGGTGGCGCAGGAAACGACGACGACAAGATGTCTGCGGCGCGAGGGTCGACGGTGCTCGAAGGTGTCGTCGCGACGATGGAGAACTTCGAGATCGCCAAGGGCGGCGATTACCGTGAGGTCTCCTACTCGAAGATCCGCTACAGCGGCGGCGAGAAGATCCTCCCAATCCGCATGGAGTGGCAGCACAAGGACTGGTGGTACCGGCACGTTCCGCTCGACGCAATCGAGCAGGCCGTTCTCGATGTCCTCGCCGAAAACGAGGACCCGATGACGATCGGTGAGCTTGTCGCCGAGACCGATGAGAAGGAGCACAAGATCCGTAACATCATGAAGGCGTTGGTAGACCAAGGCAAGGTCAAGGCCATGCCGAGCATCCAGCTAGGCGGCAACGGAACGACGGGCAAGCGGTATCGACTCGCAGTGCCGACCGGCGACGACACCGGCGCTGGCGCAGGAATGAGTTTCTGATGTTTGAGGCACGTGATGTGTACGAGCTTCAGCGCGATCTCGACCGCGAGATCATGGGCCACACGACGCTTCCGAGTTGGGACGAGTTGTCCTGGTCGGAGCAGGATGCGTGGCAGGTCAAGGCCGACGAGGTCAATGATAAGAACATGGAGGTCTCTCTGTGGGCAGCACTGACGGACGAGTAGGCGGAGCGGACACGGCGGCTGAGTACTTCTACTTGGCCGGTCCGATGACCAACATCCCGGCGTTCAACTTCCCTGAGTTTCACCGCGTCGCAGGGATCCTACGCGCTCAGGGATACAACTTGGTCAACCCGGCCGAGCTTGACGAGGAGATCGAGCGCAAGGAGGCAGAGGCGTCACCCGACGGTAAGCACCGAGGCCTCAAGCACGTCAAGACCTGGGCTGATTGTCTACGCCGCGATATTGAGATCGTTGCCGACAACAACTGCGTTGGAGTGATCGTCATGGACGGCTGGGAGAACTCTCAGGGAGCGCAGTTCGAGACCTACGTGGCCTACAAGCTGCGTATGCCGATCTATCGCTTCCTGGAAACAGCGCGGGACGAGTTCACGCTCGTTGAGATTCAACGCGGTCCGTCGCTAGCAGCGGCTGGTGTCGTCGATGGCTGAAATCATCGTCGTCCACGCCGACGACTACACGGACTATTTGGATGCGTCGACTGATGAGGCATGGGCGCGCAATGCGTACGGGCTACTGAAGGAGCGCTTCCAGAGCGGCTACTTCTACCACGACCCAGGCGATGAGCCTATCTACGACGGCATGTCGGTGGCTGAGATTGGAGAGATCACCGACCCTGAGATCAAGAAGATAGCGACGACTAAGTACAACCGCTGGGTCAGGGCCAAGCGTGAATGGCAGGACGAGAAGGCAACCTATGACGCAGTCGCCGAAGAGGTCGCGAACGGACCGACATGGCGTGAGTACAAGTCAGGCCGTCGCGAGCCCACGGCGTGGGGACTTCTCGACGCCCGATCAGACTACGAGTACGAGAGGGTCGAGTTGATGACAGTGAGGAACTATGACTGACCGACCGGAAGAGATCGTCTCTGTCTACGACGACGTCAGCGGCGACTGGGAGGGACTGTACTTTGACGGCCGCCTCGTCTCACAGAACCACAGCATCGATGCGGGCGAGGTGCTCTCACTGATCGGCTATGACGTCACGTATGTGCCGGCCTCGGCCGATGAAACCGGAGGTCGATTTCCTGATAGACTTGAGGACGTCGTAACGACGAAGGAACTACACCGTCGCTCACTCCTCGCCGAAGCAGCAGAGCTTCGCGCCAAGGCTGACGCATTGGAGGCCTCGATTGAGCACTGAGGTGAAGGACTTCCGTCTCTACCTGCACCGCAGCAAGGAGACCAACTACGACGCCTGGCAGTACGACCTCGGCTGGTCAACCGAAGACCCAGGCTTCGAGAAATTCAAGTACTGCGGATACGAAGTCGAACTGATCACTCAGATCGACAGAGAGACCGGCCGCTGCTTCGCAATTGGGATCATGGACCGCGGCGAACTTGTCGATTTTGAACGAGGAGTAGAACTCACTTGAGGCTTATTGGACTACACGCACGGCTTCACGCCGGCAAGGACACAGCGTTTGAGTTCATCGATAACTGGTCGCTGGTTCGCCGCCAGCTTGCGCAGCGTCGCGCCTTCGCTGACCCGCTGAAGATCTCTGGTATGCGCGCGCTCGGCTTCAAGTCCATCAAGCCCGATGATGCGGCCGAATCACATTGGGCTGTCCGGGTCGCCAACCAGATCAAGGAAACCGGTCGAGTAACGGTTACCTGGGTCGACATCGACGGAGGCATGCGCAGCCAAACCATCACCGGCCGCGAACTGTGGCAGTTGTACGGCACAGAGGCGCACCGAGCAGATGATCTCGGCTCAAGCTTCGGCGCGAACTTCTGGGTCGACAACTTGCTCCCGGCGGGAACCTCGTCGGAGCCTCTCACTCGCGCCGCTAACGGCGAGGCCACGAGCCTGACGCCACTGTGGTACAAGAACTTCGAAGACTGGCGCGGCAAGCGTCCTGACATCGCCGTCGTAACTGACGTCAGGTTCCCCAACGAGGCCACGCGCATTCTCAAGCTGGGCGGCGAGGTGTGGAAGATCGACGCTGATCAGCGGCTTGGCCCCAACACTGACGGCCATGCTTCGGAGCAGCCGCTCGACGATGACTACATCAGTCGCGTCATCGACAACAACTCTGATCTCAACAACTTCGCCACAGGAATCGAAGCCGCGCTGGTTGGGACAACGCTCACGCCGGCCAAGTAACGAATGCTCACCATCGATGACATCAGGGACGATCGTCGGCGGTCAGGCTTTCGCGGTGTAACCGTCGACCACGGCGGTCATTCGCGGCAGGCGAAGCCTTACCGCGCCTCCAAGGGCGTCAAGGGCAGCGGCCCTAACTACGACTATTGGCGCGGGCCGCGACGCGAAACAGCCGAAGAAGCTGCGCGCGACTACTGCGATTACGTCAACGATGACTCAACAACCCCAACAACCCGACTAAACTCGGCCGGCCATTCAGCGCCGCAACGTCAGCGACTACCTCGCGATCCCGAGGTTGAGGCCGCTCTTGGGGTTCTGAGGGACGCTAGGGCTCAGCGCCAGGGCAAGCAGGGCTACGTGTACTGCATTGGCGAGACTCAGGGCGTCGCTTGGGGAGTGAAGGTCGGATATTCGGTGAACCCTGAGAAGCGCGTCACTGAACTACAAACCGGCAACCCTCGCATTCTCTCAGTGATCGGAAAGATCAAGGGAACGCCCGATGACGAGAAGCGCATTCACTCAAAGTACATGAAGTACAACTTGATCGGCGAGTGGTTCGTGCCGACGCGCGAGCTACTTAGTGAGTTTGGTCTCACATCCCTAGGAACGGTCGGCCATTCACGACTCGAAGAGGCGGCAGCGTGAGCTACTCAGATGACTACAAGGACATGCAGCATGCGAAGTTTTTGGATCAGTGGGCTCCGGACGACAGATTGCCTGAGTTGACCGCCGAAAATCTGCGCTACAACATCGCCAGGGCCAATAAGGCCGAGTCTGAACTGCGAGAAATTCGTATCGCAGTTTCAGATATCAAGCGTGTGCTCAATCTATGACTTACAAGATTTACGACATGGATGACTGGGAGGTCATCCGTGACGAAACCGGCAAGACCCTGTGGTCGGGTCACCGGCCATACACGCGCGACATCTTCGAAGCGCTTGGACTCGACTATGAGATCGAGTTCGTCGAGGACGAGGAGCGCGCCATGGACATCATCTATGAGGGCGCTGAGTGAGACGTAGGTCGAGGTTCTTCGTCGATAGCGATTTTGGTAACTGGCTCGCTGGTTTCATCGACGGCGAGGGATGCTTCTACATTACGCGAGACCGCAAGCGGTCACCTTATCGTGCTCGTTTCTCGATCGCCCTGCGCGCCGACGATAGGCCGATTCTCGAAGAGGTACGGGCAGTAACAGGAATTGGAACCATCCATGACTACACGGCGTCTAGCACGGGCAGTCGAACAACACGCTGGATGGTTCAGTCATACACGGATTGCGCAACATTGAAGTCGATCCTCGACCGTTATCCGCTGAGGGCAAAGAAGCGAAACGACTTTGATGTGTGGTCGCGCGCGTTGGTCACACAGGGCGACATCGCTACCGGGCGACTGGCCAACAACGACGAAGTGAACTCACGAATGGCCGCGCTGAAGGAAGAGCTTGCGGTCGTAAGACGAAAGGGACTTGATGTCTGAAGCAGACGTCATCATCGATTTCGACGTGGAAACCACCGGCCTTCAGCCTTGGTCGCAGCGTCAGCATGCGTTCTTGTATCAGTTCTATGACGGCGAGAACCTTGAGGTTTTGCGCCCTGAGAACGACTCTGAGCGTATCCAATGGTGGTTTGACCGCGCCAAGAATTGCCGCGGCCTCCGTGCCTGGAACGGCAAGTTCGACAAGAGCTTCGCCTACGTCGGAGGCTTCGATCTGCCTGGTGACGGCAAGTGGATTGACGGCATGCTAACCGCGCACGCGATCAATGAGAACCGCTCCATCGCCCTAAAGAACGTCGCCACTGAGGTTCTAGGCCCAGGCTCGGATGACCTTCAGAAGCAGGTCAAGGAATGGCTCACAGCGGAGCGACGACGCCGTAAGAGCGAAGCGCACAAGGCCGGCACTGAACTCATCGAGCCCACATATGCCGATGTGCCAGCAGAGCTAATGGAGACGTACGCCGCAGAGGACGTCATCCTGACTCGTAAGGTCGCTGACGCCTACGATCCCATTATCGCGAAGTCCAAGGACTTGACCGATATCGTCGCCTTCGAGCACGAAGTCTTTGATGCCTTGTGGGGGGTTGAGCGGCGCGGGTTCCCTGTCGACGACCACGGATACCACATGCTGCTGCACGAGGCGGCTGAGAACCTTGAGGCGCTTGAGGATCTCTGCGTCGCGCTCGCCGCCGAGGGCGGGGTCGAGGGGCTGAACCCGAACTCCACGGCGCAGATCATCAACGCCCTCAAGGGGCGCAAGGCCGACCTCACCTACATGGCGACAAAGAACGGAAAGCTCTCTGCTGACCGTGAGAATCTTGAGGCCGTAGATGATGAACTCGCCAAGGCGATCTTGGAATACCGGGCGGAGCGAAAGGTGCACGGCACGTACGTGCTTCCGTACATCGATCGCTCGTATGCGGCGTCGCTGCGCTCGTGGAAGGAGCCCTTCATCGCCCCTGACGGCGCGATCCACGCAAACTTCCGTCAGGTCGGAACAGTCACGGGCCGCATGTCGTGCTCTGATCCCAACCTCCAGAACCAGCCGCGAGACGACCTGCGCCTGCGTTACAACTTCCGCGCCGAGCCGGGCAAGAAGCTCGTAACCTGCGACCTCTCGAACGTCGAGATGCGCGTCTTCGCTGCCTACGCCGGTGAGGGTGCGCTGCTGCGGACGATCAAGGAAGGCGGCGACATTCACACGTTGACCGCCGAGATGATTGGTATCCGTGATCGTAAGCGAGCCGGCGGCGCAGTTGAGACCGCCCGTCAGCGAGGCAAGACGTTCAACTTCTCCGTCGTCTATGGCGGCGGAGTCAATACGATCATGAAGCAGCAGCGCGTCTCTAAGGACGAGGCGCGCCTCATGCTTCAGCGCTACAAGGACGCGTACCCTGAGGTGGTTCGGCTTCAGAACCGCATCGCCTATCGACTCGCAGACACCGGCTACATCAAGTCCGCGTGGGGTCGCCGGTTCCACGTTGACCCGCGAGATTCCTACAAGGCCGTCAACTATCTCGTTCAGGGCACGTCGGCGGACCTGCTGAAGGCCGCGTTGATCAAGCTCCACAAGCAGGGCGTGCCGGTCGTTGGTTGCGTGCACGACGAGATCATCGCCCATGTTGATGAGTCCGACGCCGAGGAGTGCCGCCAGACCATCATCGAGGCGCTCACCGATCACCCGATGATCACCGAAAAGGTGCCGTTGGAGGCCGAGGGCGACATCGTCGATCGCTGGTCTGACGCTAAGCCGCTCGAAGAGCGCGACAAGGACGGCAAGAAGACCGGCCGTAAGTACTACTTCGATCCGAAGTGGACCGACGTGGAACGTAGGTACATCAAGTGACAGAGTTCAGTTACGACGACCGCGTAGATGCCGCCGCGGTCGCTCTGTTCGAGAACCTCGCCGATGAATACGACTGCTGGGACGAAGATCCCTTGGAGCGAGGACGTCGCTGGCGCGGCATGGCAGAGCGCGCACTCGAAGCAACCAGCGAAGATCGCGTCGGCTATTGGCTCGACAGATACGAGTCCGAGTACCGCACAGACTGGAGTTCAAGGCCTCTCTAGCGATGCACACGTACTGCAACGGTACCTACCACTACCACAGTGACGATGATGGCTTCGAACAGTGGCACGAACTCTGCCCCGGAGAGCCAACTTGTCAAAGCCCCAGAAGAAGTATCGAAGCTACGGCGGTGAGAATCCCTAACAAGATTTGGGTCGATATCAAGGCTGAGCGCGCCCGCCAGGACGCCAAGTTTGGTGTCCAGAGCCACGATAACGCAACCTGGAAGCTCATCCTCGACGAGGAGACAGGCGAGGTTGCGACTGAATGTCTCCAGGAGATCTTTGGCGACATCGCCAACGGTCACGGTAACTTGCGCGAAGAACTCATCCAGGTCGCCGCCGTGGCCGTCGCCTGGGTCGAACATCTAGATAGGAGCACAGATGCCGGTTGACGGCCCGTTGGACTTGTTGTACACGATGCAGGGCGAGGCGTCGATCCGCGCCGAGCGTGCGAGCAGACACGCCAATGCGCTGCGCGCCGAGGCCGACGATTACGAACGTGAGGCCTTCCGTCACTCGTCGCAGGTCCAGTGGCTACAGCAGGCAATTGACGCCATGAACACAATGCCCGAGGACACAAATGAAGCTTGAAGTCAAGCACGAGGACAATGACCTGTCGATCAGCGGTGATCGCCGTACGTTGACAGCGCTGATGGAGATCATGCGTATCGCGATGTCGAACACGCGACGCGTGGCGTACGGTTCCATCGACGATGAAGTAGAGGGGCAGGTAGGATCTGTAAAGGTGAAGGTCCTGTGATACGCCTGGAGACACGCTTCACAGTGGCGCGTAAGTCAACCTACGAAGATGCGGCGGTGGAGGCCGAGAAGCGCCTGAAGGGCACGTTTGTGATCGACTTTGTCCGTGACGGCGTCGCTGGCGCTCCCGGCGTACCGACCTATGAGGCAGCCTGATGGGACACATGGAGTGGGATCACAACGGGCGCGCAAAGTGGCGGCAGCGGAGCACAGTTCCGTGTCCCGGGCCGCCCGGTCACGGAGGTTGCATCGGCCGGTATGAGGACGACTACGGGTCAACGAAGTGGTGCCCGACTTGCACGTATGGTGACGGCCAGCAGGTCGTGATCACATGGACGCCGTGTCCTCGGTTCGACGCCCCGCGTCCGCCCAAGGGTTGGACTCCAGAGCGGTCAGCGGAAGAACAGATTGACGCAATCTACGGAGGCGTGTGATGGCTAAGAAGAAGGCTTACAAGGTTCCGTTCGACGACTACTCTGGCGATCAGCTTCACTATGCCGACAAGTGGACAAACCTTGTCCACTTTCCAAACGGCTGGGAGGCCTACAACGACGACTGCGACAATCCTGCAAACCGAGTCGAGGCCGGCGTAGAGTGGCGCGAGCCGTACGAGTTCGAGGACACGCTCAGGTACGTTACCTACCATCGCGGCCGTAGCGCCGCGTATTTTGAGTTCGTGTCGCTCAATGACGGTCGGCGATACACGATGTTCTTGAAGCAATTCGATCAGGCGGTGAGTCGGATGGTCATGGGCCAGTTCACGGGCCGCTTCGGTTTTGTCAAGTACGGCCACAACTACGGAGTTGCACTGCTCGATGCCTGACGCGAACGGAAACATCAAGGGCATCGCAGTACCTGCGTCGGCGAAGTGGCCCCCAGCGAGGCCGCCAAGGACGAAGTATGTGCCGCCCGACGAAGCTCCACGCAAGAAGAAGCGCCGACCCAGATCGGTGAAGGTCGTCGAGTGCTGCGATCTCTGCGGCAACACTGTCAGCGACTTCTGCGCGACCCCTCTACATGACCAGATCTACAACCGCCCTATTGGCAACACCGACTGATGCACGATGACGACATCATCGCGATGATCCTATTGATCATCGTCGTGATTGGTTCTCTAGCACTCGCCTGCGCCGCGTCTGCGTAACCAACAACCCAAACATTCGAAACAAGGTACACTTCATCTAATGGGCTCTGAATCCTTTTTCCCTATCGGCACACGCCTCACCCACATCGAGACCAAGGAGGTCTTGATCGTCACCGGCGGCGGCGACCAGTTGGTTGTCTCTCCGGCTGAATTCGGCCCGCCGCGCGCTCTCGGAATCGTCGAGGCGCGGCAGGACTACACCGCAGAAATCCCTGAGGGCGGTGTCGTCGACACGCCTGAGCAGCAGCGCGCGAAGCTCACCCCTGAGCAGATCTTCGCCAAGGCCGCCGCTGAGGCAGCCGCCGCTGGCGTCGAACCTACCGGTCACCGCGGACGTAGGAAGTCGCAGGGTGACGCTGAGCCGCGTCGTCAGGGCGGCGAGTAATGGCTAAGCGCTCGCTGGAATCCAAGAAGCGCGCACGCCTCGTGCGAGCGATGTCAACCACACCGACTGGTCTCATTGATCTCGTCGACTACATCAGGTTGCGCACACGCTGCACCGCTGGTCGCGCCAAGGCCGCCATCATGGCCGGCGCGCTGACCGTCGATGGTGAGCCGATCGGCTTCGTCGAGATCGACGACAAGATCCAGAAGGACAATAAGATCAAGGTGTTCACGCAGTACGTGCGTGCAGATCTACGCGACCGGATTGTGGTGGTGAATCCTTCTGATTCGTAACGTCGCCGCGCTCTGCACTGTAAGCACGAGGCTTCTGGATGAGGAGCCAAGGAGGACGATCGACTTCCTTGCTGGCGACGCCGCAATGAGGATCGGACACCTAATCCGGGCGTGGCACGACGGAGGATGTGACGACCCAGCGCCTCAGCAGGCCGAGCGATCGTTTGTTGATCAAACCGGGTGGCTCACCGACGAGGAGCGCGCCAGGTACAACGAGCTTGGCGATCTAAGTCGCGCGAAGATCTTCAAGTTGTGTATCGAGTTTGACATGGATCGTCTTGCTGAACTCCCGCTCGCGCGGGCAGAGATGCGAGCGCGTACGCTGGCTGAGTCTAAGGCCTTGACCTTCCTGGAAGGCGAGCTTCTGTGAGGTGGCTTTCCGTCGATCCCGGCGAGGACACAGGCTGGGCTCTTTGGGAGGACGGCGACCTCATCGACGCCGGCACCGACAAGCTGTGGCAGTTCGGTGAGGCCGTCTACGCGGCTACCCACGAGGACTCCGAGAGCCTCGAACTCGTCGGTGATGACCTGGCGTTGAAGTTCATCGGCGTCGAACGCATCGTCTGTGAGGACTGGCGCATCTACCCCTGGGAGGCCAAGAAGGGCACCCTGAACTGGGACCAGTGTCGCACAGCGCGGCTCATTGGTGGCCTAACCTTGGTGGCGAAGATGAAGGGCATGGAGTTTGTCCTTCAGGGCGCGAAGATCAAGGAGCGCGCCGAGGCCGCCGGTGCTGAGGCGTTGTTCATGTCGCCGCTGGTGGAGAACCGCCACGCCAACGACGCCATCCGTCACGGCGTCTACTACTTGGCGATCGAGCGCGGCGCGCGGCCGGTCGAAATGGAGGGTGATGGTGCTAATGCGTAGAGAGCACAGAAACCTCTACAGGCTGTGCCGCCCGCTGTCGTACGTCATGCCAGAGGCGGCGCTGCGCTGGCTGCATCGCCATTGGAAGCTGGCCTCGGACGACACCGATGACTGGAGTTTCTGGCTCGACGTCAGCTACGAACGCTACTGGAGAAGGAGTATCGAGCGGTGACTGAGTTTAGGTTGTGCTGGTCAGCGAGCAGCAACATCACCTTCCGCGGCGAGACCGACTGGGAAGAGTGGGATAACGAGGACGAATCTCCAGAGATGTACTTCTACTCTCTTGAGAGTCCTGGGCTTACCAACATGGCTGTCGGTCTCAGCGAAGTCTTGGAGGCCAGCGGTTTCGATTGGTGGGTAGAGACCAGATGATCTCCGGTAAGGTGCGCGGCGAATGCATTCACTTCGACTGCGCCACCGACGAAGAGATGACACTGACATGGATGGCATTCTTCACCGAGGAGGCCGCCAAGGACCTCGACTGCGATCGATGCGGACGACCGCTCAACGAAGTTCCCGATCCGTGACCGCAACGACAAGTAATTCACGCGTCAATCCAGAGCGTAACCGCTGCCCGAACTTCGAGGAGTGCGGTATGTCGTGTTCGCACGATCCGGAGTACATGGGTTGGCCGCAGACCGGGCTCCGATATCCTGAGCGCGCATGCAGCCGCGAGTGCGTTCGTGCGCTGCTGATGAAGCGGGCGCTGTCGGTATGATCTTCCAAGAGAACCTAGGATACGAGCGAGTGCCGCGCGACGATGAGTTCGTCGATGCGGCATTTCGTCTTTGTGGTGAGGAACCGCCGCGATCCTACTCGATCTATACTTTGATGCGCGTCATCCCTCGCGACGTCGCCCGTCAGGAACTCGCTGGTGACATCATGCTAGCCAAGATGAAGTCGCTGGCCGCCGAGCTAGACAGCGCACAGCCGCCCGCAGATGGACTGATTACCTGTGACTGTGCTTGTCATAGGCCGCCGTATTACGACCGCACCGGCGGCTGCGTCCACTGCATTCTGATTGGTTAGTCAACACGACTGACCAAATCGTGTTACACTTCCTTCACCCCATGCCGATCGACCTCAACAAGGAGTCGTCGGTATTTCACGCCGAAGGAAGGGAGCAGAACCAGAGCCTCGGGTTTTGACCGAGGACGTGCAGGTAATTCTCCGTCGAGTAGTTCGCCCAGATCAAGACGATGAGGGCGCGTCGGTTGCGACGATTGCGGAGAAGGCAGACACATCAACACGGACCGTCTATCGCGTCTTGGCCGGCACAACCAAGACGCTGTCGTTGAGCCTGGCGGACCGACTGTGCATCGCCGCGGACGCGCATCTCTCCGAGTGCCGCCTCTCGTGGCCCGACGGTAGGGTCGAGCCCTACTTGTGGTAATCGCGGTACCGACCTTTCCGAACCAACACGGACCTCGGTAACACCGCTCCATAGGTGAGATCTACGGCCCAATAGGGCCTTTTTGTCAATCTGGTCGGTAGATTACGGTCTATGGCTCGCATCTCAAAGCTCGCTAACCCAGACTTCGCAAAGGCCGTCGCCGAGGCATACGTGAACGGTATGTCTCGTGAAGAGATGGCTGATGAGTTCGCCTGCCATAAGGACACCATCACGATCTGGACACGTGACCCGCGCGTTCAGGCACACGTCTCTCGTCTCGCGCAGGAGCGCGTCAATCGCATCACGCGCAAGATTGATAAGGAGATCGAAGGCCGTCTCCAGGACGCAGAGGAGATGGACACCGAGGTCTTGCTGAAGATCCGCAAGGAGTTCCTCGGCAACGTCATCAAGCCAATCGAGGGTGCCGGCGCTGACCGTGCCGAGACCGTATCTGAGACCATCAAGGCTGTCGAGGAATCGCCGGACCTTGCCGATGCGCTACAGCAGCTACTCCTGGGCGGCGGGCACAACGCTACGCGCGAGCCCAACGCGGACGAGTAATGCACTTCAAGAAGTGCTCAAGATGTGATGATCATTACACGTTGACTGTCGGTCGGCTTGTTCTGGCAACCCGAACCATCAATGAGCGGCGGGCGTTCCTCATCGGCTCTAGGATGTTGATGTTCTAGTGATCTCTGACGAGGGCCGTCAGAACATCATCGACGCGCACAAGGAGCGCACCACCGATTCACGGCGCGAGAATGACGCGCGCATGGATCGTCTGCTCGCGCTGGCGCAGGCAGATCCGCAGGCTTTCCAGAGCCTTGTCCAGAAGGTCATGGGCAAGATGCTGGTCCCTCACTCCGAAGGCCAGAAGGAAGTACTCACCGCTGAAGAACGCTTCCTCGTCCTTTGTGCAGGTCGCCGGTGGGGAAAGTCGCAAATCGGGGCGGCGAAGGCGCTTCGCACGGCTCGCAAGCCGCGCCAAATCGTATGGTGGGTCGCGCCGACCTACAAGGTCGTCAAGCGTGGCTACGAGGCCGTAGTCAAGCAGTGCCCGGACGAGCTTCTCCAGAAGCCCGCGCCGCCATCGTCTGGCTTTGACGCCGGCCGTGCGATTCGCTTGAACTTCAAGAACGGAACCATCATGGAGTTCTACTCCGCCGAGCGCCCAGAGGGCATGCTGGGCGGTAGCTGCGACTTCATGATTCTCGACGAGGCCGCGACGATGCCTGAGCACGTCTGGACTCAGATCATTCGAGCAACCCTTGCAGACCGCAAGGGCAAGGCATTGTTCATCTCCACTCCACGCGGTAAGAACTGGTTCTACCGCATGTGGATGAACGGCCAGGATCCCCAACAGCCGGAGTATCGCTCGTGGCGGTTCCCGAGCCGGACGAACCCAACCATCGATCCGGCCGAGTTCGACGGCATGGAGGCCGAGCTTCCGCTTGCCGTCTACGAGCAGGAGATCCTCGCCGAGTTCATCTCCAACGCCGCCAGCGTCTTTAGGTTCCCGAGGGCTCGCGATCCCGAGACCGGCGAGGAATCCAACGATCTACGCAGCCCTGCGATCGTCGAGATGGTGCAGCCGCGCGGCCATGTAATCCTCGGCATCGACCTCGCCAAGCACAACGACTTCTCGGTCCTCTTCGGAGTCCGGGCCGGCGATCGACAGCCGTGCTGGCACGATCGATTCAATCAAGTTTCGTGGCCGAAGCAGCGGGCACTCATCAACGAAGCCGTCGATGAGATCCTCAGGACCGCTGACGGCGTTACGCTCGTCGTGGACTCCACCGGCGTCGGTGACGTCATCTACGACGACCTCGCCGAGGCCGGCTATGACGTCGTCGGCATCAAGTTCTCGCCTCAGTGGAAGACGTCGGCGGTTCAGCTTCTGTCGGCAGATCTTGAGCGCGGTCACGCCTTCATCATCGAGGAGATGCTGCCTGAGTTCGAGTCCTACTCGTACTCGATCAGCGAAAGCGGACGGTGGAAGTACGAGGCAGCCACGGGGCATGACGATGAGGTCTCCGCGGCACTCCTCGCGCATTGGGGAGTCGTCCACTCCGGCGTCCCCAACATCCAAACGCTTCACGGGGGTGGGGACTCGATCGTCGGCGAGTCAAGCGACGAGTTCCTCGTTTGGGAAGATGAAGCCGAGATCGTCGACACCGGCGTCGCTCAGGTCCGCACCGTCGCGGTTCCGACGATCGCTGACCTGATGAACAACCCCAACTCCTGGGGCTAGAAAAGATCTCACACATCTAGTCTACTGCGTGGTACGCTACCGCGCATGGACGAACCTGATGCCCTCTTCCCAGCGCCGCCCGCGGGCTGGCAGTATGGTGTCGTCATGGCCGACGGGACCGTTTGGGGCTGTGGGACGAGCGAGCACGGGCGCTGGCTTCAGCGCCGACGCCTCAGCTACTCCAACGTCTCTGGCCCGTGTCTGTTGCCAGGCTCGGCGGATCTGAATCAGCGGCACCGTCGCCTCGCCCTCGGCTCTTGACAGCCGAACGCGGACTTGACTCGGAGTGGCCGCGCTGCTAGCCTTCTCGGCCGTGAACGAGAACCCCTGCACCGACTGGCTTACCGGTCCATTCAGCGCCTACCCAGGCGACCGTGAACTTCTCGACCGCCTCGGTCTCAAGACCTACGGCTACCCATTCTCAGAGTTGATGAAGCTGGGTCAGGTGGTCTTCGACAACGAGGCCAAGGTTGACGTCTTCGTACTTGCGCTGCCGGCGCAGTCATGGAACTTCGTCATCACGCGTCCGGACGAGGAGAGCTTCAAGCTCTCGACCGGGACTGGTAAGTTCACGGAGTTCTGGCCGATGGCTGCGATGCTGGCCACCAACTGCGTCTCCGTGAGTAGGTTGTGACGTGCGTTTGACGGATGAGCATCTTCACGCGCTCGTTGCCAATAACCCCAACGACGAGGATCTTCTCCAGGAGCTACGCCAACGCGTGCGCTGGGCAGCGATCCGGGCGATCCCTGCGCGACGGGGCTACTGTAGCGCCGGCAAGCGAGTCGTGCTCGACGAGAAGGGCGCGTACTCGTCCGGGTACCCAATGCATTACGAGGAGGAGTTCACGACGTGTATGCACACAGGCAGAATCGTGTTTGACGAGCCCAACGCGCGCACTCTGCGACTCCAGGCGCTGATCGAGGAGTTGAGACCATGAAGCATCCACTGGAGGGCGCGACCGTCGCCCGCGTCGTGTTCGATGCGCGGGTCGAGACACACTACTCATGGCTAACGCCCGAAGATGACCTGCATGATCGCCTATTTGTCCGCGACGGCCAGGTCTACGGTGAGCACGACGTGGAGCTTGCCATCGAGACCATCGACGGGCGCGTCTTCACGGCCAATACGTGTGGTTGTTGCTGCGGCATCGGCGGCGAACTCGGCGACGCCGATCGGATTCTCTGATGGCAGCCTTGACCGCCGATGAGGCCGGCGAGATCGTCGGTCTGCTAAGTTCTGTGAGGAAGATGGACAAGGTTCGCCCTGATCCGATCCTGCTCTACGACTCAAACGGCGAGTACGTCGGACAGATCAAGTACGACACCCACAACGGTTACATGTACTACCTGCCGGGCGATCTTGGGGTGGACGAGTGAAGGGAACCTGCGGGTCGCAGGACTGGGCTTACACTGATAATGGAAACGTCATCATCTACGGTACCTGCGAGCGAGAGCCTTTTCACGAAGGACGCCACGTCGAGCACCGAGATGGAAAGCTCTGGGCCGAGTGGTCCGACCTCTCCTGGCGGCGCGCGCCCACTGAGTGGGAGACCCGCGCCGCAGAACTAGCACAAGCCCTGCTCGACATCGCTGAGATCGCGATGCCAGATACGTACTTTGAGACCGATTCGCGCTGCCAGATGGCGCGTCAGACACTGGAGGCGTTGGGCTATGCCGACGATGAGGAATGAAATCATCGAAGGCGCGCTAGAGATTCTGCGCGACCCAAAAAGCTGCACGAGTGGCGGTATGAGCCGACGCAGCGAGGGCCGTTACTGTGCGGCCGGCGCGCTGCTGAAGTCCGCGAGAGATCTCGGCGTCGACCTCAAGGATCATGTCGACCGCCCTACGATCAGCCGCGCCGTGCTGGCCTTCATGGATGGCAACCGCGAGCGCACAGTCGAGATCCTTGAGCAGGCGCGAGCGTAGTGGGCTGCGTCTACTGTGATAGTCTGCTCTGCCGCTGCCCGCAACCACCTCCGCCGGATCCTGATCTCGTCGCCTGGGCGTCGGTTGGGCGCACGGGTATGTGTGTGCATTCCAGAAGAACCGAGGGCTGCGCGGGCTGTGAACTCCGACGTCTACGAGCGGCGCTGCGGCAGACCGCCCAAGACCTGATCGAGATCTCACACGCGTACTACGTCACAGATCCGCGCCGACGCCGAGCGCAGCTAATCCTAGAGGAACTCAATGACCAGAACTGATCCCGCAGTCTTCAACCTACCCGTCGACAAGCTCCGCGAGGGCTACTACGCCGACGCGTACTTCAACCGCGCCCGTGAACTCCTGATCGCCAACGGGCGTCATCCTCGCGTCGTGATGCAGGTCTTCCAGCGAGAGCACAGCTTCGCTGGTGGTGTCGATGAGGCCATCGCGATGCTGAAGCTCGGCGCGGGCGGCTACTACACGTGGAACTCGGCCGGCGACACCATGGTGAGGGCTCCCGGACCTGGGCGTCCCATCGGTGGCTACTGGAAGGACGGCTTCGAAGACCTCGTCGTCAAGGCGCTTCCCGAGGGCGCAGAGATCTCGCCGTGGGAGCCGGTGCTTCAGATCGAGGGCGACTACACGCTGTTTGCGCATCTTGAGACCACCATGCTGGGTGTGATGGCGCGCCGCAGCCTCGTCATGCGTAACGTCAAGGAAGCGATCGCGGCAGCGAACGGTAAGCCGATTTGGTTCTTCCCGGCTCGCCACGACCACTGGGCGGTTCAGACCGGTGACGGAATCGCCGCGCATCAGGCGGGCATTGAGGGCGTCTCCACTGACGCCGGTGCCTCGTGGTGGGGCGGACGAGGGATGGGGACGATCCCACACGCGCTGATCGCCGCCTATGGCGGTGACACCGTCACTGCGGCGCGAGAGTTCGCCCAGCGCTACAAGGACTCCATGAACGTGACCGTGTTGGTGGACTTCCACAACGACTCCGTCCATACGGCACTTCAGGTGGCTGAGGAACTTGGCGACGACCTGTGGGGCGTCCGACTCGACACGTCCGGCAATCTCGTCGACTACGAGATCCAGCGCGATCTCAACTACGGCGAGTACGCACCGACTGGCGTGAACCCAAGGCTCGTTGAGCTTGTCCGGAGAAGGCTTGACGATAACGGGCACGAGAACGTGAAGATCGTCGTCTCTGGCGGCTTCAAGGCCGCCAAGATCCGCGAGTTCGAGCGCCTCCATGTCCCGGTTGATGCCTATGGTGTGGGAAGCTCACTGATTCGCGGATCCAACGACTACACCGCCGACATCGTACGCACCAACGACGCGCAGTGCGCGAAGGTCGGACGATGGGAACGCGACGACTCACGGCTGGAAGTCGTTCGATGAAGGTCATCTCCGTAGACGGCGACGACCGCGCCGTGATCATCACATCGCTGGGCGACGCAGAACTCGATGCCGTCAAGATCTGCATGGACGCACTACGCGACCTCGACCGAAAGGCCGCGGCCCGAGCGGCGGCCTACGTTGCTGAGCGCTACAAGCTCGGCATTTTGGAGGATCTCTAGATGGGTCGAGTTGAGCGCGACCGCCTTGGCGCGCGCATGAAGGAGTACGAGGCGCAGTGCAGGTTCGTGCTGCCACGCCGCACCTACACGATCCTGCGTCTCGACGGGCGCGCGTTCCACTCCTGGACCAAGGGTCTCAATCGTCCCTACGACGAAACCATGCTGACCGCGATGGCTGCGACGTCGAAGAAGCTTTGCTCGGAGATCTCGGGCGCTGTGTTCGCGTACACGCAGAGCGACGAGATCAGCATCCTCGTTCAGGACTTCGCATCGCCGGATACGCAGCCCTGGTTTGGCGGCGTGGTGCAGAAGCTGGCTAGCGTCTCAGCGTCGGTCGCTACGGCCGAGTTCAACTCCTACTGGGAACGCCCGCCGGCCTATTTCGACGCGCGCTGCTTCACCATCGAACAGGCCGTTGAGGTTGCCAACTACTTCGTGTGGCGGCAGAAGGACGCGCGCCGCAACGCCATCAGCATGATCGCCGAGCAGCACTGGTCGGCGAACGAGCTTCACGGACGCCCAACTTCGGCGCGCCGCGAGATGCTCGAAGCTCAAGGCCTGGACCTTGATCGAGAGGACCAGCGCTTCATGATGGGCCAGGTCGTGTACCCGGTTACGGTTTTCGAGTCGGTCGTCTACACCGACAAGCGCACCGGTGAGGAGTGCCGAACGCCTATGGTCGAACGACGCGTGCTCGATACGATCCCAGCGCCTGAGTTCCGCGCCGACCAGGGCTGGCTTGTCGAGCAGATCCACAACATTCCCGACGCTGTGGCTGCGTAATGGAAATCCAGGCGCTACTAACGATCGTACTTATTGTGCTTGCCTACCGAGCCGGACGACGCGACGAACGAGAGGGACGATGAGGTACCCGATCAAGCTCAACGACGGCTACACCTGCCAGGGCTACGACGCCGACGGACGATACATCGTGTTCGACGACTTGCTCGGCGAGGGCGAACGTGTAGGACCGTCTGACGGCGAAGGCAACGTACACGTGAATGCATACGTCGTGCGACGCGAGGACGGCCTGTGGGTGGAGGCGCTGTGAGCTTCACGGTGATGATCGCAGTGCATCGCGACGTACTGCCGCCCGTTCTGGGTATGCGTCACCTAGTTGGTATCAACCTGCGCGGCGGTTACGACGCCGTTCTGGAGTTCGACAATCCGGTCTCCTTCGAGGGCACGGTCGATGAGGTTCGCCAAAGGACACGTAGTCACGTGTTTAGCGCGGCGCACTCGCACAACGGGTTCCGTGACGCCGCCATGCTGCGGTACACACCGTTCAAGACCGGCACCGAGTGGGGACAAGCTCGCGTCGCAGCGATACCAGAGGACCGACGCTGCGAGAAGTGCGCCGGTACAGGCAATGATGTCATTCTGGCCTCCAACGGTGGCGTCGGTGAAGTCGTAATCTGTTGGCCATGTGAAGGCACTGGAAGGAAGAAGGCATGACTCTCTACGAGGCGATGCAGGTGTTGGTGCGATTCCATTCTTGGGATTTCGGTGACCGCGGACACGGCTTGTGCGATCAGACGTTGCGCGCCGAGCTTGCTCAACTAATCGACGCGGCAGACCTCGCCGACGTGCGCGTGACGCTCGGACGGTTCGTTCGCGAAGAGTTCCTGAGCGAAGATGCTCTCGACGCAGGCTACGGGCCTGAGGACGCGCTGGATTTCCTGAATTGGTTCTGCGCAGGAGATTTCCGACCGTGAGCATTTCTCATCAGGAGACACTCGACGAGATCAAGTACAACGACCCCCTGATCGAGATCAACCAGAGGTGGTCTATCTGCGACGACGCCGGCTTACCCTACAGGGTCATCAGGGTGCTATGTCGACACCCAGATGATGGTAATGACGGACAGCGTCGTTGGGTTTGCGAAGAGCAGCCTGCACACTTGGGGTTCAAGGGAATCGGCGTCTGGGACGAGTACCAGATCAGAAGGGTGTTCAGGCCGCATGGTTAGCAGGGCTCTGGTGGTGTTGCTTTTTCTGTTTGAGGCCATTGTGCTGGTCGCGACGGGCTACGTTGCGTTCAATGCTTGGGTCTTCGGAGGCGTCGGGCCTGGTATAGCCGCCACGAGCATCGTCGTTGTCGTGGCTGTTGTGCTCGGCTGGGGGCTGTGGGAGATTTGGACGAGCTAGGCTCCTGGTACCCAGGGAAGCGTTGCCCGCGCGAGGCCGAGCTTCCCTTGGATCTCATGGTGAGAATGTTGATGGACGACCGGCGCATCGTTGCCGGTCGTGTCATGTACACGCCGCTTCAGGTCGCAGCGATCTATGCGAACTACAACCACAAGTACGTCAAGGATGAGGACACGAGAGACTTGATCCGTCGCCTACTTCAGATCCACGGCCGAGCCGTCGACCGAAACGAACCACTACCAGAGGAGATGGAGCTTTGAAGCTCTTCATCGCTAGAACCGTCGTGTATGCGTTCTTCGTCTCAACAGTACTATTCCTGGTCATCGCCCCGATCATCAACCCGCAGGTCCTGATCTGCTACGGGATTGTCGCCTTGCTGGCCCTGGTTATTTGGGCGCTCGTTACAGTCGAGGACAACGACCGATGAACATCAACGATTGGATCGGACACATCGACGGCCTGCGACGCGAGGACGAACTTCTAGCTGTCGGCGAATGGCACGGCTACCTAAGGGAGTTCGGTAGCGGTGGGCCGCTGCGCGGCAACTACGTGCTCGTTCGGTGGCGCACTCCTACCGTGTTGGTCTCGCACGACGACCCCGACGAGTGCGTCAAGCTGGCGCGGCGCATCGAGCGCGCAGCGATGTGGAAGTACATCGACAACGAGGAGCGCCCCGCGGTGTGGGCGCAGGAGGCCGAGGATCAGTCGTGACCGACTACAGCGACGCCCTCGCGGTTGTCGATGATCTGATCGCGGAGGAGGCCGCGCTGGCCAACAAGATTTGTGCCGCCGATCCCATAGGCTGGACGCGCCTCGGACTGGGTACGTCGTCTGGGGCTCGACTCCATGCATTTCAGGAGGTCAAGCGGCGGCTCATCAGTCACTGCGTCCGCGACCGTGAAGAGGCCTGCATCATCGTCCAGTGGGACGAGGGCTACGGCGAGTGGTTCGCCTATTGCCGCAAGTGCGGCAAGCGAGTCAGCAACGCCTACGCGCTGCGACACGAAGTCGACGACATGGGTCGCGTCGTCGATTGTGGCGTTGAGTTCAAGCACGTAACCACGCCCTACATTGGCGCGCTCCGCGAGGAGGTCAAGTCGCTACGCGACGACCTTACCTTCATTGATGTAGACTTTGCATCATGAGCCTCAATCAGCCGCAAGACGACCAGAAGGTGTGCCCGACCTGTAACGGCACAGGCATGGCGTCGAAGTACGACATGGGTTGGCGCACGCTCATGCACAGCGACGAGTTCGCGCGCAAGGTCACCTGCGTGCCCTGCGCCGGCACGGGCGTCGTCTATGCGTGAACGAGTCCTCCATCTGACGCGCGATGACTTCAAGTGGGACTATTACCGCGCTAGCGGTAATGGCGGCCAGAACCGCAACAAGCGCGACACCGCCGTACGGTGCACACATGCGCCCTCTGGTGCGGTCGGCAACGCAGCCGACGAGCGCACACAGGGCAAGAACCGTAAGCTCGCCTTCAAGCGCTGCACCGACGACCCGAAGTTCCGTCGTTGGCTGGCCATCGAGCACGCCAGAACCCTAGTTGGCCGCGATCGATGGGTCGACCAGCAGATGCGGCCCGAGAATCTCTTGATCGAGTACGGCCCATTCGATCGTTAGAGCCTCGTCCGCGCACCTCATTTAGGACACAAAGAAGCCCTGAAGGCAACCACCTTCAGGGCTTTCTTATTGTTGTCTTTTGTTGCCGGCCTTAGCCCACGATGAGCTTGCCGATCTGTTCGAGGCTCGTGACCTGCGTGTAGTTCATCAGCCCCGGCGTGCGCGACGCCTCCATCACGATGTCCTCCGAGTTGCCGTAGGCGTAGCGTACGCGAAACTCGATACCGTCGATGACGAACACGGCCTGGCGCTTGAGCTTGTTGCCGCCCATGGGCTCATGCCGAAACTTGATGTCGTTGACCTCCGCCGCCGACATGCCTAGCTGCGACTGGAGAAACGTCAGTGCGAAGTCAACGAGTTCTACGTCCTGACGCTCAAGCTCGCTCTGCTGCAACGTGACCTGTTCCTCGCGCGCGGCGATTGCTCGATCTCGAAGCGAGCGCTTCGCTCCAATGATCTGGTCGGGCGTGATGTTGGAGAAGTCGAATTCGTCAACGCTCACGATGAAGTCCTCGTAGGTCGAAGATCGCAGATTGTGCGATCGTCTGCTCAGAAAGTCCGATATGCGCGTACTCGCGGTACCCAGCGTCAGCGCAGTTCCAGCAGCGAGGCCCCAACAGAGTCTTCGGGTAGAGCTTACCCCAGAAGATGAAATCTGCCGGCGCTGAACAGAAGCGCTTGTTGTATTCAAAGGTTGTCTCCTTTTCGGCGCGACATGTCTCACGCAATGGGACGTACACGACAGCCTTGGCCGTCACCGCATCGGGAGCAAAACTAGCCAAGTCGAACCCTCTCCTTCCGGCGCCCACACGAACACTTACCAGGGCTTTCCGTGAGCGAGCCCCAACAATCCTCGCCTGCTTCGTCGCTGTCCCAGTCAGGGCAGCGAAAGCCATCAACGGGAACCCAGTGCTGGTTCAGGATGTCGAGCATGCGCTTATAGAGGATCTCCACGACGTTGTGGTCGACGTCATCGTAGTCGATGTCAAGATGTAGATCGCCAGGTCCAGAGATCGCGAAGCTCTTACCGAAATAGCCGCGTCCCGGCACATCGAGCAGCTTGAACGCCGCCATCAGTTGTCCTGTGAGCGTTCGGTCGGGTAGGCGCGCTCGATGATCTCGTGAATCGTGTGGTCGACCTTCGTGTCGTAGTTGTCGAACAGCCGCTTCGACCGAGGCACCGTATCGTTCTGGTGCTTGATCTCAGCGACCGCCTTACGCACTGTGTCTCCGTCTGGCGTGAAGTTGATCTTCATCAGAATCCCATCCTGATTCGATAGACAAGGTGGTTGATTTTACCCATGTCGGGTTCATCGGGAAGCTTGGAGTAGGCGGCTGCGTTGTCGAGAGTGATCAACATGGCCTCGGCGATGGACTCGACCTTATCGAGATCCTTCTCGGCAACGCCCTTGAGCCACTCAACCTGAAGCGGCTGTAGACGCACCAAGACCTCGCCGTGCTTGAGGGCGTGGACGCCGGCCATGAGCAGTCGTAGCGTGTGAAGCTTGAACTTGGTGCGCTTGTGGTGACTCGCGCCGCGAGAACCACCAGTTCCCTCACGCGCCTTACGAAGCTGCGAAACCGCGTAGCCGCCGTAGGTGTGAACGATGCGCTTCGAGAGGAAGAGCCCGCGGCTATTGATGAGTTGGCCGCCGGCCGAGTAGGCGTCAATCATCTGGTCATCGGACCACAGCATCTCTAGCGCTGTTGGGTTCGCCTTAGCGGCAAGGCGAGCGAAGTGCGCTAGCTCGTAGACGACGACGTCTGCGTCTTCGGCGATCGAGTTGAGTTCGAGCGCGTCCTTAGCGCCGCCCAGGGAGAGAACCCTGCGAAGCCCAGCCACGTAGACGCCTCGAAAATCGTGATCCGAGTCAGGGTTGTCGGTGCCGTAGGCACGGCTGCCGGTGCGCGAGACGAGCACGAGTTCGCCGTCTGCGGCCTCTGCGTGCGGCTCGATGAGATCAAAGAAGTCCTCAGTGGTCATAGTTCCTTGTAGGTCGTTGGCTGATCAAGCCAGCGTTGATGATCTTCGAGCGCGAGCATACGATCGCGTAGATTCTGCTCAGCCTCGCCGCGCGTGTAGCCCCAGCCGTAGTAGAGATCGGTTGGCTCGCGTCGCCAGAAGAACAGACCCTTGGTCTCCAGCCAGGCGTTGTAGCCATGTCCCGTCGCGGGCTCGATGGTGATCCTCTGCATCAGTACTTCCAAAGATCACAGCGGCCCGTCACGAACGTCGCGGCGAACCAGGCGATGACGTCGCGGCGCTGGCTTACGCGGCTGTAGATCCTGTTCGGCGAGATGCCGCCGAACGGGTACGGCTCGATCTGGTAACGCTCGCCGTCGATGTCTTCGAAGTAGCGCGAATATTCGTCGAGGCCGTAGCGATTGGGGTTGAAACGCGCTAGCGTTGATCGCAGTCTACGCATCGAATACGAAGCTCGACTCGGTGATGATGTCAACTACGACGTCGGCGAGTTGACCTTCGAGGCCCAGGTAGACCTCGTTGCGGAAGGTTTGCGATCCGAAGCTCTGCTCGTCCATAGCCTGCCCGATCATCTGTGCCGCGCCATAGGCGGCGTCGCGGATGATGTTGTGGAGGCTGTTGGGGATTTCGACTGGCGGCGTCATTATCAGAATCCCATTTCGTCTAGTGATGGTCTCGGATCCGAGAGCGAGACGATCTCGTCGCCGCTACAGCCCCAGGGTTCGGCGCAGGGCACGTGATGTGGGCATGAGCGAGCAACGCGCTTCTTGCCTTGTGCCTTGAGCAGCTTGGCCCGCATAGGAGTTTTGCGCGGCTCCATGAAGAGATCGAAGTCGCGCTTACAGTCTGGGCAGAAGTCGCGCTCGTCTACCTCGTACGATTCGCCTTTGATCTCACGACCGCAACGGTCACACTCAGTGACGTGACGAGTTGCCATGTCAGTCCTTGTACTTGTCGACAACGCCGCTACCGGCCATGGCGACGCCAATCGGGCGGAGCGAGTGCTTGACTTCGACGTAGTCGGCGTGGGCGGCCAGCACTTCAGGCAATCGCTTGTAGGCCTCGGGAGCCTCGTCAGCGTCGCCGCCGCGAAGTTCGATGCCCTGTCGGCGCAGGCGCTTCTGGACAGCCTTCCAGTCGACTCGGCCCTCGCGCTCCTGAACCCACGTCTTGGACACGTCACCATGCATACACTCGGGGCAGATCGTGAACGACGGCTCGCCGCGTCCCTGTGTGTGCCCGCAGTTGTTACACGTGACGCGCTTGCGCTGTCGACCCTTGGCCTCTGTGCGCGACATCACACGTCCCGCGCCATGCGGGGCCGACCAGATGGCCTCCTGGCCGGCGGCCCAAGCGAGCAGCCTCTTACCGGTCGTTACGAGTCCACCATCGCCGAAGCCCTCGATGATGACCGCATTCTCGCCCATCGAGCCGCCAACGAAGCCCTGCTGTCCCGGGTAGAGTGGCGTCGAGCCCTTGCGGACCACCCAACAATCCACACCATTCACGTTTTCCAACCACGAGAAGTTGTGGTGGTTGTGAACTTCGTGCACAACGGCCGGCGATCCCAGGATCTCCAGGACCTTGTCGACCACGACGTCGCGGCCCGCGTACGCGTAGTCGCCTGCGAGGTTCATGGTCTCGATGTAGGTGTAGCCGAGCGGAGAATCCTTGTGCAGCAGCACGGGCGGCGAGTGCATCTCACCGCCGTCGGCGTGGTCGGCGAACTCCTTGCCTTGTGCGAGCGCGAGGAAGCCGGAAGCGATCTTGTGGCCGAAGCCACGCGAGCCGAAGTGGACGCCGATCCAGATGCGATCGGTGCCTTCTTCGGCGAAGAGATCGACGTAGTGGTTGCCGGAGCCGACGGTGCCTAGCTGAGCCCGAGCGGTGCCGATGAGATCTCGAACGCCACGCATCGGAGCTTCACGATTGATGCGATCGAAGATCTCGTGGTCGACGGGCTCGTTGTTCGGACGCCCCATGCCGAAGCTGATGCGGCGCGAGATCTCGTCCATGATCTTCGGTAGATCGGCGCGGATATCGCCGAGGAAGAGGTTTGTCGAGACGGCCTTGTTGCCGCAGCCAATGTCGTAGCCCACAGAGGACGGCGAGACGTAGTCCTCATAGGCGATGACACCTCCGATGGGAGCAGAGTAGCCGAGGTGGTGATCTGCGCAGAGAACGCCAGCGACGGCGTCACCCGCGACCATGCAGGTCTCCATCTGGCGAACCGCGCCCTCATCGGGAGACATCCCATCGGGCGTGAAGATGGTTAGATTGTCAGACATCGTGGCCTCCGAGTTGCGTTTCGAGGTTGATGAAGCTGTGCCGGTTCAGGGAGAACTCGTTGTGCGCCCGTACGCTCTTCCCCGCATTACCGCGCCTACGACCAGCGTAACGATGCCTTGGCCAGGCAGGATGCGCGTTGTGGGAGTGGCTCGTGTCCCACGGCCTCCGCGGCGGCCATTGTGGGCTCGACGAGTTCTCTGCACCGCCACTATCCGACTCGTGATCAGCGAGTCAGCCAAACTTTGAAGATTGTTCCGTCGGAGGGGATCGAACCCTCTACCCTAGCAGCCGCTAGCAGGCTGATCGTCGGGTTATCGGCCCACTACTCGACACCCGGGTTCGCGACCCGCAGACGCCTTTCGCTTCCGATCGACGGCCTGAGAAGCTTAGCAGCTACTCGTCGTCTTCGTCAACCGGAAGCGAGGCGATGCGCTCAACATAGCGTTCCTGCTCGGCGATGAGGCCGTCTCGGAACCCGACCAAGGCGTCGATCATCGTGTTGACCTTGTAGAGGTCGTTGGCGCGTGCGTCAGCGTCGGCAATATCGAAGTCGAACGAGACGCTGCGCGTGCAGTCGGCGATCTGGAGCACCATGTGTGGTCGGGCGTTCCAGCGTTCGAGCTTCTCGTCCTCGGCGTTCTTGCCGGCCTTCCAGCGAGAGGTGTCTTCGATTTCGGCGACGATCGCGCCTGTCGAGTGGTGGCCGGGCAGGTTGAGCATTGCGCGCCCGCCGTGGTAGCGGCGGCGCTGTCGTGGGCGTCGAGCCATCGACGAAGAGTAGCAGAACGACAAAGGCCGCCTCGTGGGCGGCCGATGCCGAGATTTGGGATCACCTCCAGCTAGGAACGACCACGGCGGCGTCGGTCTTCCGTCACTGGCATCACCTCCTCCCGAAGGCGTCCGGGCGCTGCCCGGCGTGGGTGGCCTAGGACTCTACGTGAGGTACGCCCTTCTTGGCGATACCTCGGGAGAGCACGTACGCCACCACGGCGGCGATGGATGAGACGTCGCCATACTTCGAGGGGAGGTGGAGAACCTGAAGCTGGGACGCGATGACCCAGGCAACGGTAAGCCAGAACTCAGTTGTGCGGTAGCCGGCCTTGGCCTCCTTGAACACCTGAGGTGCCTCGGCGATAACCTGCTCGATGGCTGAGACGTCTGGGGTGTCTGGTGTTGCTGCTGAATCAGGCATAACTGCTCCTAGGTGAAATGACTAGAACTTGATTCTATCGAACCAAGTGCTAGATTCGGCCGCTGTTGAGGTACTTGGTTGCCGCGGCGTAGCCCTGAACGATGACCAGGCGCTCGGCGCGACGACGTCGCGTCAGGCCTGCTAGCGGATGACCGCCGGCCTTGTCCCAGGCCAGGATCGCCGTCGCAGCCATGCCCCAATGGCCGCCGCGGAGAAGCTTGCCGACGCTGGTCGACGAACTCAGCGCGCCCGGACCGACGTTGTAGACGAAGCTCGTGAATCCATCGATCTGCCGCTGTGTTAGGTGTGGATTCGCAGCCAGCACTGCCGGTAGGTAGTCACGATTGAGTCGAGCGCGAAGCTGACGAAGCGCTTGGACTCTACTGACAGGCTTCGTGTGCGGGCCGACGTTCTTGGTCTCGCCGAAGCCGATCGTCCACACTCCAACCGAGTCCTGGTAAGGACGAGCGGAGAATCCCTCAAAGTGCGAAACCAGTAGGACGCCTCTCCACGAGACGCGAGGACGGCGCTTGATCACTTGAACCTCCGGAGGTAGGCGCGCGTCAAGGCGACGCGTGTTCGTGTTAGATGCTTGCCGTCGGCGCGCGGCTGGCGGTGAAATCCCCAGTGGTGGTATTCGACGACCGAGTCGTAGGGGAAGTAGATCTCTAGGCCATAATGCTGCGCGGCGCGACGTAGTTGCTGGCGCGTGATGTCGTTGTTGACACCCGAGTCAACCCCAACCTCCCACTCTTCGAGGTGCCGCCCCACGGGTCCCCGCTTGGCGACGCCATCCGAGCGTAGCTCGTGCATCGAACGACCTGCCGGATTCGGTGTGCCGGTGATGCCCCACTCGGCTCGCTGCGCGGGGGACGCGTTCTCCATCTCGCGCTGCGTGTGCTTGCCGTGGCGGTGAAGGATCGGCCGAGCGGCGGGGTCGTCGCCGCGGTAGATACTCGAAGCTGACTGTCCGGCGCGCCTCAAGATGAGGTAGATGTAGGGGGCGACATCGTACGGCGCTGGGCAGCCGTCGATGACGAGCCACTTCGGTCGGCGTAGTCGCCTCATGAGGAAACAGTCTCCGCGTTCGCTGTGTTGCTGATCGTGGTCGTGTAGATCGGTCCGCCCCGGTATCCGGGATACTGCCACGGGTTAGCAGGGATCGAAGGCTGGATTGGGTAAACAGGTCGCGGATAAGCGTTGCCGCAGTGCAGACAAGCCCCGCATACGGGGCAATGCGACGGCGGCAGGGTGCTCATCCAGACGAAAGAGTGCGAACACATATAAGTGCTAGTTTACCACTAGTAGCGCGTTCGCGCCTGGGTCACTGCGGCCAAGCGAGCCAGGAGCGCCTCGAAATCGTTGCGCGTATTGTCGATCGACACTGAGGCGGAGCGGTCATCGTGAGAGTAGGAGACGGTGTCGATGACTCCGTCTCGTCCAACGCCGCCAGTGTCGGGATCGATGATGTTCAGGAAACGCACAAGCTCAGTCGTCTCCAGCAACATCTCCGCCGGGTGACGAGGCGCGCCGTCGCCGGCCGAGCGTACTCGTCCGTCGCCCTGGACCTTCCACGAACCCCTGAACGGGGTACGCGACTTCAACGACAAGAACACGTCGCCAAGCTGCTTCGCGGCTTCGGTGGTGAGCGGCGAATTGATCGCAAGGGTGGCTGTTCGCGAGCGACCGAGGCGATCAAGCAGTGTTGGGATCGGCGTGTAGATGGTGAAGTCGTCGTACCAGTAGTTGACGCCGGTTGGCGATGAGATCCTCGGCTGGATCGCGAAGTACACGTCGCTGCCGTCGTAGGTCTCGGGCGCGGTCCAGCGGATCTCAAACTGCTCCCACTGGTTGGCAGTCGAGATGTGGTCTGTTTCAAGTCCAGACGTGAGGTTGAAGATCGTCATCGCGGGATCAAGACCCGTTAGACCGGTCTTCGTGGTTCCCCACTTAGTGAAGATCGCTGTAGCGGAGCCCGACGGCGGCATCGCAACGTCGCCAATTGTGATGTAGATATCTGAGGCCGCCGATAGCGGGCTTCCGGTGATGGTGCTCTGTCGAGCCCAGAAACGGAATACGTAGGTCCTGTCCTTCAGGAACGTGTCACCGGAGAAGGTTGCGTAGAGGATGCCATTGGAGTTGTCGGCGGTGGCCTTCAAAGAACCGCCAGGGCTGTGGTAGATGGTGTTGTCCCACGCCCACGTTCCGCTACCGCTGCCCCCAGCGCCCGGGAGGTGGACGGCGGTCCAGCCAGAGATGTTTGAGTTGAAGACGTCGTTGGCGAAGCTTGGGCTCAGCGGCGCAACCAACTGCGTAGCCAGCGCGCTTTGCTGCGTCGTGCGGGTCACCATCAGTGAGTTGCCGTCTGGTCCTGTGCCGGTCACGTAGACCTTGTTGAACAACTCCTCGGCGACGTTAGCCGACGCGTCGGCGAATTCAGATCCGGGCTCGTCGGACGCCTCAAGCGCAGGCGCTGACGGCTGCGGCGCGAACTTGAGCTTCGAGCCGGGCACAATCTTCGTCCGGTAGGCATGGAAGGCGTTGGCGGCTTCGATGACCTCGCGCACCGTCTTAGGTTCTGTGACGGTGAAGTCAGGGATCGCAAAGGTGGTCGCTTCGATGTCGGTTGTGCTCTGCGAGATCACATCCTGGTACGTCAGAGCGTCCTTGACGATCTGATCAGCATGAAGCACGCTGTCACCGCTCGACACATAGGACGAGTCGCTGAATGCGCGCACAGACTTGATCATCATCAACGTGTCGGCGGCGGCTGTGTAGTCTGCGGCGGCGTTGTAGAGGAAGATCGATACGTAGCGTCTAGGAGTCGCAATAGACCCGGTTAGCGTGTCAAAACCGGTTGCCTGATCCTGAAGCGTCGACGCTGCGGTGCCGGAGATGAAGTCACCGAACGTTCCAGCAGCGCCGAGGATGAGGTCGGAGATGTCGTCGGCTGCTCTGACGTAGATATCGCCGCCCGCGGAGAAGCTGCCGACGCGTGCCACCTCAATGGCGATGTCTGTGATCCACGACTTTGGGTTCTCGCCGAAATCAGCGACAACACCAACAGCGTCTGCGTTTGGCCACACGCTGTCCTTGGCTGCGCCGATGCTGATTGTGCCGTCGCCTGAGGAGACGGTCAGCGCCTGCGGAAACCGAGACAGCGTCGCCGTCGGTGCTGAGCGCACGTCAGACCAGATACCAAGGTCGGTCTGAGCGTACACACGCGAGTAAGGGAAATCGTCAAGTGCGTACTGTTCGCCGCGGGCGGTGACTGAGACCGACACCGCGCCAGGAGCGACGTTGGTCGGTGTCTCCCACAGGTAGCCCTCCCAGACCACGACACCGGCGACCTCAAGCTCGATCGGAGCGAAAGCGTTGAGCCGGAATGCGCCGCCCACCCTGGGATCGCGCTTGATCGTGAAGGAGAGCGTGTCCGAGCCCCACTTATTGGAAGTGGCTGTGATCCCCTCAGGCCAGAAGCCGGCCCAAGAACCTGTGCCGATCTGCTCCCACTGATCGTCGATGGACTGGATGCGCACGATGGCGTCGTCAGCCATTACGTTCCTCGCGCTAGGTGATAGCGTGGCTGTACGTGCATCGACACATACATAGGCTGATTGGTCATCGTTGTGTTTTCGCCTGACGGAAGCGACGGATCGTCAGGTACCTGATCTGAAGTCAACACCAACACCTGCGGGCGAGCGCCGCCATTGATGATGAGAGGCGCGCCACTCATGCCTCGTGTCATCGAATACCAGTTAGGCGGCGCGTTCTCTCCGCCGGAAGCGCCGGTGAGGTCAGAGTAGATGCGTCGGGTGGCGACATTGCCAACTCCGCCTGGGATGAACTTCGGGTATGAGGCGTCCTGGACCTTGCTCGTCGGCAGCACCGCCCGTGAGCGCACCGGAACCCCAGCAAGCCAATCGAGGCCAAACGTGCCACTCGATCCATTGCCTGCGATGAGGCGTAGAACAATCAGCCACGGTGAGCGTGCGTGCTTATCCACGGGCAGCGAGATGATGCCGAGACGGTGGACTCTCCAGCCGGCCGCAGTCGGCACCAGGCGTCCCGAAGATCCCCACTCAGAGGTGTATCGGAAGGCAAGCTCGCCAGCGCCGAACGGCAGCGCCGACGCCGTCGCGGTCAGCGACGTAAGGCCTCCACTCTGATAGACACGTGCCCACAACTCGACCTTCACCTCGTTGGTGAACTCGTCGGGCTCAACGACGCTCGGATCGACCATCACGTGGAACTGCCAGTAGTCGGGTGATCCAACCGACGAATCCCACAACAGGTTCCCGCCCGATGCTGCGATGTTGGCCGAGGTTGAGGTGAACCCGATCGGGTCGATTCCAAACCATGTCGGGTATGTCGTGGTGTCGGCGTCCCAGAAACCAAACGGAGGCGATGCCTGGGCGATGCCGTTTGATCCAGCGTCGATCGCAGTTGGTGTCAACGTAGGGCGATCCCACCACGACAGCAACGACCAACCGAGAGAGCCGCTGGACGTCACGGTAGTAGACACGTCAACGGTTACATCGACATCAAGCAGGGCCGGCGCTGTGCCAGGAATGAGACCGAAGCTGTTCTCGCCGGGAACAAATGACGCCGAGGGCTGTGAACCGTTGTAGTTGAAGCCCGCCGTGTAGGGCTCAAATCGCCAGCGTACGACCTTCTGTGTGCCAAGGTCACCGACTGGGTCGATAGCGAATCCGTAGCTGCCGGTCGCGGCAATCGCCGCGTCACCGGTTGTCAACGTTGTGCTGACGCGAGCCGAGGACGAAGCTCCGATGGCTGTGCGGTTAGGGAACCAGAGTTCAGGGTCGTTGTCGGCGGGAAGCGGGAAGAGGTCGGCGCGCACAACGGTGCTGCCGGTCGAGCCGTTGATGATCCTTGAGGCGCGGAACGTGTACGTACCGGCCGCCAACGTGCTCGTCGATGCGGTAGCGATCTGCGTGTCAACGCCGCTGACCTTCTTACGGATCTCAACGTTCTGTGTGGCATAGTTCCAGCGAGCGTAGATCACGTCGCCGCTGGCGGTCTGACCAAGGATCAACCGACTAGACCCCGTCGCAGAGGCACCAATGGTTACGGTGAGCGCGCTCTCGCCCTGCTCGTACTGGTAGCCACGGCCCGTGAAGAGCAACGTCTTGAGTCCGCCAGTCGTGAACACGAGGCGCTGGTTTGCGTCTACGTAGACCGCTGGTGGCACATGGCCGGGGTCAGTTACAGTGTACTCGTCGAGGCCTGCGTTGCTGACGCCTGGTGTGCCGACGCGGTCGGGACGAGCCCAATCCTCGTAGATCCATGTCTGGTCACCGACAGCGAGCGGCGCGATCTGAACCTGTACCGCCATATGTAGTCGCTTGGTTCCGCTCCACTCGACCCAGCGGTACTTCAAGGCCGGCGGCTGCGCGCACCGAATCTCGGAGTAGCGAGAATGCGAAGCGCCGTCGGGACGCCATTCGATGAAGTAGTTTCCGCCAGTGTCTGCGAATTCTGCTGAGATCGCCTCTGCGATGTCGATGGCGGCGTCGCTCGACGTACCGTCGCCGACGTAGAACTCGCACTCAAAGACGCCGTTATCGCGTGTCTCCGACACAACCTCAGCGCCTTCCCAGCGTCGGCCGCTTGCAGATGTCTGAGTGTTCGATTGGCCGGGAACGAAGCTCAACGAGTCGCGGATGACTGCTACATTCGCGCCGTCGTTGAGGTCGCGCACAGTTACGGGCCGGCCGTTAGCTCCGAAGTAGATGAGTCTTAGTCGATCCATTTAGTAGCCAGTCCCAAAACGCGTTGTTGGTCGGTATCCCTGAAGCGACTGTCCGGCAGTGGCTGCTCGTCCGATTGCGTCAAGCGTGCGTGTGTCGCCCGGGTGAAGAGTGTTCACAATGATAGTGTTTCCGCCGAGCGCCTGTGCGAGAGGGTTGCCGAACGGTGATCCGCCAGGCGTTGACAGTCCCGCTCCGTTGAAGAGCGCACCGAGCGCTGTGTAACCGCCACGGCCGAGATCTCCAGACCCAGTGAACACGGCCAGCATCGACTCAGCGATCTTCTGAGCGCGGGCCGCTGTTGCGGCGTTGGTAGTAGCCTGCGTGACCAGCGCCTGCGCGTCCGGTGACGTCGATCCGTCTGCCGATCCGCCCTGAAGGGCAGCAATCGCGTTCGTTGCGTCAGTGATTCCTGACGTTGCCTCGGCGATCATGTTGTACGCCTGCTCGTCATTGCCGGGCAGGCTGTCGTTGAGTAGCGCGTTAGCTGCGTTGATCTCGTCCTTGAATCCAGAGATCTTGTCGTTGTAGCCCTGGATCTGTAGGGCAGTATCGCCGTTCAGGATGCCCTGGCCGATCTCCGCGTCGCCCTTTGCGATGCTGAGCGATCCAGGTGTGCCATCTCCTCCGCCGACTCCACCGGTGCCCCCGCCGCCCGAGCCGCCGACCGCGGTCCCGTCGCTGCCGACTTCAGAAGAAGCCTTACCGGTAACACTGTCGATGTCGGCCTGGGTGTCGGAGATGTCCTGGCCGACCGAACGGTAATCGAAACCGGCTTCCTTCTGTCGGCCCTTGAAGTTGTTGAAGTCCTCGACAGACCCGTCGTGGATCTTGGTTTCGCGCGAGACCTCGCCCTTGATGGCCTTGAGCCGCTTATTCCAGGCGTTGATCTTGCTGTGGTCGGGCTTCTTCTTGTTGCGCTCGTTCTCGATCGCCTTCTCAAGTCGCGTCTGTTCCTTCGCCAGGGCGTGGAGATTGAACGACGAGTCCTTGCGCGCCTTCGTCAACTCGGCCAACGCCAACGGCAGGTACTTGACCTCCTCGGAGATCGTGTCCTGGAGGTTCTGCTGCCATGACTTGAGCGTCTTCAGCTTGTCGGTGTAGGACTTGACAAGATCGTTGTCGACGACGTAGATGTCGTTGCCGAGGCCGTCCTTCTGGCCGCTCTTCTTGAGGAACGTGTCGGGCTCCTTGATCGAGCGCTCCTGAAGGTCAATCTCATGGCCGAGATCCTCTTCCTTGGTCTGAAGCTGCTTGACGTAGATGGCCTTCGGCGACTCAGTGTTGAGCTTGAGGCCCTTACCAAATCCAGCACCCTTGATGTTGTGCTTACGCCGGCCGCTCGTGTAGGAGCCAGGCTTACGCGGCGTGAACATCGTCGGGTAGAAGCCTGGGCCTGCGATGCCGTCACGGTTGTGTGGCCGATGGAAGCCCGCCTTGCCCTTCTGGAACATCGGGATACCCATCGAGCGAGCGAAGTCCTTGAAGAACGCTAGTCCGCGCGAGCGGTAGCGAGGCTCGGTCGGGATGACGGACTCACTGCGCTTGACGTCCATCAATGTCGGCTGACGAACAACACGCACTGCGCCGGTGGCGTGGTCGGCGACAAGCTCAGGTCCGCGGCCCTCGCCGACGAGGGCTGTCTCTGGCCCGATCGGTCCACGTCCACGGGCGCGCGAGTTCTTCACAGACTTGATGACGTTCTGCACCGTCGTCAAGGTGATGGACTTGTTGTGAAGGCTATTGAGGAGCGCGTAAGCCTGCTGAAGCGGGCCGAGGTTGGCGCGCGCGTTCAACGTAACTGTCTTGTTAGGGATCTGCTTGATCGCCTGTGTTGCTGCGCGAGCCTTACCGGTGATGAGATCGCGAGCGATCAGACGTGCTTCCTTGTTAGGCACATGCAGAATGCTGCTGATGATGTGAGCGATCTTCGATGTCGCCTCATCGACGGCCTTGATCTTAGTCTTACCATCGGGCAGCGAGTTGACTCGGCTAACGATGTGAGCGATCCTAGCTGACGCCTGGTCGTCAAGACCAAGCTTGACAGAAGCGCGGCGGGCGGTCGCTGCCCTGACCTGCGCTCCGAGGCGACGGATCGCTTCCTCGGCCGACTTCGAGTCGATGATGATCTTCTGCACGATGCTCGACTTGACGCCGCTCTTCAGTGCCGAGCTTGCCTTACCCGCTACTGCGCCCGCATCCTTAGGATCAGCGAACTTCAACGCCACGCGCTTGGCAAGGCTCTGCGACCGGCGATAGAGATTGGCGAGCGCAGTGTTGGCAGAGCCGCTAGCAGCGACCAGGCCGTGAAGCTCACGCTGGTAGTTGAGGGCGTCGGCTGCGGCCTGACGGGCAGCATGGCCCTGCGCAACAAGCGTCGAGTGGTACTTCTCCTCTGCCTGCGCGGCTAGCTTGGTCGCATCTGCGAGCTTCTTACGCTTGTCCTCAATGACATTAGCGCCCTCGCCGTCCTTGAGCGCGCGGTCGAGGTCCTTCTGCGCGCTGGTGGCGCGCTGTGTGGCCTTTTGCCAGTTGTCGAGGCTCTTGCGCTGCTCGTTGCGAGAGTCAATGATCTTCTGATCGGCGTTGGCCTTCAACTGGGCAGCCTTTCGGACGCCGTCCTCGTAGCCCTGTCGTTGCTTGAGTGCCTCGTTTAGTTCGTTGAGCTTGTCCTTGTATTCGATGGTGCCGGACTTACCTGCTGCGTCGAGCTTGTTTAGCTGCTTCTTGAGAGCAGCAACCTTGCCCAGCGACTGCTGGTACCCATATTGCGCCTGACCAGCGATCAGCGTCGCCTCGGACGACTGCGCGATGTTCGAGTTGAAGTCCTTGTTGACCTTGTCTGTGTTCTTGATCGAGTCCTTCAGCTTCTGAAGACCGGTCTTCATCGTCGCGATCTTGTAGGCTGCGAAGCCGCCAATTGCGGCAAGCCCAGCCAGGCCACCGGTCAAGGCGATGCTAGCGCCGCTGAGTTCGCCGATTGCGACCCCAGAACCGACCGCTGCGCCTCGCAGCAAGTTGAGTTCCTTGGTCGACTTACCTGCGACCTTCTCAATCGTCGACAGCCCCTTAGCGCCCGCCGCACCCTCGCCGACATTCAAGGCTAGCTGCTCGGCGGCCCCAGCGGCTGCCTTGCCCTTACGGAAACGACCTGCAACATTACCGGCCGCGCCGCCGGTGAGGAAGTCGATGGCCGCGCCGCCGACCTTGAGCGCGCCGAGCGCCTTGATCGCCGCCCCAAGCTCCTTGACCGCGTCGACCACCGACAGCACCTTCGACGCTAGCGTTCCGGCCAGGAAGATTCCGAACGCACCTACCAGAAGGTCACGGACGCCCTTGAAGCGTGCCATATCTGCGATCCAGCGGCCGAAGGTCGCCGACACATTCAAGATGATGTCGGAGAACGGACGCATGATCGTCGCCCACTCGATGAATACTTGGGCGAGCGGCTTCAGGACCTGGTAGAGGTCTTGTGTGGTCTTGATGGAGTCCTTGAAGAAGGAGCCCAGTCCGCCTGGGTTCGCACGGATGTTGTCCGAGATGCGATCCATTCCGTCAGCGATCGAGTTGAGGAAGTCGATTCCTCCGCCGCGGCCGGCGGCAACTCCGAAGAACGTCGCCAGCAGGCGTGTCGCTGACGCAGTGATGTGGATGAGCGCCTTGAATCCGTCCACCATCGTGCGGACTGCGTTCTTGGCTCCGACGGACTTGGACGCGCGGTTGACGTTGTCGGCCCAGTCAGCGAAGCCCTTCGACAGCCCAGGGAGGAAGTTCGAGAAGTCAGACGCGATGTGGCCGAAGGCCGCACCCAACGAGGTCAGTCCGTGCAGGAGCGGCGTCAGTGAGCGATTTGCGTTCTCAAGGATATTGTTGAGGGTGTCCCGCCCGCCCTTACTGCGCAGGCGCTGGAACGCCTCGGAAATGCCGTTTGCGGCGCGATCCATGAAGCCGCGCGTGCGAGCAGCAAAGGACGGCAAGAGCTTGTCAGCAGTCTTGATGCCCTCGCTGAATACCTTGCCGAAGTCGCGGTTCGCGGCTGGCTTGGTCGCGTCCTGGAAGGACTTCTTCAGCCTCTCTAGGCCCTTGAAGGCCTCGGCGGTCTGCTTCGGCATGTGCGCGAAGACAGAGTTCAACTGATCCTGGGCGGTCTTCGCCTGCTTGGACTTGCTGCCGTACTTGGAGACCGCGTCGTTGTACTTCTTCTGGGACGCGAACGCAGCCTTCAGGTTCTGAGCCACCGGTAGCAACGCGACGGCGGTTCCGCCGATGAGCGGAACGAAGCCAGCCAATGCGGCCGAGCCGAGGCCGATGCCTCCAGCGAGACCAGCGCCGATCGCGCCGCCCAACGACAACACGGCCCCGGCGACGCCAACGACGACAGGACCGAGCAGCGTTAGTGCTCTAATCGCACCACCGATTGTTGAGGTAAATGGACCAAGTCGGACCGTCGTATCAGATAGCGCTGCCGCCCAACGCGACAACGCCTTGGTTCCGCGCTCATCGACGTCGAAGGAGATCTTTGGCGGGGGATGACCCAATCGGTGTAGTCGCTCTTCGAGACGATCAATCTCCTCGGTGTGGGCGTCGATCTTGAGATCGATCTTGTCGCGCTGGCGCTTATCAATGAAGACTCGATTGCGCTTGTCGACGAGCTTCTGGCGGCGCTCAAGCAGGTCAAGGTAGCGAACCGTGTCGCGCTTGACCGTCGATAGCTCACGCGCGCGTAGAGCCTCAGCGTCACTGGTGGCCTTCTCGGAGATGCGGGAAGCGCGGACAGCGGCTCGGACTCGCGCCTCTTCTGCCTTGACCTCTGCGCGTCGTGCCTTCTCGGATTCGCGCGCCCGGCGGGCCGACGCCTGCTCGGCAGCGCGCTGAGCCTTGACCTCAGCATCTCGGATCGCCTTGGCGGTCTTCTCGCGTTGTGCGATCTCGGCGCGGGCAGCCTTTTCACGCTCGGCGGCTTCGGCCTTCTCTGCCTTCTCGCGCGCCGCCGCCTCAGCGCGGGCAGCCTTCTCGGCCTCAGCTACGCGCTTGCGCTCTGCCTTTTCGGCCTCAAGCGCGCGCTTCTTCTCGGCGGCAACTGCGGCCCGGACCTTGTCTTCCTCAGCCTTGACCTCGGCGGCGCGCGCCTTTTCACCGGCGGCGGCTCGCTTCTTAGCTGCTTCCTCGGCAGCCTTGACCGCTTCCTGCTCAGCCTTCTTGATCGCGTCGGCGGTCTTCTTAGCCTGTGCGGCGCGAACCTGAGCGATCTTCTTTTCGTTGCGTTCTACAGCAAGAGCGCGATCTTCGTCAAGTTGCTGGACGCGGTTGTAGAGCTTGACGTTTTCAGCCTCATACTGCTTGAGGCGTCGCGTCGCGTTCGCAAAACCAGCGTTGGCCTTACGCGCATCAACGTCGAGCGTCGCAGTGGCACGCTCGTGCTCCCAGCGCTCCTTATCGGCCTGAGCCTTGCGCAGCTTGGCGTAGAACTCAGAAGTGTCGGCACCCAGACGTAGCTCGGCTTCCTTGCGGTCCAGCTTCGCCATCGTTCGGTCGAACTGAGCTTCGACCTCCTTGAGTTCACGGCCAACATTGCTGTCAACTTCGACAACAATCTTACCGTGTCCTAGGATTTCCTCGCCTGCCATCTGGGTGCTCTCACCTCCTCCTAACTAGCCGCGGCGCGCAGTCTTGCTAGACCGTCACCGTCGTTCTGCCATTCCTTTCTCTTGCGTTCCTTCTCGGCGTCGCGTTCCTCCTTGGCCTGCTTCACCGACAACGCCTCCATGATCATGTAGTCAATGACGTCGTCGGAATCCATCTGCGGCCAAGGACGGCCCGCTTCCTTATAGGTTCTCCAGAGCCTAGTCGCCGTAGTCGAGGCCACGAAATCGCCGCCACTCTGCCGAACGGTGGAGGCCGGAGATGTGGTTGCCGAGTGCGTCGAGGTCACGCTGACGTGTGCCGATCTCTACGAGAAGCTCGATGTCCTCGTAGGGGAGTTCGGTAACGTCGGCTGCGTCAATGGCCGGCTCAACCACCATCGTCGTAACGAGCAGGGAGAAGAAGTCAGCCTGCTCTGCGATTAGCTCGCGAGTGATGGTCTCCTTCTGGATCGCGCCGATTGCGGCGTCGAGGAGGTTGTTGGGGATCGACCCGTTCTTCACCATCTCGGGAAGGTTGGGGATCTTGATCGTGACGAGCGCGCCGCTTGGCAGAGCTACGTCGTGGACTCCGGCCTTCTTCCAGGCCGATACGTCCTTAGGCTTCCGTACTACCGTCGCGTCGCTTGTGCTCATCCTGTGCCTCCTGGGCTGTGGTTTCTGAGTCCCGCATTCTTGCGAGTGACTGGACTAGCAAGCGGGACTCCCGCTGTACTCGCTTCGCTTGCGCCAGAGCTAGCTCAAGCCGTGCGTCGTTGTCCATGTAATAGAAGAATACAGAAACGAGAGGCAATAAATGAAGAAGGCCGCCAAGTGGCGGCCTTCAGGTCCAGGCGGTAGCGAAGCGCCTAGGCTTAGTAGCTAGCGGTCTGGTTCTTCAGTGTCGCCGTTAGCAGGTCGGTAACGCCGGTGGCCTTCTGGGCGACGGCGCGAACCGAGGAAATGATCGGACCACCAGACGGATCTGGCTCAGCCGGGAACTCCTCGTATGCGATCGACGGGAAGTCGAAGGCGATCTCGTTATTGGCGTCGATGGTGAACGTGAAGTTCGCGGCCGTGGTGAAGATGTTCGGCTGAACGGAGGTGCCGGCAGCGCCGCCGTAGTAGAACTTGTTGTACTCCTGTAGGTCCTGGAAGAGCAGGTCGAACGAAAGGCTGATCTCGCGCTGGCCGGCAGCGATGTCGTACGGAACGATGTCGTCGGTCTGCTGACGCTCTAGGTTGTTCTCAACAGTAACGCTGAACGAACGAATCAGGCGAGTCGAAGATCCGCCGAGCGTGATGGCCGCGTTGTTGAAGTTGAACGGAACGTCGGAGTCCAGCGTGACCGAACCCAGCGGGTCGCTCGTCAGGCGCGTCGGGATCAGACCCTGAACGCCAATCGTGGCGGTCAGCGGCTGACCGGCTTCAGCGGCGATCGTGATCGATCCTGCCTGGCAGTCCTGGAAGCGCTCGAACAGCGCGCCTGCGCCGCCGATGTTGCGCCACAGGGTGTACCAAGGCAGCGACTGGCCCGGCTTGATCACGTGGGTGTAGTTGGTGGTTCCCGACGAGGCGATGCTGCCTAGTGCGCCGTAGAGCCAGAAGCCTAGCGACTCAGGGCGAACGTAGAGTTCAGGCGAGCCTTCGACGCCAGAGGTGGTGAGGTAGGCCGCGGCCTGGTCGCGAGACGAGTCGGTCTCAGCGAGACGATCGGTCTGAAGAACCGGAGCGATGTTGCCGCCGGAGAATGCGTTGGCGAACGCAGGCGCTGACGCTACAGTGCCCTTAGCGCTCTGCTTTGCTCCTGCGATCCATGCGGACTTACCAGAAAATCCTGCCATTGGTTACTCCTTCCAGTCCGCTGCTGGGGTCTTAGGGTCGTCTACCGGATCAGAGGTCGGTGCAGGCGGCGCTACTGGAGCGTCGTCTTCAACAACAGTGAAGAGATCCGAGTATGAGTTCTTGATGGCCTCGACGACCTCGCGGTCGTCAGTCACGTACGGCGATGCGTCGACCGTGAACGAAACCGATCCGATCGAAACGTTGATAGCACCGCTAGGCGCGCCGGCAGCCTTTGAGATCTTCGCCATGATCACAAAAGATACCCGACGGCTCGCCAGAAACCTTATTAGCCAGTCGTCTCCACCAGTGCAGAATTGTTGCCGCGTGACTGGACCGTCATCTCAAAACGAGACTTGTTGCCGGTCGCGTCATTGGTGTAGCGAGTCATGGTCACATCGAAATACCAGACGCCGGCAGCGCCAGTGATGCGAGCCTTAGCCAGCGCGCGTCTCAGGCGCTCGGCCTTATTGGCGATGACGCGGGGATCGACAATCTGCTGCGGGTCGATGTCAGCCTTGTAGGGGTCGAAGAACTGGATCGTGACCTGCCCGACAAGCTCGATGCCGCGGGTCTCTTCGACGTCTGGGTAGATGCCGACGTAGTTACGTCCGTCAGCGCCCAGTGAGGCGTGAAGGCGATCGTGGCGGATCGTCAAGAACGGAAGATCGCTGAACTCTGTCTCGATGACTACTTCGAGTGCGTTAGCGAGAATCGTGTATGGGTCAGTTACAACTGTCATCAGCCCGGATACTCCTCCTTGGCGATCTGCATCATTCGGTGGCGCGCTACCTGGTCATACGAAGGCCGTAGGAAGGGCTGTGCGCGCGTTCCCGGGTGACGAACCCACGCGCCGCTTTCATCCCAGTTCTCATAGCCCTTACCGCTACCGACGGGACCGAAGTGCGGGTTGTTCCACACGAACTCGCCGCCCCTCCAGAAGAAGTGCAGCTTTCCCTTGATGATGTGTGGGCTGGTGCCTAGTTCAACATATAGCGCGTGCTGAGAGATAGAGTACCAGTATCCGCGCGTCCCCTCGGCGGAGCTACGCATTGAGGCCTTGAGTGGAATATCGCCGGGCTTGCGGCCGCTGGCCTTTCCGACCGGAGCTAGGGCGCGAGCAGCCTCTTCGCCTTCCTTGACCGTGCGTGCGACTGTCGCGACGGCTGCCTCATCGCAGCGAGCAGCAAAGCGACCAAAGTTGTCGCGTGCAATCACAACCCTCGACTTGGCTGTGATCTCACCCACAGCTTAGACGCGAGGAACGATGTAGTTCTGGAGGATGGCCTGAGCGCGAAGCGGTAGCGGCTCTTCGAGATCGGACGCGCCTCGTGTGCGCGAGTAGTTCTCGATCGATTCCTGAGTATATGGTCGGTTGCCCTCAGACATCGCCTCGGCGGTGATGATCGTTGCCTGCTTGACATCGTCGGGAATCGCCGGCCAGCCCCACGAGGCCGTAACGATGACGATGTTGGGCCGCGAAGGAAGCTTGTAGGCCAACGTGTCCAGGTTGTACGTGAATCCCATCTCTGGGCTGCCAACACCGTAGGCGTTCGGTGCCAGCCTCAGCCACTGACGTACAGGACCGTTCAACGGATACGCTGACCACTCATTCACGGTCAGCGATGTTGTGGTCGTGGTGTCGCCGATGTAGCCCGATTGAACAGCGACGGCGGTTACTTCCTGACACTCATCGATATCAAGGAATCCGCAACCATCGTACTCGTAGCTGCGGTCCTCTGCGAAGGCGTACTCGTCGGTGACGAGGAACTCAAGACCGGTGTAGTTCCTGACCAGCGCCGACGCCGAGGCGATGTGCCACGAGAGCTTACCGTCGCTTGGGTCGGTCTGGATCGGCAACCCTAGCGCTGTCTTGAACTCAGTGAGAGTAATCAAATCGGCCATAAGGTAAGGCTACTCCTCGTGCGGACACGAAAAGGGCCGCCCCGAGAGGCGGCCCTGTGGAATTTCGATTCGCTCCGAACCTACGAGAGGTCTGGAACGTGCTCCTCTCCGGACTCCGCACCGACAGCGCGGACGTGGTCCGAGTCGCTGCCGTCGCCGGCCTCGGAAGAGACAGGGATCGGAGCGGCAGTGGTGCCGAACTTGGCCTCGACGACGCCGGTTGCGAGAGCCTCGCCGAGCGGTACGGCGATGCGGTCGCGCCTTGCGTCTGCGTCCTCAGGAATCTGAACCGCCAGCGGCGAGTTCGGATCGAGGATTACCTCGTCTGCGCGGAAGGAGGTCTCGTGGACGTGCAGTTCTCCGCCGCCCTGAGCCTCGCGAACCTCGCGGACTACTGTGTATCGGTCTTCAGTTGCCATTCTCAAGTACTCCTACGGCTTAGCCGTTGACGAGGCCGACGCCGCCGATGACGTTGAAGGCCACCGGTGCGCGGGCGGCGGTGAAGCCGACACGCTGCTCAGCGCGGAAGATCGTCTGGTTGCTGGTGAAGAGGACGTGCGGCGACTCGTCGACCGTGATGCCCTGGCGGTCGAGGATCAGAGCCTCGGAGAAGTCTCCGACGATGACGCGCGACTCGTTCGTGCCCGTACCGAGGTTGGTCGGGATGCGGTTGCTGGTGACGACCTTGAAGCCGAACAGTGACTTGTTGGCTGCGCGCCCCTGCTGGACCGAGTCCGGACCGACGAGGTACAGACCGGCTGCGTCCTTAGCCTTCAGGATGCGCGTCCAGGTGCGTGGGTGCATGACGATCGCGTTAGGCTCGCCGTGGTTGTTCTGGACGTCAGCGATGGCGTCCAGGATCGCGTCGAGCAGTCCGCCGTCGTCGGTGACGGTCGTGTTGGTCAGCGTGGTAGCGCCGAGACCAGGCGTGTTGAGCAGGCCGAGAGGCTGGCCTGAGCCGGAACCGTTGAGGAATGCTGTCTCCTCAAGGGCGACGAGGCGCTTTGCCAGGTCGGCGGTGACCAGACGGTCGACGGCCGGGTTCGAGTCAGCGAGTAGCTGGTTCGAGATCGTGGCCAGGCCGGCTGCGGTGAAGACCGAAGCCGAGACCGTGGTCTTGCTCATGCTGGTCGACTCAGGCTTGGTCGCAAGCTCCGCGACCCATCCAGCCGACGTACCCAGCGTTAGCTGATCAAGCTGTAGCTCGTTCGTGGTGATGTTGAGCTTCGAGCAGAGTGCGCGGAGTACGTTGTCCGACTCGCGTACCTCTACGATCTGGCGCTCGATCTGCTTCTCGACGAGGTAGCCGCCCTGGTTGGACGTACCCTCGGTCATCGCCTTTCCGCCAGCGGCGGCCATGAGGCGCTCGCGCGCCGCGCCGTCACCCTTGGAGGCGATGCGGATGTCGTTGAAGAAGGAATACTCGCCCGAGTCGTAAGGTGTCTCCTCGTCGGAGACTGCCTTGCCGTCAGTGCGGCCGATAGCGAACGGGCCGATCGGCTTCTTGAGATCCTCGATGACCTCGTCGAGGGTCGTGACCTTGGCGCGGAGCGCCTTGACCTCTTCCTCGCGCTCACGCTCGGCGCGCTCGGCCTTCAAGCGCTCGATCTCCGGCGTGATCTCGGTCTGGACCTGCTCGATGAAGGACTTGACGTCTTCTGCTGGTGCGCCGCTCTCAGCCTTGGAGAGAAGCTCGCTTGCACGGCTCTCTAGGGCCTCAATCTTGGCAACGATTTCCTGAAGTTCCATAACTAGTGATAAATCCTAGAGGGCCGTCCGACATTCAGTGACGTCGGTGATTGGTTCGACTTCACAAAACGTACAGAACGCTCTGACAAATCGAGTACCACTAGTAGACATGGACACCGTCAGCACCCTCAGTGTTGTCCTGAACTTCCTTGAGGCCTACGTGTTCGATGACCTGGCCGAGCTTTCCGACAAGCGCGTCAACGCGCGCAGCGACCTCCTCGGGAGACATACCAACCGTCTCCTTGAGTTCGCTGAATCGTGAACGGAGTTCATCAGATAGGTGCTCTGTGTTGATCGAGCCGTTGGCGATGTGCTCGGCTGTGATCGACCCTGGTTCTACCGCGGGCACGACTGGCTCGTCTTCAGCGTCGGGCTCGTCGGCCTCTGGCTCAGCGACTTCAGGCTCGTCAGGTGCCGGTGTTTCCGTCTCCGGAGCTTCCTCTACCTCCGGCTCGACGACCGGATCATCGACGACCTCGACGGCCGGAACATCCTCATCCTCGGCCTTACCCTCAAGCGCAGGAGCAGTCTCGAAGGCCTTACCCGCAACTACCGCAAAGGTCGTGCGAGGATTGACCGGGAACGGCGTGACGCTGATCTCACCGAGGTCGACGTCGTAGATTCGCGGTCCGGCCTTAGTCATACGGCGCTTGAAGATGCCGCCAACTGAGAACGCCTTGATGGTGCCGCGCTTGATCTTGTTGAAGATGTCCTCGGCCCACGAGCCGGCGGCCGGACGGTCAACGCGGCCTCGCACCCACAGCCCGTGCTCGTCCACCTTGGCGTCGGTGAACACACCTAGCGCCTTGTCGTACTGGTGGTGGTAGAGCATGATTGGGTTGATCGCGAGGAAGCTCTTCAGGCCACGCTCGAACGAGCCTGGCTCGAATGCCTCTTCCTGTCGGTCAATTCCCCAGTCGGAGGCGTAGCCCTCGATCCATAGGTCACCGTTCTCATCCTCGGTGACCTCGTAGGCCTTCTGGTCGAGGAAGAAGTCGTAGCGGAACTCCGCCTGCTGCGTTCCGTCTGTCTGAGTGGTGACTGCCTTAGTGCCGAATGACATAGGGAAAATCGTACGTATCGGCTCGCCAGAAACACGAAGGGCCAGGTCGACGACCTGGCCCTAAAGAAGCTATGTAGTAGTAGTCGACTACTTGTAGTCGGCTACGGTGTCCTTGTAGACACGCTTACCGGTCCCGCGGCCGGCGGTTCCGGACTTACCAGCGACGTGGTAGTCGGGTGCCTTCTGATTCGCGAGGTTGGTGAAGGTCTTGGCCGGCTTCGAAGCGTTGTTGCCCTGGGCTGGGCGTGCGACGGAGCGAGCGCGATTAGCGGTGGGCATAGTCTTTCGAGCCATGCTGGTTATATTAGACCCCACAACGACAAGAGCCGCCCTCGGGCGGCTCTTGTGACCAACGAACTACTTGAGTTTATCAGATTTCGCACGCGCCTGCTACGCAAGCAAGCTCCTGAGAGCCCTCGGTCATGTCGTCAGACTCATACACCGACAACAACGACCAATCCACCTCGGTCGGAGATTCGGAGACCAGCTTCGAGAACCGCGCCTCGTCAAGCTCCTCGTACGGTGCCTGCTCGTAGGTGTGTTCAGAGTATGGCAGGAACGACAGCCCGACGGCGATGTCGAAGTGCTCGTACAGCCAATCTCCGACCTCGTCCCACTCATCGTTGCGGACGTTGACGGTCACGGACGGGTTGTGGTCGCACCAATGCTCGGCGAAGACCTTCCAGTGTTCGAGAACCTCGATAGCTGAGAGATCTGCGCGTGTGATCGCCGTGTCCGGGGCGACCTTCGGGTACGAGAAGACCCATGTCTTGTCAGGATTCATGACATCGTCCTCGACAGGAACGTTCGCCATGTACAGGACGTTGGCGACCGGATCATGCTTGTTGCCGCGGTTGCGGCGCACGTAGCGCCGACCGTGGGCGGCGTGCATGCCGTTGCCGTGGCCACCAACTAGCTCGGTCGAGTTTCCGGCCGGCTTCATACACGTGCGCGCGAGGGATGCGTTGATGCCGATCTTCGCCGCATACTCGGCATTCGTAGCCTTGACCACGTTGTTGAGGTAATCAAGGATGTTGGCCATCCTTGACTTATCAGCCTTGGCGTTCAGCAGCGGCGAGTCCTGCACGCCGGTCATGCCGACGCCGAGCAGGCGCTCTTCCTCGGAGTTCTTCTTCCACTCGTCGCTGATATAGCGGAAGTGCGTAAACGACGACTGGACGGTGCCGATGATGGTTGCGACGCGTACCTTATCGGCCAGCGTCGCCTCTGTGTCCTCGGGACGAACCGTGACCTGCGACAGATTGCAGAACTGACGATCACGAAGGATGATCTCGCCGCAGGGGTTGAGGCCGAACTTGAACAAACGGCGTCCCAACGAGGTAGCCTTAGCCGCGGCTGCGACGCGGTTGAAGAATCCGCGCTCGCCACTGCCCGACGCGCGCAACGCCGACCACTCAGCATCGAAGACCGCTCTCGATGGTCGACCATCCCAGGCCGCTGAGTTGTTAGCTAGAGCGAAATGCTTGCGGTGATCGTCGTCGTACCACGCGCCGGACTTGGCGTCGCGCATGATGAGGTCGTCAGGCGACGACAGTGAGATCAACGCAGAACGACGAACGCCGCCCACGACGACGACCTCGCCCACCATGCACATGATGGAATGCGCCTCGAACGGCGTAAGGCGGCGACCGGCGGCGTGCTCAAACACACCAATTGTGTGCAGAAAGAGCCGCACCAGCGGCGCAGGACCGGAGGCGCGACCGCCGAAGGTCTTGAGCTTCGCGCCGGCCTCGCGGACACGCGACACGTCGAACTCAGGAATGCGGCCCTCATAGAGAGCAGCAACCAGCGCACGGAACGCGTACGCCCAACCATCCTTGGAATCCTCAACAACGATGACTTCATCGCTGCGGATCAGATTGTTGGGGATCTCGGGAAGCTGAGCGACCTCGTCGGCCTCGACAGAGAAGCCAACGCCTGTGCCGCACATCAAGATGTGCATGGCCTCGTCGAAGGCTTCCTTGCGGTTCACAGCAATGTACGAGCAGTTGTAGGCCGCGGTGGCGTCGCGCTCTAGCGCTGGTCCAGCCGTCATCAGCGCACGCATCGACGGCAGCACATCGCACGAAAGGATAGACTTCCTGATCAATGCGTAGTCATCTTCAGAGAGCGGTCGATAGCGTCGCTCAAGATGACTACGAACATAGTCTACGAAGCGGTCAACGGTTTCTTCCCAGGTCTCACGGCGGCCAAGATCATCACGCCAACGGGCGTACTTAGACTGGTGGATCTGCTGCTGATAGAGAGTCGGCAGCGAGTGCGACAACATGTACTCCTAGTGCTGAAAGTTATTATCTCGTTGCTGGCGGCGGGCCAGGCGGCGAGGTGCGACTGACGAAGTCGTCGCGCTCCTCGGAACCGAGAAAAGTATCAACCGCTTTGCCGGTCAAACACGAGGGCAGGCCCAGCGTTCGTACCACCTTATCGGTGGTTATTAGCCCGATTCCAACGGCCATAACGAGGCCGGCGCGGGCTAGTTTGACCTGGGCGCGCGGGCTAAGCGGTCGCCCCGTCCGCATCTGCGCGCAGGCGGTCCGGGGAATGCTCGTCGTCCCACTTCTGATAGTACTTCTCGAAGTCGAAACGGAGCTTCTCTGAGCGAGCCTCGGCAATATCGAGAGGCGTCACGTTCTTACACAGCGACGTCGGCTCGTCGCAAGACGGGCACTTCTTATAGACGTCGATGACAGGCCAGTTGAGATTACAGATCGAGCAGCGGCGGGCGCGCTCGACCTCGCCGGGGCGATCAGCGATCACTCTTCGTCCTCCGTGGTGCCGTACATGAGCAGGAAGCGGACGACCTCGTTGAGGACAGCGAACACAGCGATCGGAATGCCGGCCCACGGTGTAACGGCAAACGTCAACAGCGTGGCCAGCACAAGCAGTGCCTGGCTAAGCGGCGCTAGCACTACTCGTCCTCCAATACCTTGGAGAAGCGCGGCCACAGGCCGCCAAGATCACAGACCAGGCAGACGCGAGCGAAGCCAGCGCCACGTTCGACCATCTGCTTGCGCTTCTTAGACGAGCCCGACGGATCATATGTGACGACGGCCATGGTCTCATTGCCGCAGCCGCAGGTCGTGGCCAAATCGAAGTCCTTGCCGCGCGCCTTCGGAAAGCGGAGTTCCTGCCCCTCGCAGCGGTCGGGTAGAATCGCCCCGCCCTGACGCTCCACCTCGGCGACGAGGAGATTGATCTCGTCGTGCGTGAACTGGGGGCTGCGCGCGCCGAAATCGGGCTGCTCGTCGTCACTCATGCTCGTCCTCCTGGGGATCGATCTCTACGGTCTCCCCACAGTGCGGACAGTCGATCTCGATTGAATCGAGATCAAGCATGAAGTCGAGTTCCGGTTCAGGCCAGTCGCGCGCGACGATTTCACGCATTCGGTCCTTGACAACCGTCAGATAGCCGATAACCTGCTCAGGCGACATGCCCTCGTAGGAGAACTCAGGCGCTGTGCCGTTGGCGTTCAGGACGACATCGATGCGGATCGAGCCAACGATCGGCAGGTCTGGTAGTGCTTCCGTTCGCTGCATGGGGTGCTAGAAGTCTAGCAGTCCCGGCTTGTTTTTACCGACGGCGCTTGCGGCGCTTCTTGCGGCGCGATGCCGACGACTTCGGCGTGTTGCGCGGCTTGCCGCGCTGATACGAATCCACGATGACACGGGTCTTGCCGCGGTCAGGTCCGCGAGGCGAACGCGAGTGCGCCTTGACGGCTACGCCGGTGCGCGCGCCCGGCTTGCGCTTTCTCTTCTTGCGGCCCTTTGTCATGGTCGATCTAGATTACCGTCTCGGGCGGCAGCAAGATTGGCGTGAACGCTCGGCGGCAGCGCGGATGCTCTAGGCGTCGTTCGCGCGCCTCGTCGATCGTCCAGACCTGGCCGTCGGCGGCAATGCAGGGCTCGTCGTGATCGCGTCCGTCGTGGACGAAGACATGGGATTCGCCGTTCAACTCGGCCACCGTAAGGACACCCTCGTTGTAGGCATGGACGGCCTCGGTCATGGCCACGGTCTCGGCGTGGCCATCACGCCAGCGATCCATCTCGCCTCGGATGGCACGCTCGACGTCGGCCTTGGTCTGGCCGGCCTTCAAAGCCTCGGCGACCTTACGGGCAACATCGTTGCGGAGATTGTTGATGATCGCGCGAAGACCGCCCTTGCGGTAAACGACCTCCCGCGCTACGGCCTCGTAGTCGACCTCCTCGTCTGGTCGGCGTCCCAGGGTTCCCTGCTGGATCACCGACGTCGACACGGCGCGCTTCGTGGAGCGCTCAAGCGCGCGAGCCATCAACTCGCTGAACTTGGTCCATGCGGCAGACTTGCGAAGCTTGCTGCGGATTCGGTCGCCGGGTGCCTTACCTTCGACGGCGCGCTCAAGCTCGTCCAGGAGGTCACGCTCAAGGGAGTGGATTGCTTCCTTGATCTCAGAGGTAAGCTCGGCCGTAATGGCGTCGACGGCAAGGTCACGATCAGTCATCAGAACGTCGTCCGGAGGCGTGATACGCGACGCAAGATCGTGGTTGGCCGGTTCCATGGCCTTGATGTCTTCTAGGGGTTCCTGGGAGGCAGCGATCTCCTCTAGGCGCTCCAGGACCTCTTCCGGTGTCGGTGTCTTACCGGATGCCACGGAGGTGCGCGACTTAGGCTTCGGAACGTTAGTATCGCGGACGCTGCGAGGGAACGCCACGGTGTTCTCTGGGTTCGGCGGCCGGCCCGGTTCGCCAGCGAGGTTGAAGTCAGGGAAGCCGGCTGTGGTGTCGTTGGCGGTTCCATTCGGACCAGGCAAGTTGATGACCATGTCGTCGCGCTCGTCGCCGAGCGGATCAAGACCAGCGTACTTGCGCACCTCGCGGATGCGGACTCCCGGCAGAGCCGCGAAGGCCGACGACAGTCGTAGCTTCTCCTCCTCCGGGATGATGTACTCGTACTGGATCTTGAAGTCCATCTCCCACGACGAGGTGATGGCGCGCGAGATCGCCTTCTGAAGCTTGTTCAGAAGCGGACGCATCGTCTTGGTGTCGAAGATGCGCTGATCGGTGTTCCCGGTGCCGGTCTGGGCAGGACTTGCGTAGCCAAGCAGCGACGCCGGCACGCGGAACATCGCTAGGATGCGATCTCGGGAAAGCTCGGTGAGCGACGCGAAGGCTGCGTCGGTCGCAGACGGCGCGATCGACTGGTACTTCAGGCCGGCTTCGAGCACCATGAGCGCGCCCGCGTTGCGCGGACCGCCGTACATGGCGCGAAGCTGCGTCTGGAGGCGGCGCAGGACGTCCTTCGGGACACGACGGTCGGACTGCACGACCATCGACGGCTGGGCTCGCTTCTCGTAGTAGCTGGCCATCGTGTCGGTGAGCGCGAGGTCCATGTCGAAGACGCGCGCGCCACCTTGGATGATGCCCAGCCCGTAGTACGGGTCGTGCGGGTTAGGCATCTTGAAGTGCATGACCTGATTAGCCGGGATCTTGAGCTTGCCTGTTCCGGGCACGGAGTACTCATAGGACTCGACGCCCCACTGGCCGGGAACGACCTTGATCAGCGGCGGCGCTAGGCGATACAGCGCAAGCGGACGGCCGGAGGAGTCAGGACGCCACTTCAGCCAATAGGCGTTGCCGGTGAGGAGGTAGTCGATCAATGTTAGCTCGATAAGCTCCTCATAGTCCATGAACGGATTCGGGGAGTCGAAGAGCTTGCCCAGCAGGAACGGGGCGTCCTTGACCTCGTCAGGCGTATGAGGGGTGCGGCGCGACTCCGGGATGAACGTCGTGCCGCGCTGCTCGAAGTGCCAGTCCGCCGATGACGCTGTCTCGGAGATGAGCCGGACGCAGTCCATGACCCAATCGATGGCGTCGGTCTTGCCGCCGTAGGCGTTGAGGTGCCGCCCGGCCTCGCGCTGTCCGAACGGCATCCGCGTCCGCGCGGGACCATCGACGACGATTGGCTGCGTCGGCCCGGCCAAGAGGTCTGGCGTCGCCGGGAACGCCTTCTGGGAAGCGCCACCCTGGGCGCGAATCATCGCCTTGAAATCCACGGCCACGAATCTTAGGCCGCGCCGTGCCACGCTAAGTGGTACGCATCAGTGAGGTGTATTTCAAGCCTCACCCGGCTACTGCCCACACCACTTGCCCCCCTCTATAGGGGGGCGAAGTGTCAAGTGGCCGATCGCCGCATTCTAGAGCCAAATTTTTTAGGCACCTTCGGACCACTTGAATCTGACGCAGGCGTCATCTTTGTCGATTTCGCTGTGGTACGAAGCGCCGACGGCAGCCCTTGACATCTGGTACGATTCCTTGTATGGCAGCAAAGCACCCCATCGAGGACGAACTCATCGCCGCCGAGGCCGCTGTTCGCCACGCTCAGATGGTGCGGAAGTTTCACCGCAGGCGATCTCAGCGCGGAAGCTCGCAGCGCGAGGCCGACCTTCAAGAGGCGCGCGATCGTCTCAGAAGCGCGATGAAGCCCCTGAGGTCGTATCTCGGCCGCGCATCATCATCCGCCCAGACCAACTACAACGCCGATCTACACGAGCGCGTGCGCGAGGCGTCGGCTTCAATGCAGCGGGAGCGCCGCAAGCTCCACAAGATGCTCGCCCGGCCGAATGCTCGAAGACGCTGAAGTAGCAGTCCTCGACCTTCTCGGCGAGGCCGCGACCGCATTCGCTGCTCTGCAACAAGAGCACACCGCCGACATCAAGGAATTCGTGTCGGCGATCCACGCGGCGCAGAACATCGTACTCGGGCGTTGTGGGATGCGCTCGTACAGAACCCTCAAGGGACTTCCCGATGACTGGAAGCGCCCGCAACGACAGGAGTAGTCATCTCCCTATCGCCGATCGTCTCGTATGAGACCAAGATCCTCGAAGCTGTACAACTTCAGGTCCAGACCGCGCTCTCGAAGAACCTCCTTCAGGGCGTCCAGAACCTCGATTGGGTGGTCGACGAGATCGCCCACCAGATCGTCGTCCGCCTCCGCGCGTACGTCTACGAAGACCCGAAGCAGCGCCGCCACGAGACCTACCGTGTTGTCGAAAATCGCGCGCACCCGTCGTGGAAGCACGCGCTGATCGCGTCGCTTCCCGAGAACGCCCTCTACCGGCGGCGCTTTCTCGGCTACCTGTGGGAGATCTCGCCGACGTACGCGAACACACGCGTCGTCCACGAGGTCGCCTTCAAGGCGCGTGCTCTTTTCCCTGATATGTCGATCCACTACCCGAAGGAACTAGGAAGGGTGCAGTACGTGACACAGATCGAGCCGATGGGCTCGCGAGAGGAGAAGTGGTATGTCTAGTTTCGCCGCGGTCGTCGTCGATGAGGTGCTCGAAGAACTACAGGGCCGAAGCGGCTTCGACGCCTGGGCCGAAGAGATCGACCCTCATATCTGGGAGGCACTCGTAGACCGACTCGTCGAGCGAGTTGAGGAAGTCAGCCGCGGCTCGATCGTGCTTACGCCCGGAACTGCGTCTGGGTTTCTGCGGGTCACCGAGATCCTTCATGATTGCCTCGGTCCTGGCGCTGGTGACGTCTGGGACGACATCGACGAGAACGACAAGTCAGCCTATGACGGGTATTGGGACGTCATCACTCAGGTGCGTGAGGTAGCAGCATGATTATCGGCATCATCATCATCGCGTTGTTCGCGTGGTACGTATCTGGACGCCTGTTTCCCATGCCGAACGAGCCCACCAAGGGCAACACATTCTCCGCTGAGATCCTCGCCGACTCGATCTCGCCCGCTGGCTACCGGCTGACGACGTTCCTGGTCACGATTCCTCGGTTCATCCTCGCAGAGTTCAATACCCACCGCCGCATCAGTCGCAACTCTGCTTCGTCGCGAGCGATCCCGATCAAGCGGCAGATCGAGCGCGTCCGGAAGTACCCGTTCGTGCCTCTCAGTTTTGGAACCGCGCAGGCCGGGATGCAGGCCGGGTCCGACGCCGCAGGGTGGCGTGCCTGGATGGCTCGTCAGGTATGGCTGAAGGCGCGCTGGGGCGGCATCGCCGCCGCGTTCGTGCTCGACCGCCTCGGTATCCACAAGTCGTTCGCTAATCGCGTCCTTGAGCCGTGGCTGTGGCACACGGTGATCGCGACTGCGACGGAGTGGGAGAACTTCTTCGCGCTCCGCACCGACGCCGCCGCGCAGCCCGAGTTTCGGCGCGTTGCTGAGATGATGGAGGCCTTGTATCGCGAGAATCAGCCAAAGCTCGTCAATACCTACGAGTGGCACCTGCCGATGTTGAGTCCTGAAGACCGGGAACTACTGTCGCCGGGTAAGACAGCGGCGATGGTCGATGCTGGGAGGGCGGCGCGTGTCAGCTTCGACACGCACGATCAGGATGAGTCGCTAGGTCGTTCGTACAGGCGCGCCAAGATGCTCACGTCGAGCGCACATTGGTCGCCCACCGAGCACCAGGCCAAGGTAGGATCGTCGGTCGAGGTGTCGGCTGACTACAACGGCAATCTCCAGGGCGACTGGATGCAGTTCAGGAAGATGTTCGAGAACGAAGACAACTACGCACTGCTCAAGGAGAACACGCATGTCTAGGGCTGAGTACGGTGAGTACACCAACGGGACAGCAATCGACATCATCGAGAATGAGGGCATTGGCTACGCCGTACGTCACTACACCAGCGGCGACGCCTTCAAGGATCCCGAGACTCAGATCCGCTGGAACGCAGCCGCCGTCTCCCTTGATGCGCTCATCAAGTACCTCCAGGATGAGACGGGCCGCGAGATCGATGGCTAAGTACGAACTCGACTATTCGAAGGCTGTCTTTCGGTGCCCTGAATGTCAGGGCACCGAAGGGCTCTGGGAGGGCTTTCACGCCTACGGCTGGTCGGCGGTGAAGGTCAGCGTTGGCGACAACAACAAGCCGATCATTCATCGCGGTGGCTTTCGTGGTAGCCAGGGCATGGACTGGGACATTGATCATGATGCAGTTACCAACGGTCCCGACGGAGGCTGCGGTGACTGCGGGTGGGAGGGACTGCTGTCGAAGCTCGAATTCTACGCGCCGAAGAAGATCGGTTGGGACGGCCGGCCGATTCGCGCGCCCTTCGAGGGTCAGCTAGAATTGACAGAGCTATGAGCAGATTCATTCTTGTCGACAAGGACGACGCGGCCAAGTATCAAGACGAGGGGTACTGGCTCGATCGATACGACGAATGGGACTACCCAACATTCCTCGTCGACACCTACACCAACAAGATCGTTGGTAGCGATCGATGCGAGCCCGAGGACGCCACGTTTGATAGGCATTACGGCTTCCTCGTTGAGCTTCTAAACACGGTCGCGGCGGGCGGCTGATGTTCGATCGCCACTACCATATCGGTCGTTCGTGGCCGGGCTGTGGGACGCCAATGGAGGACGAATGTCCGTGCCCCCAGGAGCCCTGCGGATTGATCGACGAGAAGCGCGTAGTCGCAGGCTGCGAGCAGCACGACACGTGGTTCTGTAAGACGATGCGCTCGGGTCACCCAGCCGACTCATGCCCAGGGGCGGACTCGTGAAGGAGGTCGCTATCGGTGCGCCGGCACTGGCGCTCACCGTGGGGTTGCTCTACGCGATGATCGCGTTGGGGGCGGGTGACATTCTCCTGCTCGCGCTCTATGTGGCGCTTTCCGTGATTGGTTTCGGTGCGCTCTCATACATCGTAGGCGGCTTTGTCGTCGATATGATCGAGAGCGGCCAGCGAGGAAGAAAGGGAGCCGATGCCTGAGTGCTGCCGCTGGGTGCACGCGAATACAGGGTCCTCATCTCCGACGCGCTACGCGACGCCGTTGACGATGTATGGATCCCAATCGAGGCCATCAAGTTGACCTTCAACGGCGACGTCATGGAGATCTCGTTGACCAACGATCTAGCGCACGTAAAGCGCGCAGAGAAGCCTCCTAAGGTCGCCACACAGCCTAATACGGGCGAGCCCGTGAGGTGGAGGTTCTGATGCCGGAGAGGCTGCGTTGGGCGGTCAGATGGACACGCGAGGGTAGCAACCTCGGCGGCTACGATCTCAAGGACTGTGCCGCCGCGCTCCAGGACGCGATCGAGCGCTTAGAGTCGCACATCTACAAGCTCGGCGTCGACACCAAGATGCCCGAGCATCGACGCAGGTTTTGGCAGCGCGTACCCGAGTACGTTGACACGGCTCGGCACATCAACACCGACAGGATCGAATGGAAGATCGGCTTCAACGATGACGCGGTCACGTTGTTGCTGGCGCTCCCGTACTACACAAAGGCCGTTACGCGTTCGCAATCTCCGCTTGAGTACCTTCGCTTCGGCGAGCCGCGGAGCTTCACATCGAACGATCAGGAGCGCCAAGACCGACTCGCCCGAGGGGTCATGGAGGCGTTGGCGACGATTGGGTTCCATCCCGGCGGACCGAATCCTCCAGTCTCGATCGAGCCCAACGGCAACTACTGATGGATACCTCTCAGTGGGTCGCGGTCGGCGGCCTTGTGCTCTGGCTGCTGCTGGTCCTAGCTGTCGCCTACGTAGGACTTAGCGAATAGAACGACAGAGGCCCCGTTACTCGTGAGAATAACGGGGCCTTTGGGCACCCCATGCCGGCTGTCAGGGATGAATTCTATCAGAACTTCACGGGCCGGCGCGGCAGCCGCTTAGGCTTCGAAGCGCGGTACTTCTCCCACGACCAGACATCGTCGCCGGTCGAGACGATGTGACGCTTCTCGCGCCAGCAGTTGATGCACGTCTTGACTCGAATGGTAACGACGCGCTCGCGCGCCCAGTAACGCTTCTCCTCCACGTACTCGATGTACCACTCGTGGTGCCGGCCGGCGATGCAGCGCTGGCTCTGCTTCTTGGCGGCGCGCTTCTTACCGCGTGCCTTGCCAGTGCAGGGACCGTCCTCGATGGGCGTCTTGCGCGGGTCGGGGTTCCTGGCCTCGCCGATGATGCAGCAGCCGCAAGCCGCGTAGAGCTTCTTGCTGCTGCGGCGAGAACGACGCTTGTGATGCATGTGGCCTCCTAGGTTGTTATGAACTCACATGCATGGCTTCCTCCCTCTGTTGAATGGCCTTTGCGAAGCAGTCCTGCGAGACCACATTTTTCCTGTCCTGGAGATCGGCGACAGAACTATCGCTGCCCCACAGCGAGTTGAACGGGACCTTGTCAAGCTCTAGCGACGCTGCGATTTCTGGTGCCTCGCGATAGTCGTAGAAGTTCGTCACACAGACATGGCAACGCAAGTAGCGCCGAAACTCAAGCGAGAAGTAGACACCTGTGTTCCAGCAGCGCGGGCAGTCGAAGGCCATGTTCCTCCCTAGAACGACAAAGACCGCCGAAGCATAGCAGCAACGACGGTCTTTGTGAAGTGGTAGGGCGTGTGGGATTCGAACCCACGATATCCAGCGTGAAAGGCTGGCGTCTTAGGCCACTAGACGAACGCCCCGAGAAGTGGTAGCGGAGGTAGGATTCGAACCGTTTATGACGACCTCCTGGTTATGAGCCAGGCGAGCTTCCAACTGCTCTACTCCGCGTGATAGTAGGCCGTGCGGGATTCGAACCCGCGTTCTTCACTGTGAGAGAGTGACGAGATAACCGCTACTCCAACGGCCCAAGCTTCAACAAGTTTAGCACGCCCCCGGCAGGATTCGAACCCGCGACCAGCCGGGTAGAAACCGGCCGCTCTGTCCACTGAGCTACAAGGGCAAGATCGCGGCGAGGGGATTCGAACCCCATAACGGGCGCTCCTTATGAGGGAGTCCGGGTCAACCGATCCGCGCCGCACTATGTCCCCGGCTGGATTCGAACCAGCGACCTACCGCTTAGGAGGCGGTCGCGCTTCCGCTGCGCCACGAGGACTCAAGCGGGGCACCTGGGATTCGAACCCAGAAGGCGCGGTTTTGGAGACCGGCCGGCACAACCTACGCTGTACCCCATGTACTGGCTGCTTACTTCCGGATCGTGGTCCGGTGTCGGCACTTAGCGGA